TTGATATATCCATAGTTCAACTGTTAAATCATTTGTACCAAATGTAAGCACCGATGTGGTGGGTGTAACTAAATAATCACCTGTTCCATCAAAATATGCACTTGCTCCTCCAAATTTATATTGTGAAGTACTTAAACTAACATCTCCACTTGAAGTAATGGCGAAATTATTTCTGCTATTATCAATAAATCTACCTGCTGCATTCAAACTATCAAAGTGGCACAATAAGCTAGAACTGTTATAATATTGATCCAATGTCGCAGCATCCCATTCTTCCACCACACTTACATCCCACTTGTTGCTACTTAAACTTAGTCCAGTTATGGTGTTTGTGCTGCCTGAAGTTACATTGGTCCAAAGCGTTTGTTTCGCAATACTGCCTGTTTGCACCGTTGCGGTACCACTTACACCACTTGATCCACTAGTACCTTGTGTGCCTGCTGCACCTGCTCCACTGGTACCACTTGACCCCGGTGCACCAGTTGCACCGCTTGTTCCACTTGTACCGCTACTGCCAGCAGTACCACTTGATCCGTTAGATCCACTTGTACCGCTACTGCCAGCAGTACCACTTGATCCGCTAGTACCACTTTGTCCACTACTTCCTGATGTGCCAGAAGCACCGCTAGATCCACTTGTTCCACTTACACCACTTGTGCCTGATGAACCAGCTGCGCCTCCCAATACATAACTCGCTGTTAGTGCTCTACGAGCATAACTGCCTGTACCACTAAAGGATCCTGTGAATGAACCTGAGTTTATTAGATATGGTCGTATTTTAAGCAATGGCATAAATTAGTTATTTATTTGTTGATAATACCCAAGATTTTGTAGTTTCATCCCAACTATACAATTGATTGTCATTTGGATATGAAACAGGAGCTTCCCATATACAACTTCCTTCGTTTAATATCCAACTCGGATATGGTTTGGGTGCTATAAACGCGTCTCTAATTGGATCGTAAGTAAATCCTAAACCAGCGTAATTTTTACGAAAAGAAATTCCTCCATTTTTATGTACGCCACCTATTGTATTGTAACTAGTGCGTTTACATAATTGTCCACGAATATCCCCATAATATCTTTCCCAGTCAAAATTACTTTCGTCTTTACCAACAATAACTTCTGTAACTATATAGTTTTCATTTAAAAATGCGTAATGTGCCATATTATTTATTTTTTATTATGTAAATGTTACTGTTCCTGTGCCTGCTGTTATGATATATATTTTATATCCTGATACGGATGTTGACAATAAACTTGTTAAACCGACACTAAATGATGCAGTTCTTAAATTTGATATTTTTATAATAACTATTCCTGATCCACCCGACGCACCTGCTGCTGGTGTATTGGGGGACTCGTTTCTCGCACCACCACCACCACCGCCTCCTTTATTAGCTGCGCCCGTAGTAGCATTACCGCCCGGTGCGGTATAAACACTATTTTTTCCGCCGCCGTCACCACCGCCGCCTAAGCCGCCGGTACCTCCAATAGCAACAGTTGCTCCTACTCCTAAACCGCCTGCAGCGCCGCCACCCGCATAGTATGTTGCGGACCCAGTAATACTGGATTGTAATCCTATGCCACCATTTCCACCTTGGTAGGTACCTACTCCACCGGCTCCGCCAACTGCACCGGCTCCACCGCCACCACCCGATCCATTTTCACAACCACTACAATTAGCACTATTGCCGTTGTTACCTTGACCCGCAGTGCCGGCGCCGGCACTTGTAGTACGATATCCTGAACCACCACCTGATCCGCCACTTGACCCTATCACACCACCACCGCCTATAGCACCCCCACCACCGCCTATAGCAGTATTAGTATGAAACACTGAATTGCTACCATTTAATCCGGAAGCATTCGTTCCGCCGGCATTACCTCCAGCACCAACTGTAACAGTATACGGTGTATTCACAGATAATGTTAAACCACTACCTGTAAGCATACCGCCGGCACCGCCACCGCCACCGCCGGTATAACCTCCTGCAATCGATCCGCCACCGCCGCCGCCACCACCAGCAACGACTAAATATTCAACAACAATTGATATCGCAGTATTTGTTGAATTATATCTTGATGTGCTTAATGTTTTAGTATCCATATTAACTTATTTCTGTACCGAATAGATTAAATGATTGACTTATAGATGAAGCATATACTTTCACTTTATCATATTGTCCCAACGTCATACCTATAGTTAAAGAAATACTGTCATTGGCAGGTATAACTGTATTGTATGCCAAATAATTTTTAGCTTGCAACGTTGAACCAGATGGAACTACAGACAATCTAAATGTACCATTATTCGTAGACAAATTAGCTATATTTAAAGTCGAACATACTGTGGACTTACCCACCGGCACCGTATACAAATCAACACTCGATGTTAAAGCTGGATTAACTTGTCCTAGAATTTTATAAACTGTTGCCATATTCTATATATATTTTTTACACTTTGTTTTACGCCAACAAAAATGGATGAAACGATTCACCAGTTCCACCCCCACTTGAATTTAAAGCATAACTAGCAGTCAAAGTTCTAGTCGCATAACTACTAGTCACACTTACTTTGCTATAATCCAATACATTCACATACACTCTATCCACACTGCTGCTCAATGATCCACTTGGAAACGGCGATGTGGTTTGTGTCATCTTCACCACTTTAAGCGAACTGTCACTCAATTTCTGCACACCATAATCCACACTTCTATCATTTAAACCACCAATCAAACCAACATACTTAGTCGCATATTGCGTAACACCAATACTATTTGGAAATGCTGATGTTTGTGGTGTAAAATTACCAGTATATCTTGCAACACCTTTGGTTATACGAAGTTCATCTATATAACCAGCATAATAACCATATCCATCTTTGGCTGCCCCAATATAAATTGCGGTTAATATATAATTTGTACTGTCACTTACAGTTGTCCCGACTTGCGTCCCATTAATAAAAATTCTATTATTTCCTGACGATCTAGTCCATACTATATGATTCCAACTATTTAATGTTAATGTTCCTGAAGGTGCAATCAATTCTGTTCCAGTTTTCCATAAATTCAATTGATTATTATAACTATATAATTGCCACCCACCAACCGATCCATAAACATTATCGCCTACCAACACTTTATATGCACCAACAGATGATACTGTTTGATATATCCATAGTTCAATAGTAAAATCACCTGTGCCAAATGTAAATGCCGCTGTTGAATTTGTAGATAAATAATCATTTGTTCCATCAAATAATGCACTTGCCCCACCAAATTTACTTTGCACAGTACTAATTGCAGCGCCATTTGTAGCAGTAACTGTTTTTGGCGATGGGCTATTATCGGTGAATGTGGTGCTTCCGTTGCTTCCATCACAATGTAGTAACAAGCTACAGCTATTATAATATTGATCACCCGCTACAATTACAGCGTCCCATTCCTCCTTGATATCTATGCCCCACTTGTTACCGCTTAAATTTAAGCCGGTAATAGTGTTTTGACTACCTGAGATTACGTTGTATAGTATGGTTTGTTTAGCAATACTGCCTGTTGTGACGATTCCACTTCCGCCGTTAATATAACGTATATCAATGATGCTACCATTTTGTGGTGGGGAACTTAAAGTTAAAGTGGTACCACTTACAGTATAATAATTACCACTTCTTCCTTGCAATACACCGTCTACATTTACCAATATTTGATCACGATTAGCTACACTTTGTGATAAAGCATAATTGGTAGTGCTACCATTTCCAATATAAGTTTGACCCAATGATAAAGCCGGTGTGCTACTTGTTCCACTGGTGCCACTAGAACCTGGCGATCCAGTGCCACTTGTACCACTGGTGCCTGTAGCACCACTACTACCGCTTGTACCACTATTACCACTTGATCCACTGCTACCAGCAGTTCCAGAAGCACCACTACTACCACTTGTGCCTGGAGATCCAACTCCACTTGTACCACTGCTACCAGCAGTAGCACTTGTTCCAGATGTTCCACTATTGCCTGATGAACCTGAAGTACCACTACTTCCGCTACTACCACTACTACCGCTACTACCACTTGTTCCATTTGCACCGCTCGTACCACTTGATCCAGCTGCACCGCCCATCACATAACTCGCAGTCAAAGCATTTGTAGCATAACTGCTAGTCACACTTACTTTAGTATAATCAAGCACATTAACATATACCCTATCAACACTGCTGCTCAATGATCCACTTGGAAACGGCGATGTGGTTTGTGTCATCTTCACCACTTTAAGCGAACTGTCACTCAACTTTTGCACACCATAATCCACACTTCTATCATTTAACCCGCCGATTAAACCTACATACTTAGTCGCATATTGTGTTAAACCGACATTATTTGGAAATGCTGATGTTTGTGGTGTAAAATTGCCAGTATATCTAGCTACACCTTTGGTTATTCTTAATTCATCAATATAACCGTTAAGTTTTAAAACACCAGAACTAATAAAAGAACCAATATTTACAACAGTACTACTATTTGCAACTGGCGCTGATGTTGTTGCACCACTGGTTGATTGAACTCCGTTTTGATAAAGTTTAAACGATGTACCGTAACGAACTAAAGCACAATGTGTCCATTGTCCAGTTGGAATTTGTGATTGATGGTTAAACAGTGCAATTCTCGCATCTGATGTAGACCAAATATCACATCCCAAAACATTTATACCAGCATCTGTTGTAGCAAGAATACACCATCTAATTGTTGTAGATGTATCGTTTGTTCTAGTACCGACAAGTGCAGCACTGCCGCCTAACGATGATGGATTAACCCAAAATTCAACCGTAAAATCCCCAGTTCCAAAATCAAAGTCAGCACTGCTCGGTGTATTTAAATAATCATCTGTACCGTCAAATAATGCACTTGCCCCACCAAATTTACTTTGCGCAGTGCTTATAGCCGCACCATTATTTGATGTTACGGTTTTTGGTGATGGGCTATTATCAGTGAATGTGGTGCTTCCATTTGCACCATCACAATGTAATAACAAACTACAACTATTGTAATAAGTATCACCCGCTACAATTACAGCGTCCCATTCTTCCTTGATGTCTACGCCCCACTTGTTACCGCTTAAATTTAAGCCGGTAATAGTATTTTGGCTGCCTGAGATTACATTGTATAATATGGTTTGTTTAGCAATACTGCCTGTTTGCACCGTTGCGGTGCTACTTGTACCACTGGATCCTGCTGTGCCACTTGTGCCTGGAGAACCCACGCCGCTTGTACCGCTACTACCCGCAGTAGCACTTGTTCCACTAGTACCACTTGTTCCATTTGCACCACTTGTTCCACTAGTGCCATTTGCACCACTTGTACCACTTGTACCTGGCGAACCAGCTGCACCACCCAATACATAACTTGCGGTTAGTGCTCTACGAGCATAACTGCCTGTACCACTGAAAGATCCTGTAAAAGATCCTTGGGATATTAAAGATGGTAATATTTTTAGTAATGGCATATTATTCTGAAATTAATTTCCAAGATAGTGTTGTTTCGTCCCAAACATATAATTTTCCGTCATTTGGATATAAAACAGGAGCTTCCCATCTACAAGTTTCTTCGTTTAATATCCAACTTGGATATGGTTTTGGTGCTATAAACGCATCTCTTATTCTGTCATATTTAAATCCAATTCCAGCAAAGTTTTTTCTAAAATTTTGATTGTAACTTGTTTGTATCCATCTAAATGGATCGCCAACAACGCCGCTATTAATAAAGTTTTGATCAGCAACAATAACTTTAGTAACTATACCGTCATTATTTATATAAGCAAAATTAGACATATGTATAAATATTATACAGTGAACACACCACTTGTAAAAAAAGTATGTATTGTATATCCACCCAGTTCTTTTATTGTTCCGCCTGTGGCTTTTGGTGCACCAGCATATCGTATAATTACAATCCCACTACCACCATTTCCACCTTGAGCATCGGAGTAGACTGCGGAGTCTCCGCCGCCGCCACCACCACCTGTATTTACACTTCCCGGCTGTCCAACTGGTCCACCTCCTCCTTGTGGACTTGCTGCACCATTTGAAGCGCCTCCACCACCAGAGTAATATTTTAAACTTCCGGTTAAATATGATCCTTTACCAACTCCTCCTGTTGCATTACTAATACTAGCATTGCCTCCAGCGCCACCGGCACCACCACCACCACCGCCGGCTCTATAAGTTGCGTTATCTGTACCACCTGTACCACCGTTGTTTCCAAATCCCCCATATGGTTGTGAAGGTTGCGATCCTATACCACCAGCCCAGGTGCCAGGTCCGCTGGAAGCTCCGCCGCCGCCTCCAGAACCTCCGGATCGACCAGTTGAAGCGGCGCCGCCGCCACCGCCGCCACCAAGAGATATAATGTTAGATCCGAACGAAGAAGTATTACCATTTGTTCCTGTCCCACCAGGAGAAACTCTGGCTCCACCTGTTCCAACTGTAACAACAAATGATCCTGTTTTGTACACGCTCATAGATCCACTAACAAATCCGCCGGCGCCGCCTCCACCACCACGATTGTCACTTGATCCAGCAGACCCACCTGCACCTCCGCCTGCAACAATTAAATATCCAATTGTATATGCCGAAGCAATGTATGTTATAGCATTTATTTTAAATGTAGAAGCACCGTCAGTATTCATCAAATATATTGGATATGTTCCAATATTTTTTGAAATTACATTTACATTAAGTTTAGTACTATTAACGTATGTAACTACCGACCCAGATGTAGAATCAATAAAAACAGATGCACTAGATTTAAAATTACTACCCGATATAATTATATAATTATTACCTTTCGTAAGATCTACCGCAGAAGCTGTGGTTGGTGTATAACTGCTATTTGTATAAATAATAGATTTAATTTTGGGAATATCTAGTGAATTAACCGAATTTAAAGCATTTGTAGCATAACTGCTCGTTACATTAACCTTTGTATAATCCAATACATTCACATACACTCTATCCACACTGCTGCTCAATGATCCACTTGGAAACGGCGATGTGGTCTGAGTCATCTTCACCACTTTAAGCGAACTGTCACTCAATTTCTGCACACCATAATCCACACTTTTATCATTTAACCCGCCGATTAAACCAACATACTTAGTAGCATATTGCGTTACACCAGCATTATTTGGAAACGCAGTTGTTGATGGGGTAAAATTACCGGTATATCTAGCTACACCATTCGTAATTCGTAATTCATCTATATAACCATTAAATGGTGTAAAATAAGCTTCTCCACCATATCCGATATATGTTGGTTGTGATGTAAAAGTTATATTTGTGTTATTAGTACCTGTTCCAGCAGAGTTACCATTGATATACCAAGTCCAATTCGAACCATTTCTTACGAATGCTAAATGAGTCCAGGTATTAATAGAAACAGCAGATGTTGCGGTTGTATAAAGATCATTGCCGTTTGTAAGATTGTTATAGTGTATACTAGGAGTGCCTGCATTTAGATGAATGACAAATTTAGGATTAACACCTGACCCACCAGAAGTTGCGTAGATTCCATCGATTCCAGATATATTAGTTGGGTATATCCAAGATTCCCAAGTAAAAGAATTTGTACCAAAATTAAAAGCGGAATTATAATTTATCGAAAGATAATCATCTGTACCATCAAAAAATGCACTAGCCCCACCAAATTTACTTTGCGCAGTACTAATTGCAGCTCCATTATTTGCTGTAACTGTTTTTGGTGATGGGCTATTGTCGGTGAATGTAGTACTGTCATTTGTACCATTAAGGTGTAATAATAAACTACAACTATTATAATAAGTATCACCCACTACAGTTACAGCATCCCATTCTTCTTTAATGTCCACACCCCACTTGTTACCGCTCAAATTTAAGCCGGTTATAACATTCTGACTACCTGAGATTACGTTGTATAGTATGGTTTGTTTTGCTAAGCTGCCTGTTTGCACAGTGCCATTTATACCGCTTGTGCCACTTGAACCTTGACCAGCGTTTATAAAACGAACATCAATCAAACCACCACTTTGAACAGCTTCACTCAAAGTTAATGTAGTACCACTCACGGTATAATTGCTACCGGTTCGACTTTGAACCACACCATTGGTTACAACAAGTATTTGATCTCTATTTGCTGCGGTCTGACTTAAAGTATATACAGTTTGACTACCATTGCTTATAAATGTTTGTCCAACCGCAAGTGAAGATCCCCCACCACTAGCATTTAAAGCATAACTAGCAGTTAAAGATCTGCGTGACCAACTGCTTGTTATAGGATATAAACTACCAGTTATTAATGAAGCACCCCCACCACTTGTACCACTTGATCCAGAAGCACCAGTTGCACCGCTAGATCCCGATGAACCAGCTGCTCCACTGCTACCTGAAGTTCCGCTTGTACCACTGCTTCCGCTTGTACCACTGCTTCCGCTTGTACCACTGTTTCCGCTTGTACCACTGCTTCCGCTTGTACCACTGTTTCCAGATGTACCTGATGTACCAGAAGCACCACTTGATCCACTTGATCCACTTGTACCAGAAGCACCACTTGTGCCTGATGATCCAGCTGCACCTCCCATCACATAACTTGCAGTCAAAGCATTGGTAGCATAACTACTAGTCACACTCACCTTTGTGTAATCCAATACATTCACATACACTCTATCCACGCTGCCGCTCAATGATCCACTACCAACCAGTGGCGATGTGGTTTGTGTCATTTTCACCACTTTAAGCGAACTATCATTCAATTTCTGTACGCCGTAATCTACATTACTATCATTTAACCCGCCGATTAAACCAATGTACTTAGTCGCATATTGCGTTACACTAACATTATTTGGAAATTCAGAAGTTTGCGGGGTAAAGTTAGTGGTGTATCTTGCAATTCCTTTTGTTATACGAAGTTCATCTATGTATCCGTTAAGGTATGTTGGATAAGATGCATAGTCAAAATTTGCCCCAATATAAATTTGTTTATTTGCAGAATTTGTGGTTGAACTTTGTGATGCTTCAGAAATACCATTAACATACATAGTTACAACGCCGTTATTACTGACCAATGCCAAGTGATACCACGTTCCGTTTGATACATTAGTTGTCCCAGTAACAATCGCCCCGGCATTTGCAACAGCAAAAGAAAATTTAGTACTTGCGGATCCATGTCTATCAAATAAAACTATTGTACCTGCGTAACTATTATCACTAACAGAAATAATTGTTGGGTACGTGTTTGATCTGCTTATTGCTTGATACCAACACTCAATAGTCCATGTATTTCCTAAAACCTGTATAGAAGATGCTGGTACATACAAATAATCACCACTACCATCAAATAATCCACTCGCTCCACCAAATTTACTTTGAGCAGTACTAATTTGTGAATTGCCATTAGCTGTAACTGTTATATTATTTTTACTATTATCGGTGAATGTGGTACTTCCATTTGCACCATTACAATGTAGTAACAAACTACAACTATTATAATATTGATCCCCAGCTATAATTACAGCGTCCCATTCTTCTTTAATGTCTACACCCCACTTGTTTCCGCTTAAATTTAGGCCTGTAATAGTGTTTTGGCTGCCTGATACTACATTGTACAATATGGTTTGCTTAGCTAAACTACCTGTTTGCAACGTTGCGGTACCACTTACACCGCTTGATCCACTGGTACCTTGTGTGCCTGCTGCACCTGTTCCACTTGTACCACTTGATCCAGGTGTACCAGTTGCACCACTACTACCACTGGTACCAGTTGCACCACTTGACCCACTTGTGCCTGTGGAACCACTACTACCAGCAGTGCCACTGCTGCCTGATGTACCATTTGCACCACTACTTCCTGATGTGCCAGAAGCGCCACTGCTGCCTGATGATCCGTTATTACCGCTTGTACCTGATGATCCGTTATTACCACTTGTACCGCTACTACCCACTCCACCACCTGTTACATAACTTGCACTTAACGCTTTAAGTGCATAACTGGATGTATTTGTATTTGAACCTATTGGTACTGTTACTATACTACTACTGAAGAAATTGAGTTTTGGACTATTATTTGTGACAGTAACTGTAAGTGGATAATTATCAAAATAAATACTCGCGGTACTTACATATATATCTTTCCATTTATTAGTAGCATTACCCAAACTATATGTGTTATTTTTAGCGGGTATTAAAGATTGACTTATGGTGGCTAAATAACTAGCAGTAACTGCTTTTCTTGAATAACTAGCAGTAATTGGATAAGTACTACCAGTTCGTAATGAAGCACCGCCGCCACCACTCGCATTCAACGCATAACTTGCGGTTAATGCTCTAACTGCATAACTGCTGGTACCACGAAATGAACCAGTAAAGCTACCACTTGAAATTAATGCTGGTAATACCTTTGTTAACGTCAACATATCATATAAATATCATAATTATACACATTCATCAAATTAAGATATTTATCTTCCAAATCTACTTTTAGTTGCGTTATAGTTTTGCAACACTTCACCTGCACTCAATACTCTGTTGTACAATTTATACAAACTTATTTTACCTTGCAGTAATCCACTATTAGTACTATTACATCCATTATCTCCATCTGCGCCGATAATATTACAATTAGCTGACAGACCGCCGGCAATTCCCAGATTTACAGTTGCAGTTGGAAGTTGAACCCCATTTAAATATGAAACATACGATGATGCCGTACTTTTATCTCCGCCATTATATACATAATTCAAAAATATCCATTTATTCACAAAATTAGCCTGGGTAACCGGAGTACCCCACTGAGTGTATCCTCTGAAAGTCATGTAGTTTAATAAAGTTCCAGATGGATTATACAACGCTGCAAAAACTTCACTGTCTTGTTTAACCCTAAAAGGCAACGTATATTCTCCAACACCCCAATTTTTAGTATTATATATACATAATTCCACAGAGAATGGAGACGTACCAGTTCCAACTATATTCTGACTACCAATAGATATATAATCATCTACTCCATCAAGTGCTATACCACCTTGATTACCCGCGCTAAATGTAGGACCATTGGTTAATGTGCCGTTATTACCATTACCGCTTAAATCGGTCCAAGTGGTACCTGTGCGAGGATAGCTAAATTTATTAGCCGCATCCAAACACAATACTAATCCACTTGTTACAATTTTTGGTCCTCTAGATATACCCATATACAGTATAATTATCTGCCAAATCTACTTTTTGTAGCATTATAGTTCTGCAATACTTCAGTAGCACTTAATGCTCTATTGTATATTTGAACATTGGATATATTACCACTTAAATAGCTAGCAAAAGCTCCTGATAAATTTCTATACACTCCTAATCTAACTGGAACAGTGCTGGTATATATAGTACCATAACTTCCTGCTAATGTTCCTGGTATTGAAATACCATTACTATACAAATTAATAGATGTTGATGTGTGTACTATATTTAAGCAATACCATATTCCTGTAGTACACACAGTATTTGTAGATGTATATTCACCAGTAATAGATGAACACTGTCCATCTGAATCAAATCCATAGTATATTCTACCATCACTTAATACAGCCCAAGAGTATGAAAATTGATTGCCACTACACCATTGTTTAGATATTAAATTAGGATCAGATGATAAACTATTAAATTTTACCCAAATACCTAATGTTAAATTAGTAGATATATTTAAAGAAGAATTATTTCCACAATCTATTTGATCATCAGCCCCATCATATAAAATACTACCCATATTACCAGCGCTAAATGTAGGACCATTGGTTAATGTGCCATTATTACTATTACCACTTAAATCGGTCCAAGTGGTACCTGTGCCAGGATAGCTAAATTTATTAGCCGCATCCAAACACAATACTAATCCATTTTCAACAATATCTGGTCCACTTTTTCCTGACATATATATTATAATTATCTACCAAATCTACTTTTAACCGCATTATAGTTTTGCAACACTTCACCTGCACTCAATACTCTGTTATAGAATTTATATGAACCTAAACTCATTGATGTGTATCCGCCATAACCAGGAGATGTACCGTATAAATTATATGTACCAATTGAATGACATGCTAATGTTCCACCATTATATGTTGTTCCGGTGAAACTACTATCAATTGCACCATTAATGTAGAATTTATAGTCATTATTTTGTGTTGTATTGGTTATATGATACCAAGTACCAACTGTTAATGTTGCCTGTGAAAATGAATTTATAATATATGCCGACGCATCATACCAAATATATTTCAATTTATTACTTGAATCAAACATAAGTCTAAGTTCGGGATTATCTCCACCTGAATTTGCGATAGTCCACCAATAACTACCATTACCCGTTGCATTAAATTTAATCCAAAAATCAATCGAAAATGTTGTCCCCCCAAATCCGGCAGTTGGTAAATTAATCCAATCATCAGTACCATCAAATACTATAACACCACCGTTACTAACACTAAATGTAGGACCATTGGTTAATGTGCCGTTATTACTATTACCACTTAAATCGGTCCAAGTAGTGCCAGTGCCAGGATAACTACGTTTATTAGCCGCATCCAAACACAGTACCAATCCATTTGACACAATTCTGGGTCCGTAATACATAAACTCAAGATTCTAATTTGGTATATTTATCTTTTACTGCAAGACACGCATCCAGATAAGTTTGTAATGCTTCTGTATCATTTTTAACAATAGCGTCCAAATAATTTGCCATTGGTGGATATGCATTTTTTCTTAGGTCAGATATGGTTCTTACAACCACTTCTTCATTTATTGTTAATCCCCATTGTTGACAATAAGTGAAATCGTATCCATTGTAACTAGCGAATGGTTCAAACGCTTCATAATTTGTTTTGGATAATACCAAGAAACTGGAACAATCAGTTGTTTGCGCAATAATCACAACATCAGTTACTTGTTTTCTTTCTTCTGGTTTACCGAATAACAATTCAAAATTTTGGGATGGTAATTTATAAAGTTTCATATTATTCTAGTAGTTTTGGTTCATTTATGTTGTTTAATTTTAACGCATCAACAATATCTTTTTGTTCTATCAATATTGTTTCTTTTGGTACTAATCCGATTAGTTTTAAAGATTCTAGTGTTTGTGGATTGCTCATTGCGTTTAGTAATTTGGCTGGGGATGGTCTACCATTGGCAATAATTTCGGCTTGTATTTCCCGTCCAATTGTTACGGTGAATTCGTTATTAGCATTTGCTTCAAACATTTGATCATCTGTATAACCAGGTATTCTGGTGGGTTCAACTATTGTATATAATTCAGCCATTAGATTTTCTAAAATCTTTATTTCTTGACGGTTTAATTCAAATGCGTGTTTTTGATCATCTAGATGTGATTCAAGTTCTAAAATTTCTGCTTCTAAGTTTAGAATTACGTGTGGTAATGCTGGTAATTCTTTTAAATGTTTTAGTTCTGCTAATTTAGCTTTATATTTTATATCAGCCACTTGTTCCAAAACAGCTGCTCTTTTTCTACCCACAAGAAAACCTTTTAATGTTTTTAACTTTTCCCACGGGGTACTGCCTATCACTTGATAACGATAATTAAATTCTGAATTCAAATTTGATGCCATATGTTTGTTTAATATATATTGTTTATGTCGTCGAATATCCAGCTGCTGCCAAACGCTCTCTAGCAGTACCTACACCTGTTGTATCTGTCGCAACTACACCTGTGTTACTTACCAAATTTGTCATAGATACAAATGTGACTGTAGATACTATTTTTCCATAACCAAATATAGCTTTATCACCGCCATATCCAGCTGCTGCTAATATATGTCTAGCGGTACCTACGCCGGTTGTATCTGTCGCAACCACACCTGTGTTACTTACCAAATTTGTCATAGATAAATCTACAGATGTAATCCCATAACCAAATATAGCTTTATCACCGCCATATCCAGCTGCTGCTAAAGCATGTCTAGCGGTACCTACACCGGTTGTATTTGTCGCAACCACACCTGTATTATTTACTAAATTTGTTACAGATTCTTGTCCTGTACTATAACCATATCCAAATATAGCCTTATCAGTTCCATATCCTGCGGCTGCTATATAATATCTAGCAGTACCTACGCCCGTTGTATCTGTAGCGACTACACCTGTGTTGCTTACTAAATTAGTCACAGATACAGTTGCACTACTATAACCATAACCAAATATAGCTTTATCACCACCATATCCAGCTGCAGCTGGTGCATATCTAGCGGTACCTACACCGGTTGTATCTGTCGCAACCACACCTGTGTTACTTACTAAATTTGTTAGCGCTGTTGATGCCCCTGAATCACCATAACCAAATATTGCTTTATCAGTTCCATATCCAGCAGCAGCTAAAGATTGTCTTGCAGTACCAACACCTGTTGTATCTGTCGCAACTACACCTGTGTTAGAAACTAAATTTGTCATAGATACATTTGCACCTGTTGTACCATAACCAAAAATAGCTTTTTGAGTACCACTTAAACCCGTTATATATGTTATAGCGTTTATTTTAAATGTAGAAGCGCCATCCGTATTCATCAAATATATTGGATATGTTCCTGCCGTTTTTGTTGCTACATTCACATTTAATTGATTTTCATTTACATAACTTACTATAGAACCCGTAGTTGCATCAATAAAAACAGATGCGCTAGATTTAAAATTACTACCAGATATAATTATATATTTATTACCTTTTACAAGATCTACCGCAGAAGCTGTGGTTGGTGTATAACCACTGTTTGTATAAATAATAGATTTAATTTTGGGAATATCTAATGAATTAACCGAATTTAATGCATTGGTAGCATAACTGCTAGTCACACTTACTTTAGTGTAATCCAATACATTCACATACACTCTATCCACACTGCCGCTCAATGATCCACTTGGAAACGGCGATGTAGTCTGCGTCATCTTTACCACTTTAAGCGAACTGTCACTCAATTTTTGTACGCCGTAATCCACATTACTATCATTCAGCCCACCAATCGAACCTACATACTTTGTAGCATATTGCGTTACACTAGCATTATTTGGAAATGCTGATGTTTGTGGGGTAAAATTACTCGTATACCTAGCTACACCTTTTGTAATTCTTACTTCATCTATATAACCAGCAAAATATCTACCATAATTTTGGTCCGATCCTATTCTAGGTCCTGAGCTAATATTACTGATACCGCCGCTAAAAGTGCCAGTTGCACGAGATATTCCATCAACATAGCACGCCCACGCACTACCAATTCTTACTATAGCAATATGATGCCATACATCGTCTCTAATACTTATACCTGTTGTTAATAACAGAGGGCTGCTATCGGAAAAGTCACCCAAATATAATGCAATATCACCTGCAGTACTTGATGCCTGATTTATCATCAACGACCACATACCACTGCTAAATAAAGAAGGCGACCTAGAATAAAGAGTAGTGTATTGAACACTACTTGTAGTTTTTATCCACATCTCCCAAGTCAAATCACTAGTACCTGGTTCTAAGGCTTCATTATCTGGTATAGAAACATAATCATTTGTTCCGTCAAATAATGCACTTGCCCCACCAAATTTACTTTGCGCAGTACTAATTGCAGCTCCATTTGTAGCAGTAACTGTTTTTGGTGACGGACTATTGTCGGTGAATGTGGTGCTTCCATTTGAACCATCACAATGCAATAATAAACTACAACTATTGTAATATTGATCGCCTGTTATTGTTTTAGCATCCCATTCTTCTTTGATATCTATGCCCCATTTGTTGCTGCTTAAATTTAAGCCGGTAATTACATTCTGGCTGCCTGAAGTTACATTGTATAATATGGTTTGTTTCGCAATACTGCCTGTTTGCACTAATCCGCCGCCACCACCTCCACTTGCATTCAAAGCGAATGAAGCGGTAACAGCGTAACTGGATGTACCTTGAAACAGTGATCCTGTTGAAATTAAACTGGGTGATACTTTTGTTTTTCCTAGTGTAGGCATATTCTATAAATAGTTAATGTCGTTTTATTACCACATTCAAATAATTTGTCATCTTAGATTATTAGACCTTTGTAATTGTAATGGAATTATAATAACCAGTAGTAGGAGCCGTTCCTACATCTGGAGTAACAAAAAATGTGCTAGGAGGGTTAGTACCTGCATGTGCCAACTGTGTACCAGCGTTGGAATCCCCCCAATGAAAAAGTCCAAATCTGTCTGATGTATTAGTTACACGATATAGACATTCAAATGATATACCCCATGCACCTCCTGTTGGTATTCCTGATCTATATCCGTTGCCCACAGGCAATGTAGTATTATTATTTTTACACACCGATATCATATTCCATGTATCTGTTGTGGCTCTTACCTGATATACCAACCGGAATATTCCAGTGTTCAAATGTCGCCAATGATAAGCTTCAATACCATTCACGGTTGATGCCGTGGCATTAATCGTTATATTTTGTAGAATCAATGCGGTATTAAACGGCACAATCACTATATTTGCGTTAGGTAAAGTATATGATACTGTACTGGCCAAATGAACACATTCTGTGATATTTGTCAAAGCATAACTAGCAGTGACAGCATAACTAGCAGTAACAGCATTACTTATACTGCCAGATATTGAAACATTATCATAATCCAATACATTTACATATACTCTGCTTACACTGCCACTCAATGATCCGCTACCAACTATAGGTTGATTTGGGTATGTAAGCCTTGTCAATTTAAGCGAACTGTTGCTTAACTTCTGTACACCATAATCCACATATTTATCATCAATACCACCAACCAATCCCACATATCTTGTAAGCACTTGATTTCTTGAATTTGGAAATGGTGAATTTCGAGGTGTAAAATTAGATGTATACCTAGCAACACCTTTTGTTATTCTTAATTCATCTAGATATCCATTTAAAACTGTATTTGTTGAACCCAGAAGGTTTGCTCCTATTTCCAAAGGCGCCGTACCATTATATAACGTTCCGGAAATAGATTGTGTTGTGCCTTGTTGAACGCCGTTGACCCAAAAATATATATTTGTAGAACTTCTTACGCATGCAATGTGATACCATTGACCAACATTGGGAGTCCAATTTACACCTAAATTTGTGGAAGAAGTTCCGTTAGTTGAATAAGTTAAATATAATTGATAAGTTCCAGCAGCATTATATAAATAAATAAAATAAGAATTATTACTTGATGCCCATTTTGATATTATGGTGGAGTAATGTCCATTAGAAGATGGTAATGTTACAAAATAAACAAATGATTCTAATGTAAAATCCGAACTACCTAATTCAAATGCATTGTTATCTGGTATTAACAAATAATCATTTGTACCATCAAAATATGCACTTGCTCCTCCAAATTTATATTGTGATGTGCTTAATTTAGCGTCACCGCTAGAAGTGATTGCAAAATTATTTCTGCTATTATCAATAAATCTTCCCGCAGGATTTATACTGTCAAAATGACACAACAAGCTACAACTATTGTAGTACTGATCCAATGTCGCAGCGTCCCATTCTTCCACCACGCTTACATCCCACTTGTTGCTACTTAAGCTTAATCCACTTATAGTATTTGTGCTACCTGAGGTTACATTGGTCCAAAGTGTTTGTTTTGCAATACTGCCTGTTTGTACGGTAGTACCACCATTTAAAAATCTTACATCAATTTCATCACCGTCATCATATGATTGATAAAAATTAAGTGTAGAACCAGTTACTGTATAGCTAGAACTATAATTTTGTACAACACCATTTACAGATACTAACAAATGTTCTGGATTACTTACACTCTGTATTAATGCGTACTGTGTTGTACTACTACCACTCACAACAATATATTGTCCAACAACAGGCGAACCAGTAATATAACTAATTGAACCGCCACTTGCATTCAAAGCATAACTCGCGGTCAATGATCTTCTTGAATAACTACTGGTACCACTTAATGATCCTGTTATAGATCCGTTTGGCTTAATTAATGATTGTCGTAATCTTGTAAATGGCATATTATTATATATACTTTATGTCGTCGAATAACCTGCTGCTGCTATATACCTTCTAGCAGTACCCACTCCCAATGTGTCATTAGCAACCACACCTGTGTTACTTACCAAATTAACTATAGATACAACCGTACCAGTTGAACCATAACCAAATATAGCTTTATCACTGCCATATACTGCTGCTGCAGGAGTTTGTCTAGTTGTACCCACACCGGTTGTATCTGTAGCAACCACACCTGTGTTAGAAACTAAATTGGTTATTGAATAATAAGTACTACCATTATAACCATAACCAAATATAGCTTTATCAGTACCATATCCAGCTGCAGCTAAATCATATCGTACAGTACCTACGCCTGTTGTATCTGTCGCAACTACACCTACGTTACTTACCAAATTTGTTATAGATACAACCCCAGCAGGGAACCTGTCACCATACCCAAATATAGCTTTATCAGTACCATATCCAGCTGCAGCTAAATTAGTTCTAGCAGAACCTACGCCTGTTGTATCTGTCGCAACCACACCTGTGTTACTTACTAAATTTGTCATAGATACAACCGCACTACTATAACCATAACCAAAGATAGCTTTATCACTTCCATATCCCGCAGCTGCAAGAGCAACTCTAGCTGTGCCTACACCTGTTGTATTTGTCGCAACCACACCAGTATTACTTACTAAGTTTGTTACAGAAAACATTGATACACCATCTGTACCATAACCAAATATAGCTTTATCACCACCATATCCAGCAGCTGCTATCTGATATCTAGCTGTACCTACACCCGTTGTATCATTTGCAACTATACCTGTATTACTCACTAAATTTGTCACAGATACAGCTACACTTGTTAAACCATAACCAAAAATAGCTTTGGTTGTGTTATTTGAAGCAGGCAACAAATAACTCGCGGTCAATGCTCTTCTTGAAAAACTGCTACTAATAGAAGAACCCCCACCAAAATATCTGATATCAACATTTGAACCTGAAAGCGCATTTTCGGTCAAAGTCAAAGTGGAACCTGATACTGTATAAGTACCTACTCTGGATTGAACCAACCCGTCTAATATAACCAATATTTGATCCTTGTTAGCCACGCTTTGTGTCAATTGAAATTGACTCACAGACGCAGTTAACACAAATGTTTGAGCCAAAGATAAAGCTGGGGTAGAACTGGTGCCACTCGTTCCACCACTGCCAGGAGATCCAACTCCACTTGTTCCACTACTTCCACTAGTACCAGTTGCACCACTTGTTCCACTACTTCCACTTGTTCCACTACTTCCACTTGTTCCACTACTTCCACTTGCACCAGTTGCACCACTTGTTCCACTTGTACCACTACTTCCACCAGTGCCACTTGCACCTGAACTGCCTGATGTACCATTTGCGCCACTTGTGCCACTTGATCCAGCTGCACCTCCCAATACATAACTCGCGGTCAACGCTCTTCTTGAATAACTGCTAGTACCAAAGAAGCCAACTGCATTTCTTCTGCTACTAGTAAATTGACTGCCGCTTATGTTACCTTGTATATGTAATTTAGCACTTGGCGTAGCAATACCTATGCCAACGCTACTGGCACTCACAACCAAAGCATTGGTACCATAAGCACCAGCAACCATTCGGTTGTTGCTAAACACTTCCAATATTGGAAAACCAGCTATGGTATTTACACTAAATAAACTACCACTCAAATTATCAGTAACTTCAAATAGTGTGCCACTACCACCATCCACCTTCAATACACTAGCATTACTACCACTACGATATACTTGCAGTCTTGATATTAAACTGGTGGAAATAGGCCCAACTCCAATAAAAGCAGATCCACTTTCAAAAATAGGACTAAATGATTGACCCACAACAGAAGCATTTGTGTATTTAACAAATCTATTGGTTGTACCCCCAGCAATTGCTGATGTTTTACTAGCAGTAATTGGATATGTACTGCCAGTTCTTAATGTACTACCACCACCACCACCACTTGCATTCAAAGCATAACTCGCAGTCAATGTTCTTCTTGCATAACTCGCAGTACCAGAAAAACCCACAGCATTTCGTCTGCTTGATGTAAATTGACTACCACTCACATTTCCCTGAATGTGTAGTTTAGTACTCGGTGTGGCAATACCTATGCCAACGCTACTGGCACTTACTACTAAAGCATTTGAACCATAAGCACCAGCAATCATCCTATTGTTGCTAAATACTTCTAGTATAGGAAAGCCTGCTATAGTGTTAACACTGAATAAACTACCGCTTAAATTATCAGTAACTTCAAATAGTGTGCCACTACCACCATCCACTTTAAGTACACTAGCATTACTTCCGCTGCGGAAAACTTGTAGTCTTGATACTAAACTTGATGATACACCCACACCCAAAAATGCAGATCCACTTTCGTGTACAGTCGATGTATTACCAATCGTAGACGCACTGGTAAATTTAACCAATCTATTTGTTGTACCAGATACAGATATACTCGCACCACTTGATCCGCTTGATCCACTTGCACCAGTTGCACCACTTGATCCGCTAGTACCACTCGCACCACTACTTCCGCTAGTACCACTCGCACCACTTGATCCGCTAGTGCCACTCGCACCACTACTTCCGCTAGTGCCACTTGATCCACTTGTGCCTGAACTACCTGATGTACCATTTGCGCCACTTGTGCCACTACTTCCACCGCCGCCACCACTCGCATTCAAAGCATAACTCGCGGTTAACGATCTTCTTGAATAACTACTAGTACCAAAGAAACCAACGGCGTTTCTTCTACTTGAAGTAAATTGACTACCGCTTATGTTTCCTATAACGTGTAGTTTAGCACTTGGAGTTGCAGTACCAATGCCCACTCTGCTACCACTAACTACTAAATCATTTGCAGCATACTTACCCGCCACAATTCTATTGTTGCTAAATACTTCAAATATAGGCAATCCTGTAATGTCGTTTACATTGAATAAACTACCACTCAAATTATCAGTAACTTCAAACAACGTACCACTTCCACCATCCACTTTAAGTACACTTGCGTTACTACCACTACGATACACTTGTAAACTAGACACTAAGCTGCCTGTTACACCTATACCAATAAAAGCAGATCCACTCTCATATATCACAGCTGAACTTCCCACAGTAGTTGCACCTGTATATTTAGCCAATCTATTTACAGTACCAGACGACACTGTACCACTACCTCCCCCACCACCCGCACTAGATAAAGCATAACTAGCTGTTATAGCTCTACTTGCAGTTATAGGATATCTACTAGCTGTATTTAATCTTGTTCCCCCAGCTAAAGCAAAACTCGCAGTAATAGCTCTTCTGGCAAAACTACTTGTAATTGGATATGTACTGCCAGTTCTTAATGTACTACCACCACCTCCACTTGCATTCAAAGCGTAACTCGCGGTTAATGATCTTCTTGCATAACTCGCGGTACCAGAAAAACCTATAGCATTTCTTCTACTTGAAGTAAATTGACTGCCACTTATGTTTCCTATAATATGCAACTTTGCTTGGGGTGTAGCTGTACCTATACCAACTCTGCTACCACTAATCACCAAATCATTTGCAGCATACTTACCCGCCACAATTCGGTTGTTACTGAATACTTCAAATATAGGCAAACCCGTGATATCATTAACGTTAAACAAACTACCGCTTAAATTATCAGTAACTTCAAACAATGTGCCACTACCACCATCCACCTTCAATACACTCGCGTTACTACCACTACGATACACTTGTAAACTAGATACTAAACTACCTGTTACACCTATACCAATAAATGCTGACCCACTTTCATAAACTATAGCAGAACTTCCCACAGTAGTTGCGCCTGTGTATTTAGCCAATCTGTTTACAGTGCCAGAAGACACTGTGCCACTTCCTCCTCCTCCCGCACTAGTTAAAGCATAACTAGCCGTAATAGCTCTACGTGACCAACTAGCAGTTATAGGATATAAACTACCCGTTGTTAAAGATACACTCGTACCACTACTTCCACTGCTACCAGCAGTTCCAGAAGCACCACTAGATCCACTTGATCCGGAAGCACCACTCGTACCACTACTACCACTAGTGCCTGGAGAACCAACTCCACTTGTTCCGCTACTACCCGCAGTAGCACTTGTTCCACTTGTTCCACTTTGTCCGCTAGACCCACTAGTGCCATTTGCACCACTCGTACCACTTGATCCAGCTGCGCCTCCCATCACATAACTCGCAGTCAAAGCATTGGTAGCGTAACTACTTGTCACACTAACTTTAGTGTAATCAAGCACATTAACATACACTCTATCAACAGATGCGCTCAATGATCCACTTGGAAATGGTGATGTGGTCTGCGTCATCTTCACCACTTTAAGTGAACTGTCACTTAACTTTTGTACGCCGTAATCTACACTTTTATCATTCAATCCGCCAATCAAACCAACATACTTAGTCGCATATTGCGTTAAAAATTGAGTGTTGGGAAATTCAGATGTTTGTGGTGTAAAATTAGTGGTATATCTAGCTACTCCTTTTGTTATTCTTAATTCATCTAAATAACCTTGATACAAATATGATGTATTGTAATATCCACCAATAGACAAATAAGTTCCAGAACAATTACCTGTGGTTGTTCCTGAACCAACTGATGTTCCGTTAAGATATAATGTAGATGTTCCTGAATTTCTTACTAAAGCAATATGATACCAAGTATTTGTTGTTATTACCGCCGTTGACGAACCAACACTTGTTCCAGCAACATTAGCCGTTAATGCGCCACTTAAACCAGCGCTAGGGGTTGACCCTTGGAGTATAGTTATACCAGTTGTATAACTTGTTTTTAAACCACCCGCTGTATCGGATGTTTGTAAAAATCCTCGTTGAGCTGGGTTAGACACATCCGATGAATAAATCCAACATTCAATAGTAAAATCTCCAGTACCAAATGCGAAATTGTTTGAACTGTTTGTGCTCAAATAATCACCGGTACCATCAAAATAAGCACTTGCTCCTCCAAATTTACTTTGAGCAGTACTGATTTGTGAATTACCATTAACTGTAAATGATTTTGTAACCGGACTGTTGTCTATAAATGTGGTGCTTCCATTTGTACCATTTAAATGCATCAATAAACTACAACTTGGATAATATTGATCTCCGCCTGTTATTGATTTAGCATCCCACTCCTCTTTGATGTCCACGCCCCACTTGTTGCTGCTTAAATTTAAGCCGGTAATAGTGTTTGAACTGCCTGAGATTACATTGTAAAATATGGTTTGTTTTGCTAAGCTGCCTGTTTGCAAAGTTGCGGTACCACTTACACCGCTTGATCCACTGGTGCCTTGTGTGCCTGCGGCGCCTGCTCCACTGGTACCGCTTGATCCCGGCGTACCAGTTGCACCACTTGATCCGCTACTACCACTGGTACCAGTTGCACCACTTGATCCACTTGATCCTGTGGAACCACTGCTACCACTTGATCCTGATGTTCCACTTGATCCACTTGATCCACTTGATCCACTTGATCCACTTGAACCACTTGTGCCTGGAGAACCAACTCCACTGGTGCCGCTACTTCCCGCAGTAGCACTTGATCCTGATGTTCCACTTGAACCACTTGATCCTGGAGATCCTGATCCACTGGTTCCACTACTACCTGCAGTTGCGGATGTACCGCTGCTTCCAGACGAACCACTTGTGCCAGATTGACCACTTGAACCACTTGATCCTGAAGCTCCACTGGTACCCGATGTGCCACTACCGCCCGCACCGCCGTTCATAGAATAACTCGCGGTTAATGCTTTATTTGAATAACTGGAACTAAAATTATAAAGATAATTTGAGCTGGTTATAATTCTTAATAAATCTAACTTCTTTAAAGACATAATTTACTAAGATATAAATAGTACTTTGTATAATGTATAATCAGGTATACTAATTATTGTTCAATACTATTTTGTACGTGGTGCCATTTATAACTATTGGTAAATAATATCCACTACTACCTCCAGCAGCACCAGCCAAATTAAGCGAACTGGTAATACCACTAGTGTTTAAACTAATAAAGTTACTGTTCACTTTATGAAAACCAACTCTGATAGTATCAGCAGTATCACTATTAGCTATAGATCCTGTATTTACTAAAATATAAGCCATAACAATTTATTTTATAATTATCCTCTACCCCAAGTATATCTAAACACCATCTTCAATGAATAATCTTTGCTCTTGGTTTGCCCAGTTTGTAACACATACACATAACCATTATTCTTAGCAGCATCATTCATCGCTTCAGGTGTCAAATTAATACTCGTCGGACCCACACCAATTGTTCTCCACAACGGAGCAACCGACGGATCTGGTCTATATAAGTTCGGAATATCTTCATTGTTAGCAACACCATTGCTAAAAATAACCACTTTGTCTCTGCTATAAGTACTTTGTGTATATGGATTTATATACATAGGCAATTCAACCGAATATATCTTGGTAGTCGAATTTCTAGATCTATCCTTTGCATTAAATGAAGATGTAGCAGATCCACTAAATGTTGATAGAAAACAACTACTACCACGCACATAATAGTTTGTACCAATCTTACGACCACTTGTTGGAGAAGATGTACCTGTCCAACCAGTACGTTTTACCCACAATGGCATACTTGCCAATGAATTGGTAGTTTGATATGGATTCCAATCATCCCAATAAAAGAAATGAAGCGGTATTTTTTTGTCTATAATACCATTACCTTCTACCATTTTTTTACCCTCATCTGTGGTAATGGTATTCATACTTTCTACTATTTCATACTTTGATCCTGTACCTTTACCACTTGGCACCAATAAACTACTTGGAAACTTTGGATAACTCAAACTGCCACTATTTTGCAAAGACGGATCATAAAAGAAATCATTAAACAAATTAGTATTGTTATTATAAGTGTTCAACTTAGGCGTTATACCAGGTATACTGCTTAATGTTGCTATTTTAGAATACGGAGTCCACAAATTATCTAATTTTGGAAATTTATCTGAAGTATAGTACACAGCTGTATCTGCAATTGTTATACCAGTTTTGAATCCCCATACCCCATTAGAGGGAGAATTTGTCACTGCTTGACTAACGTAATAAGTTCCGTCAGTTTCTGTAGTCTCGCCTTGCGTCGGTCCACTGACTGGTTTAACTGCCCAATTTGCGCCTGCGTCAGCATAGATACTAGAAAAAGCTTCAGATAGTTGATAAAATAAATCACTGGTGAAATAATTTCTAGGTTTATATGCGGCGATATTAGGAATACAAAAACTTCCACTATATCTACCCGTTGAAACACTCAAACTAGCAGATATACCCAAATCTAAAAATTGATATGGATTTTGATAGCTTGCATAAAATTCTTCAAGTGGACCAACTGCTTTGAATACATTTTGTTCATAACTTACAGATGGAAAAAATGAACCTGTAGGAACATAGTTTACATTACTACCATTATAATATCTATTCACGAACCCATACCCAGGTCCAAAGCTGATTTGACCAGGAGCAAATGGTTCGTTACAAAAACCACCTTCATCAATAGGAATTGCCAAACCACTGCCACTATCAATGCCACACAAACCAATCTTTTGAATTGCTTCTCTATCCAATGAACCACTTGTCCAACCTGTAAAAGAAGGATATTGAGCTGGAATTCTGCCACCATTGCTACTGCTAAATGGACTCATATTTACACGCAGTTCGTAGTTTACACGAAGATATTGACCAGCGTGCAAAGTAATTGGTGGATCCAAACGAATTTTACTAAACAATGTAGTTGCAGCAGGTGTTTCTTTAAAACCCAATTCGGTGTATGTGGTGTTGTCTAATTCTTTATAGAAATCGAATGTTCTATATAATCTAACCATACTACCTGAAATTTTGTGACCGCAGTTGTTTTCGCCTGTTAGATAAAAAGCATTAATTTTTCTTGGTCTTTTCAACATCTTTTCACTAAAAGCAGCCGTCAATGGTTCCATAGATCCATATTTATGATCGCCAACCAAACAAAATTGAAATGTTTGTGCCCATGGCATATAAGCAATTTTGTCCAAACCACAGTTTAAAATTGTGTTGGGTTTCCAGCCTGTTGAAAATTGTTCGCTAACCTGATTATTGTCGTCAACGCCCATTACAGAGGCTTTATAAAAACCCTTTACTGTTCTGTGTAATGTTACTATTTGTTCTTTTTCTACACGTGTGTTTGTCATAGATAATGTTATAGTTATAAATAGAAAGAAGATATACTTAATATTTATTTATTCATATAGAGGTAAGAATTTTCTACCATATCCTTCCACATACACTGGCATCCAACCCCAAAAAGGTTTGCTATTTAATCCAGCTACAGATGGTTCAGTACCACCTCCATCAACTGTAAATATGTATGTATTTGGGTCATTTATACTACCAGATACCATTCCTGATAAACCATCTCCCAATATATACAAATTTTGAGCTGTAGTTTTGTTTTGTAAACCAGGTGTCTTTAAATCAGTGATAAATGCTATAGACTTGCTTACAGGTCTGCCAATACCAGCATTATTATAAAAAATAAATGAAAAGAATAACTCCTGATTACCCGCCATCAATATGGACCCAGTATTATCAAATCCACTAGCAACACCAGCCCATTCAATAGTATTATATGGAGATAATCGTACACGGTTACTAGCACTACCACTGTTCACCAATCTAATAGAAAAAGCAGATGGAGTATTACTACCAGTCAATCTTATATTTAAATTGTTTTCAGTACTTAAATGATAATATGAATAATAAGCAGAACAAGTTATTTTAGATAATAATTCACCTTTGAAAAATGAAGACGTAAATAATACAGCTATACTATTACCACTATTCAAAGCATAACTAGCAGTAATACCCCAACTGGATGTTATAGGATAAATGCTACCAGTATACAATTTGGTACCACCACTCAACGCATACACCGCATAACTAGCACTTACCGCCCAACTGGCAGTAATAGGATAAGTGCTACCAGTATACAACTGAACACCACCACCAGAATTTGCATTTAGTGCATAACTGGCTGTAATTGCCCTACTCGCCGTAATAGGATAAGTGCTACCAGTATACAATATAGTTCCTGCCGCACCGCTTGTACCGCTACTGCCAGGATAACCAGTCAAACCACTGGTACCGGCTGTAGCACTAGTACCTGCTGTACCCGCTGTTCCAGATACGCCAGATGTACCACTAGTAGTTGTTGATATATCGGTTGATTTTCCTATTTTACCTGTATTAATATCTAAAGTTAGATATACAGCATTTGACTGTATAGTCAAATCACTAGGTCTTATATTTACCGATCCAGTAAATACACTGGATCCAGACATTACTCCATCTTTAACAAGTGGCGAATCGATTAACATATTATTTAATCTTTATAATCTTGGTAGTCGCACCTTTTTCTCTAGCATATCTGTTATATTCCACATACAATGTCTCGGCATTCATTCGAGCATCAATCTCCCAAGGCAACATTCTTTCTTTGGGATCATCGTCGTCATATTTAGGATAAACTTTACCATCCCAACTATTTTCAAATACATTCAATCTACCATCCTCCACCTGTCTAATATGATGCAACTCGTGCGCCAAAGTCTTGATCTGATCATCACTACTATGTGGACTGTTTGTGCGCATTATAACCACATAACTTTTTATTTTATATGGATTTTTATCTCCCTCAACTTTTACTTTACCCTGTACATCGCCATCTAAACTACCAAATTCTAATTTAATTTTTCCACTGGGTAGATTCAACTTATTCACAAAATACTTATAAGCCTTCTTAATTCTTTCTTTATCAACCACATTCTTTAACATCTCAGTTAAACTATTAGTAGTTGGAAGATTGTTACCCTCATATTTTCTTGGGGTAGTAATATCAACTAACTTATACTTAATAGGCAAGTTACTAATAGTTCTATAAGTAGCCAATATATTCTTGCTGCTATCATCCACAAAGAATATATCATTGTAACCCTCATTTTGTATCTTGTTCAATATCCAATTAGCTTTGGCCATAGGATCACCAGTGCCCAATGTAACCACCTCAATGTTTACTCTAAAGTACTTTCTAATTATATCTTTTATGTGTGGTGCTGCTTCAGATCCCCTAGCCGTCAATATCACACTCTTACGACCACCATCCGTAGATGTAACTATTTTATAAAATCGCTTAGCAATTGAACGAATCAATGTAGGATTAATAATAGCATTAAATTGACTAAAATCAAACTTATCACCTGGCAATGGTTCATATACAGCATATTCAGCCGGGGTAATTTGTCTACTAGTATTATTGGCTGAAGTAATAATAACTTTAGCTTCTGTTTCAAAAAGCGTATCATCAAAATCAAAAATTCTAAGTTTCTTTGTATTCATCCTCGTAATGCTTTCAATAGTTTCTTATATAATGATTCTTTCTTAACCAATTGATCCAATGGCACATTTCTATACTTTTGTCTTATTTGTGCAATAGGCATACCATATTGCTTTTCAGCTTGGGCTATCAAACTATATCTATCTTGTTTTTCTTTTTGTTTAGCATCCAACTTACGTTGTACAGATGTAGCTACAACGTCTTTTACATTGTCTGTATAATACTTTTCACCCGAAGTCAATAAATCATTTAGTATCTTGATTTCAATTTCTAAACTATCCACTTCATTTTCTAAATTTTGTTTTTCCGCTGGAGTAAATGTAGCACCAGTTGAATGTAATTTACCTCGTTTTTCAACAAACTCTTGAGTCTTATCATCAATCACTTTATCAAGCTTGGCTGAAGCAGCCACAGTATCATCTGATTGTGGTTGAACAAGTTCCGCACTAGAAGCTAGTATTTTAAGAGCTCTTCCTTGTCTAAACGCACCAAATGAATATTTTGAACTTGTTATTTCAATAGTAATATGATTACCATCAACATGCGTTACGTCACCAGTCATATCAGGTAAACCTTTTAATCTTATTTTATCACCCACTTTGAATTTTGTAGTATGACTGGTATCAAGTTGTAAACCATAATATGGAAAATCAAATTCAGAACCAACAGGTACAGTTTTTAAATCTGACTTGTTTACTTTTAATTTAATAGTATTAGCTGCGCTGACAGATAATACCACTCCATCAACATTCATTCCTTTAACTTTTACTTTATCACCCACGCTGAAACTATCTGAAGCTTTGGTACCAGCAAGTGGTTGAACAGGTTTAGATTCAATTGATTTGGGTTCTTCATTGGTATAAAATTCAGTATAAGTATAAAATTTGAGGCTTGGTTCATACAAACATTCTTTGGGGTCATATCCATTGAACTCTATTACTTTTTCATATTGATCTTTATATTTAATTATTTTTTCTCTTCTAGCATCCCAGAATGTTACAATAATAGCTTTGCCACTGGGTATTGTACTCTCAATCTTTAAATCAGAATCATCAACCACATCTTTAGCATCATCAACTTCAAATATTCTACCCTTCAAAAGTGGATCAGCATAAGCACCAAATCTACCCATACCTTTTAAAATATTCTCCAATTGTAAATGACCGCCACCATTATTTCCATTTTTTAAATTCTTAATACCCTGTTGTGCCCAATAATCTAATTGATCTCTATTATTAGAATCATATTTAACATCTTTACTATTTTCCAATTCTTTGAGTTCTTTTAATACATCACTATCATCACAAACAAAATCTTTTTTAACCACACTATATCCAAATATAACATTTTTACCACTCTTTTCATCTTTATATACAAGAAAAGCACATCTATTCGCTGGAGAAGTATAACTATATGTCTTTCGCTTATAATATACAGTATCGGGATTCTCTAAAAGTAAGTCTCTAAATAGCTTCATAATAGTTATAAATATCAGTCAAATCTACTCTTATGCTTACTTTTAAAGTGTTTTAACCGTTCCATTATCTCCTCACGCTGTTTATCACTATAAAATGACCAATCTCGTAACTGTTCCCAAGTACGACCACACCCTTCACACAGTTTAGCATCCACAACCACACATATTCTTTTGCACGGCGTTTTCATAATATTTTATTACACAAAAAAACCCGTTCATTTCTGAACGGGTCAATCAATTTTTACTTTAAATCTTTTTAGCTTTTTCTATAATTTCTTTTAACTTCTTTGTATTTTTACCTTTAATAGAATGACCAATCTTTTCACGACGGTTTTTTAAATATTTATCAGTACCATCTGTTTTACCATCATTATTGATATCATCATCTTCTTTACCAACAGCATCCATTCCTTCTTCATAACATTCTTCACATTCCATTTCTTCCATTACTTTATCAAGATCAGATTCTTCCAATCTTCTGCCAACATATGGAGTAAGTATTTTCTTGATTTTACCAAACAAATCAGCATCACCTTTGTCACCAGCAAATTTGTTCTTATCACCGTGTTTGTCAATTGTCTTGACAAATGACTTGGTAATCTTATTTGGATCTTCCGCTTTTGGAGCTACATCCTTTACAACCTTTGCAACTTTTTTAACAGCTGGCTTTTCAGCCGCAGGAGCAGACTTTGGTTTTTCAGCTTTTGCTTTTTCAGCCTTTGGTTCAGAAGCTACTTCTTTGTAGACTTCTTGTATGAGTTTTTTTAAATCTTCTTTGGTCATAATATTGTTGTTAATATAAATAAATATTACAATCAATTAGTTATCACTTCTTTTTTTAACATTCCATCATACCATTTTCTACCAATCTCGCTAAATCTATAATCCCATTTTAATGTATACATACGCTGCAATTCTTTAACCATCATCGTAGCATACCCTCTACGACGATGTTCATAACCTATATTTACAAATTCTATACACACAATGTCATCATAACTATTACTTTTATAATATTTACAAAAACCAACCGGATTTTTAATTTCATTTAAAATTTCACAGTTGTACTCATCTCTGTTATTGTTATAACCCAAATAAGTGTGAATAAACTCCATACATCAACCATGACATAGCCAAGCTTGCATATTAAATCTCTTGTTTTCCCAAGGCAAATCCTTCGGAGCAGTAATCTCACTACAAGCGTGAAACACTGTGGATGGAAAGATTGTTAACTGATTGCTTGTAAGTGGCAATCTGTATGTATGATTTTTATACATAAAGTATTGTTCTCCACCTTTCATTACACTAGGATCTTTAACCAAAGTAAGCGCAAATGTAAATGCGTTTTGTTTATTTACATCTACACCATCCCAAGTCATTCCACTAACCGCCAAATCCCTATGCCAATTATAATATCCACCATCACCATAGTTAATGATATGATACTTATACAAGTATCTATATTTAGCATACGCAGTCAATTGTTCATTTTTAGCGTGGGTTAAAAAATCTAATATTCCCTGATGAAAAATATATTTGCTTAAATTTGATACGTAAAAACCCAAATCTTTGTTCTTTTCCACTTGATCTGTTTCAAAAGGTAACCAAAGATCTTGACCAGTACACAATGGACTCAACGGTTCATCCGGATTATAAGCAGCACCATCATTATAACCACCACTCCAATGTGGAATGCCAAAATGTGGCTTTAACTTGATAAAATCTTCATATAATCTAGTAACATAATCTCTGGGAAGAAAATTATCAATTACTACAAGTGGAATATGCTCATGCTCTACAGGAATATACATAACAATTTATTTTTTAATTATACCAACCAGATACACTGATTCTTTCTTTGTTTGAATTATTAACAATCTGTGTCACACTATGAGGCGCAACTCCAGCCGTCACTTCAAATATTACTAATTTATTAAAAGATGGGTTAATCGCCTTAATATTGCTTTTGTCTCTCAAATCCAAATACAATCCACCAAAATCAGGATTCCAATCTTTGGTCAAATGACACACAAACGCCAATTTACCATTTACATCATCTGTATGATTACTCAAAAAACAGTTTTCAGCATAACGACTAACAAACGTTTTGTCTCCTATCGTAATATCCAAATCAGTTACACTATTCATAAAATCAACCATTTCTTTACCGTTAAAAAATGCCATCGTTTCTTCATAAACAGTAGACTTAGCCTTCTCCATAATACTAGGCATCGTTTTATAGAAAAAATAACTAAACAAATTGTTGTCTCTAGCATTACAAGCATGCTGATACGCCTGCTCCATAACATATCTGTTACCAGAAATATTCTGCCACCACTCCCAATCACCCTCATACCTAAGCGAAGGCATATATGTAGCAGACCAATATTCTTTGCCCATCTCAGTCGTATAATACTTATACAACTTGTCCGCCCACTCCTCAGTTAAAAAATTATCTATTACAATCCGCCTGTTTTTAATAAATTCCTCTTTATAAGAAGAAACATTGATGCTTTTTATATTAATCATATATTAACCGTTTAAAACGTTTTTAACACATCCCATCGATACAGATAAAATCTCATCAAGAGACTCTCTCACTCGTATAGGATGCTGTGTGTTATTTTTAGTAAAAATCAAACTATGAACCTTCGATTGCTCAACGTTGATAACCATATCCAAGTTAATTAACTGTGGATTATATTTTCTATTTGTTGTGTTTTCAAGATCATCGTGACCAGGATCCAATACCGAGAGTTTTACAAAATGTGCCATATCACCTATTAATATATACCATCTATACTCAACAGTCAAGCAAAATATCAAAATATAATAACCACAAAACCCCACCAAATTAATGATGGGGCTTTTATTAACTTTAAATGGTGGGTCAAACCGGACTTGAACCGGTAACCAAAGAATTATGAGTTCTACGCTCTAACCATTGAGCTATTGACCCAAGTAAAACTGGAGCGATATCTCGGACTTGCACCGGCCTTGTGGACTGGAAGGCCCACCGTGCTCCTCATAGACACTAATATCGCATTAAAATTGGAGCGGGTCCGAACTTTGCATTTCGCCTTTTAGTCTGGTAGACTAACGTGCTCTCTTTACACCTGACCCGCATTAAATTCAAAAAATGGTAGGCAAGGTGGGATTCGAACCCACAACGTTTCTTAAGTAAGGGATTTTAAGTCCCTTGCGTTTCGCCAATTTCGCCACTTGCCCACTAAAAATTAGTTACAAAGAACTATTACTTACTACTCTTTTATCTTACCACATTTTCTTCTGAAGTCAACTGACTTTTCAAAAATTCTTGAAAATCTTTATCTTGATATGGACTCCAACCATTTTGCAATAAAATCAACAATTTTCTTGCTGTTCCTGTAACTATGCCATATCTCTTAGTTAGGAAGACTCTTCCGTAAGACTTTTTGTTTTTACCAAAAATAGGCCAGTTTTCTACAACATAATCATTATAAATATCAATTGCTTTTACCCAAGATTTTTTGTGACCTAAACCATTTCTCCACGGCGGACATCCAAAATTAGGATTTTTATCTCCTTTTTTAGCATCACTTAATTTTTTTAATATATCTTTATTTTCTTTGTAAAATTTCTTAATATTTTCCGTCATTCTTTTTTTAAGATTGTCATCCCATATTGTACATTTACCACACGCTCTGTTTAGACATTTTTCATCTTTCATTGATGATTTTATCAAATCTATTTCTTTATTAAGAGCATCTTCTTTTGAATCAAAAAGAAATAAAATTTCAGCATCAAAATATTCTTTTCCATTTTTCTGGATTAATTCGTGAACTAATGTAGATGAAGTAAAATAATCTTTCCACAAGTCTTGTTGTGGAGTTGATATATATCCCCATCTTACCCCGAAATAATATTCTTTATTTTTTGATGTTATCTTGTAGACATATGGTTTCATACTACTAATAAATAGTAGCGTCTACCATTAGAAGCGTCTACCAATTTAATTTTATTTTCAATGAACTATTAAAAATGGTGGTTCCGCCCGGATTCGAACCGAGACCGTGCTCAAATCTAGAGCTTATCAACGTTATAAGCGTTGCGTTCTACCGTTAAACTACGGAACCACTAAATGGTAGCGGGTGTGGGAGTCGAACCCACTATCTCACTGGTTATGAGCCAGGAATGATTTTCCGTTTCACTCACCCGCAAATTGTTTTGTTAAAGAACTAAAATGGTAGCTGGTATGGGTGCTGCCCCCACTTAACAAACCTTATGAGGATTCGTCGTTTGCTGAAACCCCAGCCACTGAAATGGTCGCTCGCCTAAGAATTTCACTTAGTTACCAATGGTTATGAGCCATCGTCAAATAATAACCTGCCGCCAGCTGTTTAAATTTAAAGAACTATTTTAAAAATTGTGTTGGGTGTAATTATTGAATACTTTATCCACCCAACAAACAAAGTATACCATTTGCTAACCCCGCAACCAAGAAGTTTTTTAAGAGAACTTCCAACTCTAGGGGTATTTTGGTTATGTACCCTCCACCATTCCGTTTCTTTTAAGCAACGGACAAACATAAAATGGTAGTCCATAGGAGAATCGAACTCCTCTCTCCGCCTTGAAAGGGCAGCGTCCTAACCGATAGACGAATGGACCGTTAAACTGGTAATATTCATTGAGTTACTTATCTACGTAAGCATCGCTGTGTTACCGACATTTTTCAGCACGACACACAGTTGTGTTTGGTTTAATCATTTAATTTGTTTAATGATGAAAGTCAAATTTTACACGGAAAAAATGCTTTCGTAATCAATCACGATACTAAAAAGTGTAGTAGTACCACAATATATAATTTACTTCGTTTATTACCAGTTAAAATGGTGGCCCCGGTGGGACTCGAACCCACGACCAAAAGCTTAAAAGGCTTCTGCTCTAACCAACTGAGCTACAAGGCCATTAAAATTTGTTAAAGAACTATTACTTACTACTCTTTTATCTTACCACGTTTTATTCTAAAGTCAACTTAAGTTTTCATTCTTTCGTTGGTGACTCCCTTTGATTAAAGGTCAAGGCAGTTCCGCCATACGTAGATGTTCTAGAGGAGTGCCACTCCCACCGTGCTGAAAGAACAAAATACTTATTACTTACTACTCTTTTATCTTACCACTAAAATTTCAAAGATCAACTTCTTTTTTCGAGAAGTTTTGAGGTAACATATATATATGTAAAATATATGAATACATTCAAAAAACAATATGTTTACAACTTCTAAAGTATATTTATAAGTAAATAACTTTTATTATGACTTTAGAAGAACAGAACAATAAATATAAAAATTGGTATTATCGTATAATCAATAATCGTTTAACCAATCCAATCTTAAATCAATATACAGAAACCCACCATATAATTCCAAAATGTTTAGGAGGGTCAAATTATTCTTCAAATTTAGTTAAATTGACGGCAAGAGAACATTATATATGTCATCTTTTATTAACTTCCGTATTTCCACCTTCTTCAAAAGAATATAAAAAAATGTGGAAATCATTTGCTTTAATGTCTTGGTATAAGAGTGAAAATCAATGTAGAGAATATAAAATAAATAATAGAATCTATCAAAAATTGAAAATTGAATTTAGTAAAATTCAATCATATTCACAATCGGGTACATCTAATAGTTGTTATGGAAAAAAATGGTATCACAATGTAGAATTAAAATTAAGCAATAAATTTTATACGGACAATGTTCCTATTGGATGGATTTCTGGCAGAGTGATTAACTGGGAGAAACATTTTTTACCAAAATTTGAATCAAAAGAAACAAAATGTGTTCATTGTAACAAACTATTTTTACCAAGAACTTCTATTCACAAATACTGTACAACCGTATGCGCAGATACACATCTTTATAATTCTAATACAAAGAAAATTATCATTGAAAAGAATGGCATCACCAAAGAAACTAAAAGAGAAAATTTACATATGTATAAAAAATACGGATGGAATTTAATAGACAGACTTTATGGAAATGGCGCTCCGGGAGGGAATTGAACCCCCATTTTCATCCAATTATGCACTTAGGGCTTAGAAGTCCCCGCCATTACCGGAGCGTTATAGTATAGTTTTTACTTGTTGTCGTTTAGTTCGTTACGAACTGATTTACCAAGTTCGGTCAGATTAAACAGTGGTTCGCCATCTTCGTTATGGCCTGATACATATAGTATGCCGTCAGCTACCATTTTGTCAACGGTTGTTTTTGTTTCTGTCAAAAGAATTTCGTTATAAATGACATTAGCTTCTGATTCATCACAGCTTGCTTCTTTCATAATTATTTGAATACAAGCTTCTTTTTCTTCGACTTTTACTTGCGCTTCAACTTTATCTATATCAAGGTTTGTACAATGATTTAATAGATCGTCGATTGACCCCGTGAAATTGTCAGTAATATACTTGTCCATATTTATGAATAATTAAATTAAATACCGTAGACTGGTACATTTTTGTAATATCGAACGGAACGATCAATCATCTTGTTTAGAATTTTGATTGTTGAAACAGGTACATTTGTTTTTGGACCCCAACCATTTTCAGCACGACCTAGAGCAATAGTGAGTGCTTTGCATTTATCGAATCGATCACCCGCTTTTGTATTGGTATGACTCCAACCAAATCGGATAGATCCATCGATTACTGTGGCAACTACCATACCACGGGGTTGACCATTGCGGTCACGTACCAACTGTTTGAGTGTAGTATCTTTCATATAACCTTTATTTAAATGTTTAATTTACTTTTTTTCGACGTAGCGTAGTAGATCACGATTTGGTTCAGTACCAAACTTTTCATCTACCGCTTGTTTGATAGCAGCTTTATAGTAATATTCTGCGTATAGATCTGTTAGTTGTAAATTTTTACTTGCGATTTTCGCTTTAAGATTGTTAATTACTGTTTGAGTTGTCTTCGTCTTCATATTTTGAATTGTACCGTGATGGTTTTACCTCAGTGTTTTGCCACTTTTTGTTAACCTTTTTGGTTGATTTGTTGCGCCAATTTCCTTCACTGCGTGAACGACGATCTTTGAATGACTTTCCCATATACTACTTTTAAAAATAAATAGTGGTAGAAAAAGGGATTAACAAGTTTTTTTTATTAATCCCTAATCTAGATACTGTTTAATTTGCAGAAGTCTGAGTAGATTCAACAGTGGTTGATGTGACAGCGGGAGTTGCGTCATATGTATATACTAGACTTGGCTTACCTCGCTTACCAGTCTTTTGCGACCCACTGATCTTGTATCGTCCAGCGGATACACTTCGCTTAACGTGCATCCGAATTGTTGGCGCCTTCACAGTTGAGTTGATATTAACCAGATCAACAATAGTGAAATTGCGATCAGTGATTTCGTTTACTACGGTTGCCTTACGGCCTGTCTTGTTCTTGTTCATATTTTTTGTTTTTTGTTAATGTTTACCGACTACAAACTTATCTTACCACGGCTTTTGAAAAATGTCAACGTTCTTTTTTTAATTCTTTCGAGCAGCCTCAAAAACGAGAGCATTGGTCAAATCGCCAAAACCATAACGCTTGCCGTTGCGATCAAACGTAGTATCGTTGTTTTTGTTGTAAGAACCTACGTTCTCACCATTGGGGCCGTGTGCATAAATTACGCTACCACTATCCTTAACATATCCAATTCGGATATTTTTACCATCCATAATGTATTTTGTACTCATATAATTTTAATTGTTATCAATATAGTTGCGATAAAATCCCATTACAATTCCGCTAGTGGTACCCACGTTAAGTGATCGTACACTACCATATGCTGGAATAGTGATGACAGTTTCAGCATTGTCAAGAATGTAATCACTCAATCCGCTCTTTTCTTCGCCAAATACAAACATTGGCTTATCTACACCACTGAATACCCAGTGATTAAATATGGAAACAGTTTTATCACTATACTTGGGAATATTGTTTTCTACAGCGAGTAGTGTATAACCATTATCATTTACATACTGTACGAATTCTTCTTCAGTCTTAAGATGATTTAAATCGGTATAATGATGTGTACCAACAGTACCACGACGATCCCACTGTTTGCTTCCGCCTACATACATTGCTTCCTTGAAGCCAAAGAAGTTGGCATTACGGACTAAAGTGGATAGATTAAAATCGCCATTAACGTGCATCATAGCAACGCTAGCATCAATACAATTGTTTTTACAGTAGGACTTAATATCGTCCACGGAACTGTTCTTTAAGTGATCCAAAACGTTCATAGTAAGATTACTATACCACGAACTTTATAATAAGTCAACTCTTTTTCTTGATTGTCTTTTTGACCTTATTATCAGTCTCGGACACGTATTTATTTGGGGGGTTTGAAACTGTTGATTTGGAGTTAGCGTACTCTTTTTCAGCTTCTTCAATTACAGCTTTAACAAAATCTGTAAGTAGACCGCTCCAATTATTGCGGGTACTATCCTCTACAATTGCCAACTGTTTCCAACGTGGCATTTCATTGAATTTACGTTGATATACTGTCTTATAAAATGATGCCGTCATATAGTATAAATATTAAAACGAAGTACTCAAACGACTGGCATATGCCATATTACTGGCTTTTCCTTTACGATATGATACTTTGGTATAGTTATCAAATGCTTTCTTTGTAGTGATCACAATGCTACCCGCAGTTTTGTGTCCAAAATGTAAATATCCAAACTTTTGACTACGTTTAGCGGATTTGTCACCACATGTCAAACAAATTTTGTAACCAAGTTCATATCGTTCAGAATGAATTTCATTGCCACATCCACATTTAATCATATATAAAAAGTATATACGACGATTTGGTGGATGTCAATAAAAAAAGCGTACCACTCGGTACGCTTGAGATTTTAGTTAGTTGGTTCGTGAGGATAATCTCCTCGTAGACGTTCAAGTTTTAGCTCCAGATTAACAAGTTGTCGTTTAGTATGTCGTAGTTCGGATTCAAGTTCAGTGAACTTTCTGAGGTTTGAATCTAAAATATAGTCTGGATCTGAATGTTCCCTATTCTTAATATCTTCTGATAGCACGCATCCAATATGATTTTTGCCAAATAGATACTCACAGTCATCATTATACGTATTTTTACCACAATGATCACATATCCATTGTGATTTTCGTTCATTAGTAACAATACCATCCAATCTATTTAGTGTTTCTACTACATCGTTATTGGATGTTTCATTGATAATGTCATATGCCCAGTTCAATGCATTATCTTCACGATCTTTTAGTTCTGGGTAGATTTTAATTAATTCTTGTTCAATTAACTCAATATATGGGTCAATTTGTTCTGATTGAACACTTCGAATTTTCTGTGCGTAAGTAATAATAATATTTTTACTTACTATATTTGGTGTATGTTTCATATGTTTATTTAGTTTTTGTTAGAGCTTTTAATACTTCTTTTACTGTAAAGTAAAATACAAATGGTACCAATATCACAAAGAATATTGTGAGTACTATCAATAGGACTATTGCAAATATACTACCAAATACTAATCCAACTGTCAAGTCTATAACTTTATTCATTTTTCAAAAATCTATTGTAAATTAATTTGCCTAAATTAGCTGCAAATTTACGTGCTTTCTTTTCTGGTAAATCATATAAGTGTGCATGAAATACTTCTTCAATCAATACATTAAGTTGTCTACGTGTTAATAATGTTGGATCTACAAGTATTTCGGGATTTTTAATATCTGGGTTATCACACAAACCAGAAGCATTATATTTACCCGACGGTTTGTTATAATTGACTGTATATTCAATACCTTCAAAGTTTTTGAACTTCATTTAGAAAATCCTTTAATTGTTTTTGGTTTTCGGTATTTAAGATGATAAAATCAGACCAAGGTTTGCCATATCTTAGAATTTGCCAACACCATCTTAGTCTTTCTGACCAACATAGTGTTCTGCCATTGAGTCCTCGTTCAAATAAACTCAAAGATACTTCTTCTTCATCTTTGAATTTTTCTACAAGAAGTCCGTGTTCAAAACAATCACAAATTAGAAATATTGAATCTTGATCTTTCATATACTTAGTATACGTTCCAATTTCCAAACTTTAGCAATCAAAAAGGAACCAAATTTATATATCAATCTACAGATAAATCTAATAATTTTATTATATGGTTTGATGATTAATTTATAAAACATAGCAGATTCAACCGCTTTTTGTTTTTTGAGTTCTTCCATATGTTGTTTATGGAGTTCTTTTCTTTTGGTGTTATCGTTTATTTCAAACTTAATTAATTTAATCTTGTCAATAACTCCGTCAATAAATACAACTTCAAATTCAACCCAATAGTCATATACACCGCCATCATTATTTTGATAATCATACATACGAATGGTTCTGGTTGTTTTTACATGAGTCCACCAATGTTTGATTTCTTTTATAATACCAAACTTTTCAGAAAACGTTTTACCATTTGGATCACCTTCAATGTGTTCTCGTTCGCATTCACGCAACCATAGTGTGCCATCTTCACGGATTTCATAAGAATCCAATCCGCAATCTAAATCTTTGGTTTGAAATCCATTAGGAATATATCCCTTAGTATCTTCCGGAAACGGAAGTGGATACTTACATACTATGTCATCGAACATTCCCATAAATTAGTTTCCTTGATTTTTGTGTTCTTGAATATCATAAAGAAAATTACGAAATAAAACGTAATCTTCAACGTCTACTTGTTTTTCACCATCAAGTTTCCAATATTTAATATAGTCTAAGATGGTATTAACATAATAACCTGGAATGGTAATTGTTTTACCATCAAACTTAAGATCATCGTGTTGAATAATGGCGGGGGGGGTCGCTTTATCTTTAATTGTTAGTTCTACTTCCATATAATAAAAGTCTACACCAAACTATGGATTTTGTCAATATAAAAAATTATTTCAAAATATAAAAAATAGATATAAGGGATGAAGGGAATTATTTTAGCGGGGGGTACTGGCAGTAGATTATATCCATTAACCAGTACGATAAATAAACAATTATTGCCTGTATATGACAAGCCAATGATTTATTATCCATTTTGCACATTATTATCGTGTGGCATCAAAGATTTCTGCATTATTTCTTCTCCTGAACATTTACCTTCTTATGAAAAGTTATTTGAAGACGGCAGTCAGTTAGGTGTTAAAATTACTTATAAAGTACAATATAAGCCCAGAGGCATAGCTGAAAGTTTTATTATAGCCGAAGACTTTATTGATGATGATAATGTTGCTCTTATACTAGGAGACAATATATTCCACGGAATGCCCAGAGTCAAGCCTTTACTTGAAGGAGCGGTTATTTTTGGTTATGAAGTTAATGATCCTAAAGCTTATGGAGTTATTGAATTTGATAATGAAGACCGTGTAATAAGCATAGAAGAAAAGCCTGCTGAGCCTAAAAGTAATTATGCGGTACCAGGCTTATATTTTTATGATAAAAAGGTAGTTCAGTATGCTAAATCGCTTAAACCTTCCAGTCGAGGTGAAATTGAAATAACTGATTTGAACTTAATATATCTTGACAAGAAGCAGCTTACCGCTGTAAAATTTGCTAAAGGCACTGCGTGGTTAGATGCTGGAAGTGCTGAAACATTATTTGAAAGTGGTGCTTATATACAAACTATTCAATCAAGACAAGGAATTAAAATAGGATGTATAGAAGAAGAGTGCTTCAAGCGCAAGTATATAAGCAAAGAGCAGCTTAAAGCGCTTATAGAAAAATTACCAACTAGTGAGTATAAAAAATATTTAAATAAATTATTATGATTATATTATTCGGATCAAATGGTTATGTAGGAAGTGAATTTAAAAAGCAATTAGCTGAATTAAAGCTACCTGTTTTTCTTTGGCCAAATGCAAAAACTACTACTTTTGCAGATTTAGAAAAATGGTATGATGAAACTGGTTATCCGCTTATAGGCGCTGTAATAAATGCTGCTGGATATACTGGTAAACCCAACGTGGATAACTGCGAATTACACAAGGATGACACTATTCACGGCAATATTGTATGGCCGCAAATATTAACTGATTGGTGTATGTTAAACGATATACCATTAGCGCATGTTTCAAGTGGTTGTATATATGAAGGTAGACGTGTTGATGGTACTCCTTTTACTGAAGAAGATGCGCCAAACTTTAGTTTTGCGCAAAATAACTGTAGTTTTTATAGTGGTACTAAAGTAATAGGTGAGCAAGTGGTGAAGAAGTGGGAAAAGCACTATATTTGGAGACTGCGGATTCCATTTGAAGAGTTTGATAATTCTAGAAATTATATAAGTAAAATATTAAAGTATGAGAAACTATTGGATGCTGAAAATAGTGTAAGTAACAAACAAGAATTTGTAAGTGCTTGTATTCAAACTATTATTAAACAGGTTCCATATGGCACGTACAATGTGACTAACGGCGGTTATATCACAACTAAGAGTATGACAGAAAAGTTTAAAAATACAATTGCAAAAGATAAAACTTTTAACTTCATAGAAGAAGGTGACTTTTATAAGAATGTAGCTAAAACACCCAGATCCAATTGTGTGATGAGCAATGAGAAATTGTTATCAACTGGAATTAAAATGAGAACAGCAGATGAAGCAATTGATTATTGCATTAATAATTGGACCATATGAATATATTAGTAACAGGTGGATGTGGATTTATTGGAAGTCACTTTATAGAAGAAATTCTAAAAAGAGATGATGTTGTTATGATATACAACATTGATTGCGGTACTTACGCAGCAAATAAAAAACTCCCTTTTCAAAATGATCCTAGATATCGTAGACTATCACTGGACATCGCTGCACCTTATTTTCCAGATCAAAAGAAATATATTGATTCGTTAAACTTAGATTATGTAATTCACTTTGCGGCTGAATCACACGTGGATAATTCTATTAAAGGCCCAAAAAAGTTCATTGAAACAAATATTATCGGAACTTTTAATTTATTGGAAATATTCAAGGGTACAAATATAAAGAAATTTATTCATATATCTACGGATGAAGTGTATGGTTCATTAAATCACAAAGAATCATCTTTTACAACGGATAGTCCTTACCGAGCAAATAATCCATATGCTGCTACTAAAGCTGCTAGTGATTTATTGGTTAGAAGTTATAACAAAACTTACAATTTTCCATCAATAATTACTAACTGCAGCAACAATTTTGGATCCAGACAATACACTGAGAAAATGATTCCTGTATGTATTCAGAAATTGATTAATAAAGATTTTATACCTTTATATGGCAACGGTTCAAATGTAAGAGATTGGATCTATGTCAAGGACCACGTTAATGCAATTATATGCGTACTATTAGATGGTAAAATAGGAAATCAGTATTTGATAGGTTCTGATAACGAACTGTCTAACTATGATCTAATACACACGATTAAAGATGTATACAGTACTATAACTGGTATAGAAGTAGACTGGGAGTGGTTTAAATATGTTGAGGATCGCAAAGGACACGATGGTAGATACGGTATAGACAATCGTGATTTCAAGATGGAGTTTCCTCAATTTAACACAACTAAATTTGATATTGCTATTTTGGAAACGGTCAAATCATATTTATAATATGTGCCCGTTAGAATTTATTCTAAAGAAGCCAAGGACTTAACGCTCTTTGAAGAAAAGAGCTGTGGAAAGTTAGTGTCTTCAGGATCAATATATTCGGTGTATGTTGAATGTTGTACCCCAGATAAAAAAATACCAAATAGAGTATACTTAGCCAAAGAGAATGGTAAAATAGTAGGATGGTCTATTATACGACTAAAGAAAAAAATAGGTGTTAGAGGATATTTTGAATTTATGGTATATATCAAACGTCTTTATAGACGAGCGGGTATAGCAACAAAGATGTACAAACGATCCCGTAAATACTTCAACTTGGAAGACGATGATATAAAGGTATACAAAACAGATAAAGCCAATATCAACTTCTTTGACTCTGTTATGGAGTCATAGATTTTTATTGTATATAAATAATTTTGGATTGCCGTATCCAAATTTCTTCACCAATTGACCAGCCACACTATTAGCTTCATCTTCAATTTCGCCGCCTACGTCTTGAGTAGGTTGTTCTAACTTACCACCTTGGTTTTGATGATGATGTATTAATTCGTGTGCAATACTACGTAACACATCAGCTAAACCACGATCTTTACAGTATACTTTTACAGTTCCATTTGACACATCGTAATAAGCATATGTTTTCAAATCATCATCACGTTGATTTACCAGCTTAACTTTGAATGGCTGAGTCAAAGAAAGTTCTTCTTTGACAAACTTGATGAACTTAACAATTGTGTATTTGTTTAACTTATCCATATTAAAGACCTGCTTCTTTATAAGACATCTTAACTTTACCCTCATCGATCAAACGTTTACGATTAAGTTTGTGTTGATCTATTACATTATTTTTATTTTCGCCTAGATATCCAACTGCATATCCATTTTTGATCAAAGACTCATTTAACACTTCTTTGGTTTCTGGATTTATAACATCCCCAAGAATTCTACCAAATTTCTCAGAAGAATCTGGCTTTTGTGTACGTACAATTACGTGTTTATTACACGATTCTACAAATTTCTTGGTGTATTCTTTACTAATTAATCCAAAAACTTTTTCAATTTTGTCGGTTGTACGACTTTCAGGCGTATCAACACCCGCCAATCTTACACTTTGATTGGACAGTACTACATCGAATCCTAGGTCTATATCGATAACGATTGTATCTCCGTCTACAATGTTAGTTACTGTTGCATGATATTCGTATGGCATATTATGACAATGTTAACAAATATTTTAGTTTATGTAATTGAGCCAACATTTCGTCTCGGATATTAAACAAATCTGTATCAGTTTCTTCTAAAGACTTAGTCAATTCATTTATCAAATAATCAATATATTTGTCCACGAAATCTGACGCGGAGATATCTTTGTAATTAGACAATTCAATTTTAAAGCCATCTTTACTTTCAATTCTTCCATATTTACCCATAAACACTTCGACAAACTCGTCGATCAATTCTGAGAATTCATTATAGGCACCGCCGAGAGCTTGATGTTCAGCATAACTTTTAGTTTGCCAGTGATGTATTTTTAACTGGTTGTGTAAAGTAAGTAAGTTTGTTACTATCATAATAGATATAAATATCATATTCAGAATAAAATAACCAAAACAAAAATAAATCGATTATTTATATTTAATGAAAGCAGTTATATATTTTGTCTTTAAAGACACCGAGGATAATTACATAGAAGATATTCAAAAACAACTAACTTATGATGTTAATCAATTTATTATTACCGACGTGACTAATCCAAACAAATCAATTTATAATAAAATTGAAAATATTTTTTATTTCAAAGATATGACATCGTGTTTAAACAATTTGACATCTGTATTGACTTATCTTGAAATCTTTAATTACAAAGAAATAATGTTATTGAATCCAAATAAATCTTACGACGCGTCCCAATTGGTATATAAAGATATATTAACTGTTAAAGAAGAGTTCGCCGTTATAAATAAAATTTTGTGAAGCATCGAACGTTTTAACAACTTTATTATTTATTACAACCTTTGTATTGCCAATTAAATGTGGGTCTATATGATTATAATACCAACATCCTGGGTAAATGGTGATGTCTACGAAACAAGCGTCTCCCACGTATAATTTTAAATTCACAGGTTCAGCCAACAAAACAGTTGAGTAATAAAAAACAGGTTTATGACTGGTTATATCATATATGAAATTACATCTAGCATCGTCAATTAAATTTGTATAAGAATATACTTGATTGAGAGACGAATATTTAAATATATCGTGTAGACTTGCAGTTTCTTCTAATATCTTACAGTTCTCAGATTTGTACTTAGTAACCAATTTAGTAAAAACAGTTTCAAAAAATTGACCGTAAATATTAACATCATTATTTTTATATTCATACTCAGTATAAGCAGCATTTTTTATAATATCAAACATTGTGTTTACTTTGCCAATATTGAAATAAGTTGCATACACCTGTTCGTTAGATGTTAACAATCTGTTAAAACAAAAAGTAATTAAATCATATTCTTTTAATTTGTCGATGTAATTTCTTACATTGCAAAGATCGTGATCATGTATAAAGTGATCATCTTCAATGTAAAAATAATTTTCATATCCAAGACATTTAGCATAACTTACTAAAGAACGATAATTGCGAAGCAACGATGGAAAATGTGTATCGTGATAAAACATTACTTTATGATTTGAATTTGTATCATACATAAAATAACCACCGCCTGATGATTTATAATAATCAAAATAAAACTTCTTGTCACATTTATGACTTGTGTAGTCATAAATCAAATGTTTTGATTTTTCTACAATGTAAGAAGACAATAAGTCTGTGGTAGATAAAGTTATTATATCATAACCCAGATTTTCAAGTTGTTTGAAATTCTTCAAACACATTTTTGATCTATTAACCGAATTTGGACTGGTTAAAAACAATATAACATTTTTAGACATAACCTAGGTAACCACTTCAACTTTACATTTGGTTCTATTAAAAAATCCTTCGTCGATCAAATATTTAACAGTCAAATCACAACGAGTTTTAAAATCATAAAAAGCAATTTCAGATGGCTTCCAGATACGAATAGTGTTGGTATCTTTTATTTCAAATTTTATACCATTTACATATCCCGTCTTTTTAGCGCCGCTGAACATTGTTAATAAATATCTTGATATAGTTGAAGGACATTAAAATATAGTTAACATTCAAATATAAAAATTTTGATAATCAGAAAGTACAATTGACAAACTATATATTGAAAATGAAAATTGAGTTACAACGTTATTTAAAGAAAAAGTTTCCAGAGTTATATCCGCCGGACTTTTCATTTGAATGTAATGATGGTTGGTTTAGACTTTTATTGTGGTTAAGTCGATATCTAGAAATGTATATCACTCAACAGAATGAAATGGCTAAATCACATCCACAAAACTATCTACCTGTAAAACAAATTGTTGCTAGACAAGTAAAACAAAAGTTTGGCACATTAAGATTTTATTCTGACGGCGGAAATCAGCACACTGAGACCGTAATTGATTATACAACATTTATATCTGGTTATATTTGTGAACAAACTGGAAATACTATTGACGTTGGTTATAACCACAATGGATCTGTAGAAGTACTACATAAAGATTTAGCCAAAAATAAAAATGATTTTAACTTCGTTGATGACGAAGAGTTACGAACAATACTAAAAACATATGACCAAAAAATTAATGCTCAACAATGATGATATATCTGACGTATCATCTGATAAACAAAAATACGTATCTGTCATCGACAATAACGAGTTATACTTTTATAATGACGTAAATGTAGAATCTGCATTGGTGATAAACAAAACTCTAAGTGATCTAGCTAGACAATTACTAATAGCTAAAATTACATTTGATCTACAAGAAACGCCACATATCAAATTGCACATAAACAGTGATGGTGGAGAAGTATTTGGTGCTTTGAGTATTGTAGATAGAATACAAGCATCCAAAGTACCTATACATTCATATGCAGAAGGATTAGTAGCAAGTGCTTCTACACTTATCAGCGTAAGTTGTCATAAACGATACATACGTAAAAATACCATTTTATTGATTCACCAAGTAAGAAGTTGGTTTGAAGGTACATATGAAGACTTTAACGATGAAAAACAAAATATGGATTTGATAATGAAAGTTGTAAAAGGCATATATTTGAAACATACCAAATTTACCGAAGATGAATTAAACACACTATTAAAACGTGACCTTTATCTAAATGCGGAAGATGCTATTAAGTACGGACTTGCTGATGAAATCATCTAGAGATAAAGAGGGATACGTATATATAATTAGCAATAGTAACTTTCCAAGTTATTATAAGGTGGGTGTTACTAATGATATAAAGGCGAGATTACGTACTTATCAAACAGCTTCCCCACTACGTAACTATAGAATTGAGTATTATGTTCATCACCCAGATTGTTATGATGCCGAAAAGAAAATAGCTGAAAAGTTAAGATACTTTGCTACAGACATCAAGAACGAATGGTTCAGATGTGATCTGGAAATTGTCAAGGGTAGATTGGATGAAAGTTTAGAACCCGAAGAAAATGTGTTGACGTTTATAAAAAGGGGTGTATAGTTATAGCATAGTTATGAACACAATAGCTAATAAATTAATCTGTTTAAACCTAAATGCGAACTGGCAACCAATTGGTTTCAAAACCGTAAAAGATGCAATTGTTGATCTTTGTGGTGGTGAAGCCGACGGTAAATCTTCTAGTTTGGCCTTGGACATTGATTACGAGTTGCTTGAGAATGGAGAACCAAATCTTTCAGCTCCCAAGAATATGAATCCTATCAGTTGGACAGAATGGTTGAAACTGCCTATTCGGCCGTGGGATTTGGTTATCAATTCCGCTCATATGTCTGTACGTGTACCGACTGTGATCATCGCTGTTAATTTCAATAAAATGCCTGTAAAGTCATTTAGAGGAAAACCCAGCAAAGACGCAATCTACACCCGTGATAACGGTATTTGTCAATACACCGGTAAAAAGATTGATCGTAATTCAGCTACAGTCGATCATATTCTACCTCGTAGTAAGGGTGGTGAAGATAGTTGGACTAATCTTGTGTTGTGTTCACGTGATATTAACTCTAAGAAAGGTAATAGACTGAATACAGAAGTTGGTTTGAAATTGATCAAACAACCAAGTATCCCACAACCAATTCCAGTATCAGCACTAATTAAAGAAGCAAAACACAAAGATTGGGAACACTTTTTGATGGGAGTTTAAACATATATCACATAGTTTTAAAATTTACAAATATATAATCTTAACCGATTATATATTTTTTTTGCATCGTTATGAAAAAAAACAAAACCCTCACCATCAATATCAATGGAAATGAAGTCGTTTTAGATGAATCAAAAATCAAATTTTATTTATCCGAAACAAAAAATAAAACCGTAAACAAAGATAAAATTGAAAAGTTTTTTACAAACTTAGGTGTTATTTTTAATAAACATAATGAATCTAATTGATATTTATTGTTGTGAATCAATACGACAAATTTTTATTAGAAGCCTATGCCGGCGGATTACGTGCGTGGTTTGGCAAAGGTGGAGCAGGCAGTAGTTCTGGTGGTGGATGGGATCGATATGATAGTAGTGGTAAAAAAGCTGGTAAATGTGGTGACGCTAAACAAGGAAGTAGTTATAGTGCTTGTTTGGGTAAAAAGTATGTGAGTAGACTGAGAGCAAAAGGCGGAAAAAAAGCAATTGCTAATTGGGTTAAAAGAAAGAAGTCAGCACAAAGAACAGCTGGAAGAGGTGAAAAAGGCACTGGTGGTAAAGGTCAGTCTCCAGTAAGAGTAAGTTACAAAGAATCATTGAGTGAGATATTTGTAATTGATCAAAAACAAGGTCTTAAAAAAGATTTAATTGATTTTTTAAGACAAGAATTTCAAGACGGTCATTTAAAACCTATTCACGGTGGTATAAGTACAACCGAATTCAAACCAGAAGATTGGTTAGAAGCCATTGCGGATTATACAATCAATCATTTGATTAATTATTTTGAAACCATACGAAGTCAAACAGAACGAAATATATGTTCGGCTGTACCTATGGTATCCAATTAAGATTATAATATTAATTAGTGTTGAACATTACATATTTATATAGTAATATAAGAAATATATGAGTTACTATATCAAAGACACAACGATAAACAAAGTCATAACATTTAATGACATAAACGAAACGGTTAATTACCTAGAAAATTTATGCATTAAGAAAAATAGAAAGAGTCGCAAAGACTTTATGTATGATATGTCTGAACTTGGACATGGTTATGATGATCCACAAGGTATAAATTTTACCAATTTGATGAGTGATCATTTCGAAGTTGGAGCACTTAAAAAAGATGGTAAATTAGTACGAACCAACATTCACGAATTGGCTAGAAATAACAAATACCGAAACGAAATGGGAGATTAATTTATGATTAACTTGGATATCAAGTGGTCAGATCCAGTTCAAATCGAAAAAAACGGAGACGTAACGTTTCAACGTGAGTGGACAATTACTCCATCTTACCTCAATCAGTTTTTTGCTTATTGGAAGGTAAACAAATTAACTTTGAAAAGTAAAGGTTACGGTGTCGTTAAACGAGAACAAGGATGGATTCTTACACAAACCAATGATAATCCAACGTTATTCAAAGATCCAATAGAACACAAAAAAAAGGTAGAAGAATCACTACCATTATACGAAGTAAAAAATCCAGATGGATTACGAGCTTGGCAAGTTGGAGCTGTTGGTAAAATAGTATCGTCACTCAAAAAATGGGGTGCTGCAGTTGATGGGAGTGACGTAGGCATCGGCAAAACATATACGGCGACTGCTGTTGCTAGAGAACTAAATATGGACATTATGATTGTGTGTCCTAAAGCGGTTAAAGAAAGTTGGAAACGTGTTATTAAAAATCACTTTAAGATGTGGGGTAAATGTGTAGGTATTATTAACTATGAAGCTCTACGCACAGGTAAAACAGATAATATATTCGCTTCATATGTACGACGTAGAGATACCCACCGTAAAGAATTCGTCTGGAAAGTACCAAAAAATACTCTTATTATTTGGGACGAAGCTCAAAAACTAAAGAATGCTAAGACCAAAAACAGTGAAATGTGTATGGCAGCACTTAAACAAGGTTACAAGATGGTATTTTGTAGTGCTACTATGGCTACTAATCCACTTGAACTACGTACAGTTGGTCAATGTATTCAATTGTTTAAGAACAACAAGCAGTATTATGAATGGGCATATGCTCACGGCGTTGTAAAAGGTAGATTTGGAATGGAGTTTCGTGGTAATGTAGATGCTTTAAAGAAACTAAGCAATGACATATTTGTTAATAGAGGAGTTCGCCTTAATCGTGATTCCATCCCTAACTTCCCAGAAAGTCAAATTATCGCTGAATGTTATGAAATGGACAAAGAAGACCAAGACAAAATTAACTCAGCTTATGAAGAAATGCAACTTGAGTTATTGAAAATTGAAAAACTACTCAAGAAAGATAAAAAGTCAACAGAACTAACAGCAATATTGAGAGCTAGGCAAAAAGTAGAAATGATTAAGGTGCCATTATTTGTTGAAATGGTTGAAGATGCTCTAGAAAATAATATGAGCATCGTTGTGTTCTGTAATTTCACAGAGACAATAGAAGCACTTAGTCAACGATTGAATACTAAATGTATTGTTAACGGTGAAGCAAAATACGCAAAAGCTCGTCAACAAAACATAGACGATTTTCAGGCAGACAAACAACGGGTTATATTGATAAATCTCGCTGCGGGGGGTGCTGGTTTGAGTTTACACGATGTTACTGGTAAGTATCCTCGTTTAGCTTTGATCAGTCCGTCTTACTCGGCTGTTAATATGAGACAGGCAACGGGTAGAGTATGGCGTGACAGTGCAAAAAGTAAAAGTATACAGAAGATTGTGTTTGTGTCAGGCACAGTTGAAGAAAAGGTATGTAACAGTGTAAATCAAAAGTTAGCTAACTTGGATTTACTTAACGATGGAGATATGAATTATGATAAATAAAAATAACTACTGGGTTAAATCTGCAAATTGGTCTATGACAATACAAATTGATGAAACTATATTTGATGATCCTCATATAGAAGCATGCACTAGATGTATAGAAACCAAAATTAAAAAGTTAAAAGAAGAAGATGATTTTTTGGTAAATCCCATAATGATTGTTAAATCTTTAAAAAGAAAAAATAGTAAAGAAAAAATAGTAAATACCTATAAAGTACTTTTAAACGCATCATTTCCATTTAGAGCAGAAACTCTACGTAGAGTATTTTATGATAGTACCGACGTAGATTTAGCTAAAGAACCATTATCATCATCTAAATACTAATGGAACCTATATTTGACAACGAACAAATAACTCGACGGTTAAACGAACTTGAAGATCTTAAAACCAAAGTCGAAAAATTATTATCATTGAGTAAAATTGGAGAAGATGTACGTATTGAAATTGAAGAAGTACGAATGTTACAATCCAAGGGCATTATTATTCCACATTTAGAAAAACAATTTGCTGATCAGTTGTATCCCAAACGACCAACCGATGGTAAAAAAAGAAAACCCATCAATGAATCTGAAATATTAGAAGCGATAGAAAAAACAAGATCAGCTAGAAAAGCAGCAAAATTTTTAGGAGTAAGTTATCCCACTTTTAAAACGTATGCCAAAAAATATGGCGTACATAAAACAAAAGGATGGCCTATTACAAAAAGTGTACATATACGTGGGCCAATTAGTCCATATAGAGGAAAATATCCAATTGACGATATATTGGACGGTAAACATCCTGAGTTTCCAGTACATAGACTAAAAGATAAGTTAATTAGATCCAATATCAAAAAAGCACAGTGTGAACAATGTGAATTCAAAGAAAGACGTATAATTGATGGAAAACTACCATTATTATTGAACTTTGAAGATGGTAATAGTAAAAATCATAAATTAGAAAATATGAGATTACTTTGTTACAATTGTACGTTTACAAGTGGTAAAGGTTATATCAGTAAAGGACCAAAAATATTTGATCCTGATATATTACAAGATAGCAAAAAGATTTTGCGTCAACGATTTTAACACTCATATTTAATATTATAATGAATAATATAAAACATCTATTATCTCAAAATGGCATACTAACATCATTCAATATATGTAAAAAAGTAAGTCCTACAAAAATAAATAATATAAAAAAGAAACTATTAAAAACAGGAATACCCGAAGATAAAATCGAGAATGAACTGTATAAACACATTATAAGTAAACATATAGATGATTCAACTATTGAAGATATACCGGGCATAATATTAGATGGCGTACCACCAAAAATTAAAATTAAACCGACTGTTCAAAAGAAAATAGCTTCAACCTCAAGTGAAATTAGTGAATATTTTAAAAAGAATAAATTTACCAAAGAAGAAATAATATTATACATACAAGCTGTATTTTTCCTCTGTGGCATCACAAATGACGACGTTTCAGAATTTAAAGAAAAATATAATATTAATAACGACAATGATGAAGACTATTTAGATGAAGAGGATGATGACGAAGGCGAAGACGAAGAATCTGGTTTTGAATGAAAAAGCTTATGGAAATATATAATATTAATGATGTTGTTCCTTTTACGGAAAACAAGACAGTTGTATTTGTTACAGGCGTAACTGGCCAAGATGGCAGTTTTATGGTAGATTATCTGTTAAAAAATACAGACTATTTTATTGTGGGTGGTGCTAGAAGACTGAGTATCAAAAATCACGAAAATATTAGACACTTAGAAAACAATCCAAGATTTAAGATAGTTAACTTTGATTTGAGTGATGCACATAGTATATCCAAAATAGTAGAAAAACTAAAACCAGAGTACTTTATTAATTTGGCAGCACAGACGTTCGTTGGTTCTAGCTGGGACTTTCCAGCTCAAACTTGGGAATGTAATACTACTGGGATAATTCATATTCTAGAAGCTATTCGTCAACACAAATCAACTTGTAGATTTTATAATGCGGGATCATCTGAAGAATATGGAAATGTGGTTTACTCACCACAAGACGAAAACCATCCCGCTAAACCTCGTAGTCCATATGGTGCTAGTAAATCTGCAGCTAGACAATTGGTTAAAGTATACAGAGAAAGTTATAACTTGTATGCTGTACAAGGGTTGTTATTCAATCACGAAGGCACTAGAAGAGGTGAAGAATTCGTCACTCGTAAAATTACAAAGGGAGTAGCTAGAATCAAAAAAGCTATAGTTGAAGGTAAATCATTTGAACCTATTGAATTGGGTAATGTAAAAGCCAGAAGAGATTGGAGTGACGCTGAAGACTTCGTTGACGGTATCTGGAAGATGTTAAACCAAGAAACACCAAATGAATATGTATTATCTAGCAATGAAACACATACAATTGCTGAATTTGTATGGTACGCATTTAAAGGGGCTGAGATCGAAGGTGCATGGCATGGACAAGCTGAATCTGCTGAATTTAGTATTAGTACAAAAGATGCAAACAAATATGAACCAGTATGTTCTGTTTTGGTAAAAATCAATCCTAAATTTTATAGACCCGCTGAAGTGGATTTATTACTAGGGGATAGCACCAAAGCTAGAAATGAATTAAAGTGGAAACCAGAAACTTCATTTGAACAACTGGTTGAAAAGATGGTTAAAAATGACTTAAAACAAATTGGACTATGAGTGACTCTTATACATTATATAATGAAACGGTAATGGATCATTTTATGAACCCAAGAAATATGGGCGATATAAAAGACGCAGATGCTACTGGTGAAGTAGGCGCTGCAGCGTGTGGTGATATTATGAAGATCACTCTTAAAATTGATGATGCTACACAAACAGTAACCGATGCAAGATTTAAGACATTTGGATGTGGTAGTGCGATAGCTGCTTCCAGTATGGCTACTGAATTAATAAAAGGTCGTAATATAGAAGAACTTCAGAAAAATTTTAACAATGATGATATTGTTACTGCGTTGGGCGGCCTCCCCCCAGTGAAAATTCATTGTAGCGTTTTGGCCACAGAGGCGCTTAATGCAGCGTTAGAAGATTACAAAAAGAAAAGGAATATAAATTATGTTTAACAATAAAATACAAGGGATGAATCAAACGCCAAATGTTAACTTTGGACTAAAAGAGACACAATCAGTACAATGCACTGAATGTCAAGGCGCCGTTTTTCAAAATGGCGTTATGTTTAGAAAAGTAAGTAAAATACTTGCTGGCACAGATAAAGACGCGTTGGTACCAATTAACATACCATATTGTGTTAACTGTCTTGAGCCACTAAACGAATTATTACCATCTGAATTAAAACAAGCGAAGATCAGTCTTTAAAACCAAACCCCCGAAAGGGGGTTTTTTCATTTATAATTGTATTGTTGTTTAATCGTTTTTGGATAATATTTTAACATATCCAAAACATCTTCATCGTTAAACACTGCCCATTTTTGTCTATCGTCGTTGTACCAGTTATGATATACCTCCATATTAAAAGGAGTCTCTAATGTATAATCGATCAATGAATCAGTAATAGATAAAAATTCTTTTTCGGCTCCAAATTTACCGCATATAATTTTGTTACCAATCTTTTTAGCTGTGTATGTACATAAGCCAAATCCCTCACCTCTATTTAGAGTAAAATAAACATCTCCAAATTCGTGAATTAAATTTACTTCATCATCATTTAAACTATCAAAACAAAATATAATTGGAGGAATATTTTCATACGTATTAAGCAGTTCTGCAAATTTATACTTCAACATTTCTTGTTGAGATGTTGTGAATTCTTTAAAATATGTTTTGATAAACAAACAAACATTATCATCACTTGTAAACTTCTTGCAAAATGTTGATATAACTTGATTTAAATTTTTACGTTCGTTATATTGACTAATATTATAATAAACTGTATTATTATCTAATATTTTTTTAATAACCTCATTTGACTGTGTGTATTTATTGTCTTTATATAAATAAAACTTATTTAAAACATCGGATACTTTTAAATTTTTATTCTTAACAAAGCTAAATACATCGTGCGCCCACACACTCACATTCTTATTAACACCACTATCTATAAATGTTTTTTTATTAAAACGAGACGGAACAATTACTTCGTGTACAACACTTAAATTAATATAATCTGTCCACTCAGCGTGTAAGTGTGTGGTTTCCCACGTAGTTAATCCGTATATTTTTTTTGCGTTTTTAAAATATTTCCGAGCATCATTCCAACCATCTGGCACGTGATGTATGATTACAGAATCATAAACAACTGTGGGATCGTATTTGTTTTCACATTTAAAAACTTGCAACTCCTCTTCATTACAAGGTTTATATATAGAAGAACCAAATGCATTGTTTATCCAATGTACTTTAAAATTGTTTTGTAACAGTTGAAATATATAATTTCTAGCCGAATAGCTATATCCGCTATAATTGTTCTGTGATATGTAAAGAATATTTTTCCCATTTATAAAATTAAAATTCTTAAAAACATATGAAAATATAACTTTGTATGTATCAAGTCTAATTATTTTAAACAGAACATCATTTTTAAAAAAATCTACATTTTTATTTAAACCAGAAAAATATCCGGTATTTGCATGCAATTTTATAAGTTCACTGTGGAATGGTACTTTTGTAACATTATCCTCCCACAAAAACATTGCGTCTACACCATTAATGTTGGGTCCAACCAAAACTTCAATATTAAGAGGTGAATTTTTAGCATTAATTAGTTTTACCATAACAAAAATAACTATCTTAAACTAGTCAAATAATATTTTTTTATTATTTACTTTTTCATCAACAATGCCCATCTTTCCTTTAAGCATTCGCAATGCTGATTTGGGATTCATCTTACCAAAGTTAAATCCCATTATACCATACTGTTGACAAAACTCTTCCAATGCTTGAATATCTTTAACATCGTATTGTTCCACATCCGCATTAATATAACCACTCTCATCAGATACACTTGATTGTTTACGTCTCAACATAGCTTGATATGGATCAAAACCATTAATAGATGGCGTAGGCGCACTCTGTTGACGCATTACCATCATAGCTTGTAAGTTGCCCATAGGCACAGTTGGCCATTCATTCATAATTTATCCAATTACGTAATCACTCTGCGTTATATATTCGTTCTTATTTTTTGCGTATTGAGCAAATGCTAATGCATTTGTCTTCATTCTTCGTTGAATTTGAGATGGGCCACTCTTTGCATTTTTATGATTCAAATATTCTTTTGTCGCATTGGCCCAATCGCCACTATTCATCAATCCAATTGTTTTTGGTCCAATGTCTCCTCTATACAAAGCATTTATAACTGCATTTTTAACATATATTGGTAAACTCGTAAAATTACTAATTTTCTTAGATGCAAGTTTCTCTTTAATCTTAACATCCATATTAAATAACTTTTCAATTTGATCATCTGTGAGCTTTTGTTGACCATTTAATACTTTATCATAATTTACAGTATCTCCAAATAAAGCTTTAAATAATTGACGGTCTTCTTGACTATTGTTTAGATAGTGACCAATTCCAATTGTAGGCAAACCTGCACTATCTTTATAAACAGTATCTTTTTTACCTTCCCAATGACCTACATAGTCACTTGTTTTTTTGTTTAACAAAGAAGGGTCAGAATCTTTTGTAGCAGTTTGTACAATTGGATTAGATGGTTGTTTCACTTTATCGGCATCTACTTTACCAGTAGTTGCTGCTAATCCAATAGCCCCAGCAGCAAGCCAGTCTTTCCAACCTTCTTCAATATCGTTTGCAACTTTTACTTCGTCAAACTTTCTACCTTCTGGACCAAAGTGATCTAGATGATGATACACATCATCCAAATACTCACCGGCCAAGTTTAACTTAGCTTTAACCCAATCCTCCAACTCAGAGTTTGGTTGCAACATTTGCTCTAATTCTTTAGCATCACTGTTAAGTTGTTTCAAAGCACCCATAGCCATACTGCTATCGAATTCTTTTAACATATGACGCACAACAGCTTCATATATTTCTCTTACTGGTTTACTCTTTGTCTTTTTACCCATCTGTCTAAGTCTTCTGGCTTTACAATGTGCCTTTTGACTAAAACCTTTTGGGTTACTACAATTAATACTCTTTTTATATGTGTTTGACCATTTTTCCAAAAGTGTATCTGTATATGATGGATTTTTGGACTTCAAAATGTTCTTAATGAATCTTAATAATTTAACTGCTGGCTTTCTTAATACACGAAGTTTTATAATCTTAGCTAAATCTCCAAACGGTACAATAGATACCGCACTTATTGCTGCATTTAATAAATGTTTTTTCTTCTCATCTGTCTCTTTTTCTAATGCGGATCTTAATAAACTAATTACCACATTAGCACCGTCAGCAAAGCTTCCAACGGTCGGTTCCAATCCAACAACATCTAAAGCGTATTGAATCCCGTCAACTACAGTGTCTAGCTTTTCTTTATTAAATTTTTGTTCTAAGTTTTTGACTTCTTCAGTCAATCTATCAATGTTTTGTTTTTCTTCATTATAAAACTTCAAATAATCACGTACTGTGGCTACATAATCACAAGCGTGATTCAACTTAGCTTTAACCCAATCTTCCAAGTTATCATTTACATCAAACATTGATTGTAACTTTTCACTATAATCAATAATCTTCGTAATATCACTTTGCGACATTTCCGCATTTTCACTTAAAGATTGATCTTCCCATCTATTGAGATCCATTTTACCTGTTTGGTGTAACTTAACGAGATCACTATGATTAAAAGAATACATCAACAAATTTTTCAATTTAGTTGTTAATTCTGGAAATCTATCGCCCAGCCCAATAAGGATAGAAGATACAGAACTTTGTGTCACTATGTCACTAACAGTCACTTTACTTTTTCCAGTTGCTTTTATTTTTTCAAGCTTTGATATCATTTTTAAAGCATAACCTTTATATTTTTGATATGCTTTATAATTTGCTAGTGATGAATTGTCTGTTTCTTTCATAGATCGTAATTTGGATATTATCTCAAACTTTCTTTTAACTTACGAAGTGTTCTAGCCAATCGTGCTCTTTGACCAAGTTTACCACTCTTCTTAGCAGCGTCAGATAATTTATTAGATGCTATTTTTTTACCGGCAGCTACACCCAGTTGTTTTTTCAAAGCGCCTGGTTTAGTAATAGCTTTTTGTATCCATTTCTTTTTAGCTTCATCCATTGAATCTGATTCATCGGATGTAACGTCATCAACAGATTCACCACTTTCTTCTCCAGCTTTAATTGGCAATTGATCAGCGCTCATATTAACTGCAGAAGACTCTGTATCGTCTTCAGCTGGTACCACAGCATTTGCATCTTCGGGTCCAGCTGGTGTTTGTTCAGCATCTTCACCGGCCGGAGCCAATTGTGTCATTAATAAATCGTGAAGTTTTTGAGCAAGTTCACGATCCAATGTGATGGTCACAGATTCTTTTTCAGCATCTACACTTACGTCATCTTGTTCAATTTCACGAATCATTCGTTTAATAGCTTCTTTTAATTGTTGTTTATTCATAGTTTTTTTACTTTCTGCATATCCGACAAAATCATATCCACTACCATTTGTACCAGATCCAGTACCAGAGCCAGTCATCATTCCGTCTTCTGGAAATGGACTTTCCATAGCCTGAGCTGGATAAGCTTCACTCATTCTCCAACCACCACCTTTACTCTTATACCATTTAGCCGCCCATCCATTAGCATAAGCGCTGGGATAAACATCAAATTTAGATCTGGCTGCGGATTTGGCTCTAGCCCATAAAGCAGGATTTGTTGGTTTTGGTTTTCTTTTACCTTTACCAGATTTTCTTCTTTTCTTTTCGTCTAACATAGCTTCTTCTAAGCTACTAAAAGTTTGATTTTCCAATTCAATATCAATTGTTTTATTGACAATTGGTTCGCTATTTCTACCATCTACTTCTCCATTTGATGTACCGCCAATAGTTCCACCCATATTACCTTTTTGTAAACCTTTATTACCAACTCTAGATTTATCATTAATACTTTGATTTACATCACCAAATCCAGAACCAGTTGATGGTTTAAATTCACTAGCTAATCCAGCAGCAACTAATTTACTGTAATATTTAGGGTCTACTGTTAAATGATCTAATGAAATTTCTTTAGCAATTTCCGGGTCATTAGTGTGTTCCATCTCAATTTGTATACCGGTACTTAGTTGAATAGGATCAATTTGATCTGACGGCGCACGGTCGCCTACTCCTCCTGGTAATTTTATTAAATTATTAATCATTTTTAAGACCTTGTTGAAATTTTGAAAAGCTTTTACCGCTACCAGCGCCAGGATCGATCATCCATCTACGACCTCGCATTGCATCACTTCCCAACGTGGGATCGTGAAATTTACCATCGCCAATATAATGCCATCCTTTATGAAGCGGATCTGGTTTACGATATTTAGGATCACCATCTTTAGCAAAGTTTCGCATATTTAATTCCAATTTCTACGTTGTTTTTTCGCTTCGTGCAAATCTCTCATTATTTCAGCAATAGCTTTTTCTTGTGGGGTACGATAATCTGGTTCCTCTGACTTTTCTGGTTCATCTGTTATATCCAACATATGAAGTTTGCTATAGTACTGATGATCTTTCTTTAAATTGTTCACGACATTTTGTTTGGCTACTTGTTTATCTTTTAATACAAGTTTTTTCATTTCATAGTCAATACCCATAATAATTTCATCAGGAGTAACTTTATATTTGATTTTTTCAACGTCTCCTACATAGTCTTTTGGATTTTGACCTGTATACGGACCAAATGGAGAGATTTTTGACATTGAATCTTTCGCATCAGCTGTGATCTTACTTTTATCAGTTAGTGTGCCAAAATTACTGGGATCTTGAGACACATCTGGACTATCAAAGGTAGACACATCAGAAGCGCCAGAAATAGCTCCTCCTTGACCATATGGCAATCCCTGCATCATTCTATCGCCGAGATCACCCAATTCTTTTAACTTCCTCATATACTTATAAATATATAAATTATGGTTTTAAACCCCATATTTATAACCGTTCCCAATTTTCCCAAACAAAATCATAATTATATGTTAACTTGTGTGTTTTTTGAGATTATAATTTATCCTTAAAGTATTATCTCCGCTGTCTTCAAACCAATCAATCATAGTTATATATATGGTGAATGATATTAATGTTTTACTTGATTTCGATGTAAGATCATCGTTTTTCAAAACCGCAATTCGTTTTATAGATTACGAACTTATAGAAGGAGACATATTTGAATTTGGTGTATATACAGGCCGAAGTTTAGCTTTACTATCATATTTTCACGAAAAGAGCAAAGAAAGCATACACAAACTTAATTTTAATAGAAAAATAGTGGGATTTGATTCGTTTGAAGGATTGCCTGATTCTGACGATCATCCCAGATGGAAAAAGAATATGTTTGGTGTTAATCATTCATATCATCCAATGTGTAAAATAGGCGATAAAGTAACAACTGATACAATATATGGTTTATTTGAAAACTATAATTTACCAAAACCAAATATTGAAGTAGGGGATTTTTTGACTACAATTAACAATTCAATACCTATCAAATATCAGAAAGCAGCATTGATTCACATAGATTGTGATTTGTATATGTCTACCAAAATGGTATTGGATGGTATAACTCCAGTATTACAAGAGGGAACTTTATTAATATTTGACGATTGGTTTAATTTTAAAGGAAATAAGAACAAAGGAGAACAAAAGGCTTTTTATGAATATTTTGGTAGTCAAAATGTATGGGACTACGTTGAATATCAAACATATGCTACGTTTGGCAAATCATTTGTTGTAACTAATAAAATATCTTGATCGACAAATCCATCTATTCTTCTAAATTTATAATTGTTATTTATTTTTAATAATTCTTCGGTCAATATATCCAATGAATACTTAGTTTTGTAATTTAGTTTTTCCTGTTCTTCAAATGATGGGAAACATCTTAAATCGTCAATCAAAATAATATGATCTTTTATATGATGTTTATCAATTTGTTGTATTTCATATATCAACGGAAATTCATATAATTGAGTAACATTAGACTGTGACGTGCCGTGGCCACTATAATGACCGTCTAACCAAAATAACATTCTTTTATTTATATTTTTGATAACATCATATAGTATTATAGAACTATCACCGTGGTACAGATTTACATTTGGATTATGTTTAAATCTTTCTATATTATCTTTATACAACTGTTCATCTAATTCTATAGAATGAATTTCATCAAATTCCGAATCGATAGCATTGATAACTCCTTGCCCACACCAAGTGCCAGTTTCAATAAAAACAGTTGCATTATCCTTATATTTAAAAAATTTATCGTATATCATATTTTAATCCAGTCAGTTGGAACTATATCATATTCGTGTGAATGTAATATAAAGTTTTTTGCAAACCATTGTGAAGGTGCTATTACTTTTTTGTTTTTACTTTTATTGAGATATGCACCCCACCAACTAAATGTACTGTTTGCTATAATGTTATTGTCACATAAACTCATGCAAGTCATATTCAATACTTCATCTTTACTATCAAATACAACCATATTTGGTTTATTAAATTTTTGTTTTGCCAAATTTAAATCGTCAGAAAATATAACAAACGTTGTATCTTTAAAATAATGTGTTGCTGGAGTATAATATTCTTCATCTAATAAACGTACAGCAGATTGATATAAAATATAATCTCCTCGGCGAAAGTGTAAAGATGTTTTTGTACCCTCAATATTACGCAAAAAATTTAAAGCTTTATCTTTATAATCATCAAAACAAAACATATCAATCAAAGAATCTTTGTGTTTTTCAAAATATTTTTCGCTTTGAAAATATCCAGTTAACAATAAATTTGGTTTATATTGTATTTCATTATAATTGTGTGATGGTTCTTGATAATAATTTTCCGTAATAAAATTATCAACGTGTGTAAAATTTTTAAAAATTGTATTTCTATATTTAATTATTTTATTGCCTTGCAGCGGTGTCCAACAATTATTAAAATTAAAGACGGCATTATCATTATTAGATAGTGCTAATGAATAAGTGGCAGACACTTGAAATAATTGGTTTCCCAATCCGCCCATACAATTAACACTGATCATATTATTAAATTTTTATCTTTATAAATTTGATCAATCGAATATAAAGTTACTTCTTCATTAAGATCTCCTTTTTGATAAAACATAGGTTTGGCTACACCATAAACATTAAATTTGCTTTGTTCTTGACACATTAAATAATCAAATGGAACGGTTGATTCCATATTATACGATTCGCCAATTTTATTTATATGTCCTAAGAAGTTATTATTCAAAAATAAAACAGCGTGAGCAGAACACATACCTTCTATTTTATAAAATCTATCATTGTACTTTTTTATAGTAAAATTTCTCCAATCAGTTTGACCATTTGTAACGCCCCAAACAGAAGTGCCTAGATATATAGCATCCGCGTCATCTGGTATCTCTAATTCATCATTATAATTTTCTGTTAACCCACAATCATCTTCAAGACATAAAACGGGTGGCGATACGGATTTATACATATTTACGGTTGATATCGCACATCCGAGATGACCTGGGATAGTTTTTCCATAAAAAACATTAATTTTTAATTTATCTTCTAAACAATTTAGTTCATTTTTAAGACGATCATATCTTCCGAAGTTGTTTTCTATAGTCAAAATATATGTTTCGATGCAAGATAATTTTATTTTCATATATATTAAGGATTATACGGAACCATTCCATTTATCGACTGATGAATTATAACGTGTTTTAATGAACCATATAATGTAAATCCAGCTAATTTAGCTCTATGAGAAAAATGGGGCCCTTCCTGAAAAAAATGGTCAGTGATCCCATCATTTCCTTTTAAAATTCCACTATCATATCGCAGTCCATAATCAAATACTTTGCGGGATATCAATGAAGCACATTCAACTATGACCATTGGATAAAAATCGCAATCAAATCTTTTAGCGACTTCATGAATTTTAACTGGTATCCCATCTATATCGGCACATGTCATACCATCATAATTACTGCCGTCCACTTCAACTCTAGGCATAATTATATCCTTATCGAAATTGACAGCATCAATTAAAAAGTTTGGAGGAATATATGCATAATCTGCATCTACCCACCATAAATAATCATTGTCTTTTAAATGTGTATCAACAATGTAATTGCGTATAATTTTTAAACTGTTCATACGCCCTGATGCATGTCTGAAATCATGTCTAGATTCGTGAGGCAAATGAAATCCTAGTTGTTTTCTTTCGTAAGATATAGATCTGTATGCATGCTTTTTTAACAACTTATCTACACAATATTCTAGCACATTATGAGAATAATCTTCACTATCATTTTCTATAAAAACAATTGATATGCTTTCTTTATGATAATTGAGATTAATTATCTGTCGAACAGTGGTTTCTAACCATGCGCCACAGTTCTTAACAGGTATACCAATTAATATTTTTTTAACATCGCTCATTTTATATAATTATTTTAAATCACTAATTTTATCCAATTAAATGTTTTTTTAATTCCATCTTTAAGCGATTGAGATGGCAGCCATCCCATTTTTTCAAAATACAATTTATTATCCGAATTACGACCTCTAACGCCTGTTGGACACTTAAATCCGTATTTTTTATTAAACTCATCGCCATAGATATTTTTAATAAGTATATTTTTACCAGTCAAATCAATTGCCATTTGTGTTAATTGATTAATAGAAACCATTTCTTCGGACCCTATATTAACAGGACCCAAAAATGAATCTTGTCTCATAAATCTCAAAACCGATTCTATACAATCATCTATATATAAAAAAGATCGAGTTTGCAATCCATCCCCCCAAACTTCCAATTCCCCTCCATCGACCGACTCAATTGCCTTTCTACACATAGCAGCAGGAGCTTTTTCCTTACCACCCTTATACGTTCCATATGGACCGAATATATTGTGAAATCTAGCAATTCTAACATCTAGCTTATAATTTCTATTATAAGCTAAATATAATCTTTCACCAAACAACTTTTCCCATCCATATTCACTGTCTGGTCCAGCTGGATAAGCATCATTTTCTGAACATTTAGGATTGTTTGGATCCATTTGATTATATTCAGGGTATATGCATGCACTAGATGAATAAAAAACCCGTTTAATATTCTTTTTTACACATTCGTTTACAACATTAAGATTAATTAATGCTGAATTTCTCATTACGTTAGCATCATTTTGTCCAGTAAATATATACAACGCTCCACCCATATCGGCAGCTAACTGATATACTTCGTCTACATTTTGTAAAATAACAGATTCAACAATAGATGGATTTGTTAAATCTCCCAATATAAACTCATCGGCATAGTTATGATATTCATTATTTTTAATGTCAACACCACGGACCCAGTAACCCTCCTCTTTTAATCGTTTAACTAAGTGTCCGCCTATAAATCCACCCGCGCCTAGTACAACTGCTGTTTTTTTATTTATATTATTCATATTTGTCATAAAATTTACAAACTCTAGATATGTTTTCTTTATCAAACGGTAATAATGTCTTATATGTAGATAAATTTTTGATACTGCAACCATATGACTTATATAAAATATCGAGCTCAGTTAAATGCTTTTTTAAAATATCTTCACCTAATCTCAATGGATCCGGCGTACCATTTCCATAAAAGTGAGTAACATTGTTACTGTAAATAAGATCACATCCTATAGTATATAGGTCAACTTTATAATCATTTAATATAGATCTATTTAATATATCATATAAACAATTTAACACAGTTGTTCCACCATTAGGATCCCAATACCAGTGTGGTTTTTCTAAAAAATAAGATGTTATATTTAACCCAATATTATTAATTTTAAACGATGTTAAATCATAATTTTTATTATAAATAAAATCATTGGGTATATACCAATGTGTAGTTTTTTCTTTTGTGACTAAGAACGCATTGTTCATAGCGAACACATAATTAAACTCAAAACGTTCATTGTATGAATCCCACCAATCTTTAACATACCAACCACTGCCAATCAATAAACATTTATATACATTCATATTTGATATAAAATTATTTAAATTTTAAACGATGGATACAAAGAACTAAAATGTGGGTTAATTTTATAACCTTTAGTTGATTCATCTTTATATATACGATTATTTTCCAATGTGTCTACATTAGGCGAAGCTTCTATCATTACAACTTTTCTGATGAACGTAGATGTCGGATCATTTATACTTTTGATATTAACGCTTTCAATGTCATATGTATCGATCATCTTAATGTCACCAAATCCAGCTATTCTCAATAAAGAAAACAATGATTTAATCGAAAATACCCACGGAAAAAACATATGACCAACTGATACAGTTCCATTTCCTACTAAATCGTTGTTGAAGTAAATATTTTTTTTAACAACATCTGTGTTATATGATGTATCATCAAAAAAATCAGAGATAATAATTATTTTTTCCTTGCAAATAGTGTGTAATAACCTAAGTGCGCCTATGGGATTTTCCAAGTGAACTAATAAATCGGCAATAAATACCACATCGTATTTTACTTCATTATCCCAATTAATAATATCGTAAATATTACTATGAATAAATTTAGATTTAGAATTTAAAAAACTATGTACATATTGTCTGGTTTCTCTGTTGTCCATATCCAGACTAGTGACTGTTTTCGATATTTTTTCAAACAAAAATGAATAAAATCCATCTCGACATCCAATATCAATTATATCTTTGTTAGATGCAATTGTAGATAAATTTTTTAATAATTCATTTGCTATTAAATTATGATTGTAATCTCCAATCAAATGAGTTGGATTACTACTATCAAAATCCCATTTTTCAATGGATTTTTTATTCTCATTTAAATAGTACGTGTGGTAATTAATCATTCAACAATTGGTAATTGAAAATTAAAATTATTCTTAAAAGGTCGCCAAGCGTGTTGCAACATTTGATAATCACAAGCCGAACATCTAAATGATTCCCAGCAAATTACTGGTTCTTTTTTCAATTCAAAATCTTTATCAAAAATATTTGCAATTGGTGTATAATGAGGCATTGCTGATTGATGAAATAACTTTGATCGATCAATAGCACTCATACACGTAAAGATATTTCCTTCAAAATCAACATTAATTTTTTTCCACCCAGCCGGACAAAAAATAGGCTGTCTTGATTTATCGTTGGTCTTTTCTGCAAACTTATAATCCGTAGAATAGTTAGGATACAAATCATCTGTCAACGAAGTTATATCTTTTGAGAAATTAATATTTTTAATATTTGAATCTACGAATTCATCTAAATGAGGATCAGCGAGCTTATGTTTTTTAGAAAACTCAATTATTTTATTAGGATCTACTAATTTAGTATTGTCAGGATGTAATACCATTTCAATGCCTACTTTTCGAGCATCAAATATTTCAAAAAACTTTTCCAGTTTATCAAAAAAATCGTTTGGGTTTTCCCATTGGGTAGGATGTAAACTAAAAAATATAACATTCCATTTGCTAGCATCTATATTCTTCCATTTTTTTAAATCAAATGTTTTACCAAAATTTGAAGTCATATCAATAGTGATATCGTCATTTAACATTTCAATTAAATCAGGCAACTCTTTATATAAAGTTGGCTCTCCACCTGTCAAATATAAATGAGCTGGATTTAATTTATTAATTGCATCTGCCCAGTCCCTCGTAGTTTTTAATGTTTTGTTGCTTAGTGTTCTGTAGATATCACTCGCTGATTCTTGCCAACAATAGTTGCAAGCCATATTGCATTTCCAAGTTACAAACCATTGAATGGTAAGTCTATTAGACTCTATTGTTTTTTTTGTTTGTTCAAAATATTCAATGGATGAACTATCCATATGTTTTTTGAGTCCGAGAAAATCATGAAAATTTTCTCGATTTATTATGGATTTAATATCTACAACAATGTTATTTGCTTTCTTAATTTTAAATTTAAATACACCGTCAACTATATCTTCTTTATCCACTTTAAAAGAAATACTACGTTGACCGCCTGTAAACATAGGAAATGTTAAAGACTTTGTTTTTGTGGTGATTTCCAAAGAAGAACGTTTATCACTGTGTAATACATACACAATATCAAACCATTCAGATTTAATATCATATATAACATTATAAAAGTCTCCATCCGCATTTTCATTAAAAGATGACATATTATTTATTAATTGATTTAATAACTTTAGCAATACAAGCCATAAACGTAATTTCTTTGTCTACAACCATACTACTCTGATATACATATTCTGCGATTTCTATAATAATTAATGTTTCTTTACCAATTGCATATTCATCAATTCTAGAGTATAGTTCTGTATAAAGTTCTTCAAAATTACGTGTACCAGCGTCATTAATTAGCTGACGAATTTCATTAAATGACTTACCATTAGTCTTAGCAGATTTTAATAAGTCAATTAACTTGTTCTTCAAATCAAAGCTAGCTCCTTGACTTTGTAAGATCTTTAATTTACCATCCAATGAACTCTGTTGAATAAAATTGATAATCTTACGAACATCAGGATAAAAATCCTGCACAATCTTCTTTAGATCTGCCAATTCATATTTGATACACTCTTTATCCAAGATATTCTTGATATGTACAGCTACATCTTTTAATGAAGGTGGTTCAAGTTTAAATACCTGACTACGACTACATAATGGATCAATGATCTTTTCAACATAGTTACATGTTAAAATAAATCTAGTGGTACTACTATATGTCTCCATCAAGTTACGCAATGATGCCTGACTGCTAGCAGACAAAAAGTCAGCTTCATCCAAGATAACAACTTTCAATGGATTAAAACCAGTTGAAGCTGCAAATGGTTTGATGGTTTCACGAATAAACTCCACCTTGGTATTATCACTAGCATTAACATACATAACATCACATTCAATGTTACTTGTTAAGATCTTTGCCAATGTAGTCTTACCAGTTCCAGCACTACCGTGTAAAAGTATATGCGGAATGTGTTTGCGATTAATAAAATCTTGAAAAACCGATCTGATATTGTCGGAACAGATATAATTGTCTAGTTTCGACGGCCGGTATTTTTCAGCCCAAAGACTATGTTGTGATACATTGTCTGATTTATCTTCAACAAAGAAACTCATAATTGATATTAATCTACACTCTTGATGTCAATTAGATAATAAGAACTATTGAATAGATCGTTATTAAACTCAACGTGTGCAATACCAGCATCACTGATCTTTAGAACTGCGTTTTCACAATCACTATTACTAGTCAAAATCTCTTTTAGATACTTAGCACTAAAGTGAATAGTCTTACCAAGAGTATCTTTACCTTCTGTCGGTTTGATATCAATATTAATACGATTGCTATTAACACTACTATACCCAATTGTTAACTTAATCTTGTCTTTTTTATCTTTGATAAAAGTCATAGTATCAACGTCACTCAAAGCAGTCTTAGCTTTAACGAATGTAGTTACAAACTCCTTCGTAAGAGGAATCTCTAAATTGAACGGAGGCAACTTTTTAAGATCAGGAACCTTTGGAATCACAGTCAAATCAGCAGTAACATACTGTACATCTGTACCTTCACTGGATAACGACAACGACACAATCTTATCGTCACGTTTGTTATATGAAATATTTACGTCTTCTGTTAGAACATTCAACAATCTCTTTAGCTTAGTAGTATCATTAATACCAATCTCGGAATCAGTCAAACCCGCGTCATCTTTGATGACAACATAACTGATAACATTTTTATCATCACTAATGGATGCTGTCTTAATTTGTTTGCTGCTGTTATCAACAACCCATTTCACACTTTCAATGGTACCGTTGAGCGAATATTTGTCAATAAATGTAGTTAATACTTGTTTCTTCATACTCTATAATGTTAACCGATGTTGATTTGTTTGTCAATTGTTGAATTCAAAAAATAATCCTACGTTTTCATTGCTGTGATGCTTTTCAGTGAGACACTTTATACCCTCGTTGTATAAATCACTTGGTGACACATAAAAATAACCAATTTTATAATCTGCATATGCGACTGTTCTCATTTGATAATATACCTTCACATTGCTACTATCATTGGTTCTAAACTCAATATAGTAAACCTTTGGATCACTTAGTCTATATAATTGATTTTTAGGAATAAACAGTTTATCACACAATATTTGATTTGGTGTAAATTCTACATATGGACCACGTTGACCAATTACTACACGTTCATACTTACGTGCAATAACTGTATCATCACTGGTTTTCAATTCTAATAACGACGACTCTTCAGGAATAGTCAACAACTCACTATATTTTTTCATAACTTTTTTAAAAACTAAAAAACTCTTCCAATTTAACATCAGTCTCGTTTGGATAACTCCAATTCAAAACATTATAAAAGTCTAACAACTTACCTTTAAGTTCCTGTTCATACATAGCATTTCTATCTACATACTGTTCAATAAACTCAACAACACGATCAGGATCAGTACCATCAGCTTTCATAGCAATACCTTCGATGCCATATATATTTTGTTTTAGATATACCCACTTGATCTTTTGGCCGTGGAATATCGGCGGAACATCCTTGTCCAAGTTCCAGATTTTCAACAAATCGTTATAAGCCAATGCAGCTTTAGCTTGAGCCGGCGTACCATCCATAAACTGAAATGGATGTCTTGTCTTTGGATTATAATCAGTTTCACCACTCTGACTCTTGAACTTAACACTGGTATTCTTTGCAATCTCAATAACTGGATAAGTAGACATCTTATCTTTAAATTCAAGAATGCTTACGTCGATCTGATCTTTTGGAAGTTTGCGCAACATGTCATCTAAGAACTTTTGCATAAACTTGCGAAACCGAATTGGGAAGGATGTGCGTACTACGTCGATACCCTTTACTTCCATTTCGTCACACTCAATACCGGCCTTGTTAACGATGAACTGAGCATAACGTTTCTTAGCTAACCAAAAACTTGTCTTGGCAATAACTTCTTGTTTTGCATCAAATCGATGTTTTTCAATATTGAAATATCGTTTTGCCATCACATCATAAAACTTATTAACAAATGATTGTACATCGCCAGTTACTTTCAAAATAGCCTCGGTCATTGCCTTTTCATCATTTAGATCAATATCAGGCATATTCTTTTTAATGATGGGTAATGCACTAGCAAAGCAACTATCTGTATCGGTGTAAATAACCCAATCTCCTTCTTTTTCATCCAATGCACGTTTGAAACATTCATTAATAGCTTTACCTGTAGATTTAATAATATCTTGACCTGTTATGGTAACAGCGCTCGCATTATCCTTGTCATAAAATCTAAAGATCGGTAGACCCAATACACCATAGATTGAATTAAGTAATACTTTTTGTACTTTTTGACGGCCATCATAAAATTCATATTTTTCCCATTCTTTTAAATCTGCATGTTTCTTAGCTAGTTTTCGAAGATCTTTACGTTCATCGAACCATTTTACTAAAATTTCCGGAATAACTCCTGTCTTATCTTGTTTACACATTACTCCATTACTAGCAACACTCAAATTAGTTTGTGTAATTAACTGTTTAAATTCTTCATTGTTATAAACTGTAGAACCCACGTGATATTTACCAATTTTGTTCTGAGCAAATAACCGAGCATTAAATGCGTACAATCGTTGATCAAGATATTGAGCAAATGGAGTCTTCTTCTGAACACTGTCACCTAAATTCTCGTAGTCTTCACGAATTTCTTTGGTACGATCTTCAACATAAGAATCATCATATTCAATCTTATTAATAACAGCTACTTTAGTTTCGGGTGATAAGTTAAGACTAATGATGATATTCGGATACATTGATGTAAGATCCAAATCAAACACCCAATCATAACGACCGGGAGTAGGAGCCTTAACATAAGCACCTTCAAAACCTTGTTCATTATCTTCCATTTGTGTTTCATATTCATCACGACCCCCCAATGATTTATTTTTAGCAACTTGTCCTTTACGACGTAGATACATAAGAATAGCACCTTCAATAAAACGAGAGCTCATTTCATACCATTCATATGGAACGTGTCCTTTGTGACAAATAGCCCTAGCCAGTTCAATAAACTGTAACTTCTTTTCTAGTGCTACAATGATTTGTACGTCGTTCAAGTTATATTCAATATACTTGTTGATATCAGCTTTATACAAATCGTCCAAACTACCTTTATAAGAAATCTTCTCCATACCCACAATCTTTTTACCAATTGCCCCAAGAGCATAACTAGCCTCTTGTTTAATATTAAGCTTCTTGTAAAGTGTCATATAATCCAAGTGAGTTACTCCAGCTACAATAACTTTCTTATTCCAATCATTAATATAAGCAACTTTAATCGGACTCAACCGTTTTGCATTGTTTGACCCAACAATGTGCTTCATACGACGAAACAGATACGGCATGTCAAAGTTATCACTGTTCCAACCAGTACTAATAGTGGGTTGAATTTCTTCCCATTTGGTTAGAAAGTGCATCAATAAACTATCTTCTTCTGTAAAGCTACGTACTTCTACGTTTTCTTTAACAAAGTCATTTAGCTTGTTTTCTTTATCCAAGATGAAAGCTGTATATTTAGCTGTTAAACTATCATAAATAGCAATAGCTGTAATTTCTTTATCAGCTTCTTCTATATTAGGAAATCCACCTTCAGTACTAACCTCAATGTCAAGATATACAACACGATGTCCTTCAGATGGTTCATCGTTATCTTCATAAGCGTCAATCAAGATGCGAGTTTCGGCTGGAACATCACTTTCAAATAAACTTGGATCTTTTGGATTAAATTTATAGACTTTTTCTAATTCATCCCCATAAATACTACGATACATTCCACCTTCACGTTTGCGATAAGCGTATGGGCGATATGGAATTGTTACGTATCCTTTTTTATCATCCCATAGGTGAATAATGTTATCTTTCTTTGAAACGAAAATGTTTTGATACATATAACCACTATACCTTCAATTTAGCCACAAGTCCAGTAAAAACTGCATTATGTTCTTCTTTTATATACTGTGCGCACTGTAATAATCGATCCATTAACCGTTTATGTTTGATGGAAGTAAACACCTCAGGTTCCAATTCAATACCACTTAATACAGGTGGATTGACTTTATTTATACAATACCATAACATTGCTAATTCGTCTTCTGTGAGTGAGTCTAGATGATCTAATTTCATTTTAATTTAAAACCAAAAATATTTTGTCCATAGTTTACAAATAACGTATTGTCTAATTTTACCTTCAAAGTTTGAATAGATTTGTTATGAGCATCTTTTTCTTCATCTTCTACTTCTTTGATGCTGAAACTGTTGCCCATCTTGGTAACAGTTGCTTCTCTAGCATTTAATATAACTTGAGGAGTTACAACCAAATAATCTCCCTCTTTTAAATTTTTCTTTTTCTTTGATTTATTATCTAATACAGTTACGTTACCACCGACAACATATAACTGTGTATATTTATCACCTGACTTTATGAAGAAACTTGTTTTATTGAATATGACAGAACATAAAGAAGTTATAATTGTATTTGTTGCGGTACCGTCGCTTACACAATATAGTTCGCCATTATTGGTAAAATTAAAAAATGAGTCTTTAACTTTAACAACCTCGGGTAATTTAAAATTATTATCATATTCGGTTGATGTTTGATTGTAGTATGTACTGGTACTTTCACGTTGATGTATAGCAATTCTATATGGGAGTACATATGTAGCAGTACTATTGGTTCGGGTGTTTATATTCAAACTGTTCGTAAGTGTAAAGGTATTACCAATTTGGGCGTTTAAAACACTAAGTTTATTGTTGATAACCTCGGTTATTTCAATTTGGTCATTTGTATCATATAAATACAATTCATTGGCGACAAGATTCACAGACATTAATAGGAGTAATAGCATTTTAATCATACATAATATATAGTTTTTATAACTTGACTATTTCACATTATAGTATAAGATGATATAATGTCAACTGAAGAAAATAAAGAAATAAAAAAGAACCGAGTAAGTTTTAGCCAGTATTCAACTTATTTAAAGTGTCCTCATAAATGGTATCTTGATTATGTCAAGAATATGAGAGTTAGAGATGACAATATCAACACTACATTTGGCACCGCTATACATCATGCTTTTCAAACGTATCTTACATCTCTTTACAATGAAAGCGTGAGTATTGCTGATTCATTGGATGTCAAAAAGTTATTTCTTGATAAATTTAACGAGGAAATTAAAAAAGTTAAAGATGTAAAGGAAGAAGAATTTACCGATTTCATATTTGATGGCAATGACATTATTGATACGTTTTGTAAAAGTGCTAATAGACTTAAATATTTTCCCACAAAAGAATATGAATTGGTTGGTATTGAAATTCCATTAGAAATACCCGTAAAGAATAATGTAGACTTCGTAGGATTCATCGACATAGTTCTTAAAGAGAAGAATAAAGAATTTTATCGTATCATTGACTTTAAAACAAGTAGCAGTGGTTGGAATAGTTATATGAAAGAAGATCATACCAAACTAGCACAGCTATATCTATATAAAAGCGTATATAGTAAGAAATTCAACGTACCACTCAATTCAATCGAGGTTGAGTTTTTCATCGTTAAACGTAAATTATATGAAAATGTATCATTTCCACAAAGTCGAATTCAAGTATTCAAACCGTCAGCTGGACCTGTTATCATAAAAGAATCCATCGGCTACTTCATAGAGTTTCTAGATGCTGGCTTCAATTCAGATGGCACATATAATACATCTGTGGAATATCCAAAGATTCCTGGCAAGGCCAAGAAAAACTGCAAATATTGCGTTCACTACAAAACAAACTGTGATGCAAAGGCTTCAAAGTAAAAAATCCAATTTAAAATAATATCAAACATATGTACATATCTATATATGTACATATGTTATGCAACAAGTTATTACTACAGTAAAACTCAATCAAGAGTTATATAACCAATTTAAAGAACTTAATATTCGTGGGAGAATATCATTTCAAGACTTTGTAAATAAGTGTTTGGAGAGATATTTAACCGATATGGATTTTCAAACAGAAATAAGTGAAAGCGTTTGTCAAAAATTAAGTTATAATCAACCATTTCAACTATCTACAAAGGAATCTAAATGAAGAAGAAAAAAATATTATTATTGAGTGACGATCTAAGAATGCACAGTGGCATCGCAACAATGTCAAGAGAACTTGTTTTAGGCAGTGTCCATCATTATGATTGGGTACAAATAGCAGGCGCTATTAAACATCCTGAACAAGGTAAAATTGTTGATATGAAAGAAGCTGTTGATAAACTCAATGGTCGAAATGATAACTATCTCAGATTATATCCTGTAGATGGTTATGGCGATGAAGAACTTCTATTTCAGATTATGGCTATGGAAAAACCAGATGCGATTATGCATTTCACAGATCCTCGTTTCTGGGGATGGTTATATAACATCGAAAATCAGATTCGTTCTAAAATTCCTTTAACTTACTTGGACATTTGGGATGATCTGCCATATCCTATGTGGAACAAGCCATACTATAAGTGTTGTGATGCATTGTTCGCTATTAGTAAACAAACAGATAACATTAATAAATGGGTACTAGGACCAGAAAACTGTACCAGTATCTATGGAGATTTTGACAACAACGGAAACATTATAAAGAAGGAGAACCTATAATATGCCAGTAAACGGAAAACATCTATTACATTTAGTACCACATGGTATTAACAGCAATGAATTTAGAGTATTGGAATCAAATAATTCAGTGATTCAAAAAATCAAAAAAGAATTGTTGGGAGATGGCGATTATAATTTCATTGTATCGTTTAACAGTCGAAATGCACATCGTAAACATCCAGCCAATCTTATTCTAGCATTTAGAACATTTTGCGATTCGTTAACAAAAGAAGAATCTAGTAAATGTGCATTGATAATGCATACTGATAAAGTGTGTGAAGCTGGTACAGATTTAATTGCGACAATCGATGCAATTTGTCCAGACTATAAGGTGGTACTAAGTGAGGCTCGATGGTCGCCAGACGAAATGTGTGCATTTTATAACTTATCAGATGTATTAGCAAATGTAAGTTCCAATGAAGGGTTTGGATTGAGTGTGGCTGAAGCGATTATGTGTGGCACACCTATTATAGCTACTGTAACAGGTGGTCTACAAGATCAACTAGGTATCGTAGATGACAATAATAATCCAATTGAATTTAATTTGGAGTTTGGCACCAATTCTACAGGAAAGTATACTAAACACGGTAAATGGGCTAAGCCAATCTGGCCTAAAGTGCAAAATATGCAAGGTAGCCCACCTACACCATATATTATTGACGATCTAACAAATTATTCAGATATTGCAGATGCAATTATGTATTGGTATCTAGCCGGTCCAGAAAAACGTGAACAATGTGGTCTGGAAGGTAGATTATGGGCAATGAATGAGGGTGGGATCAATAGTAAAAATATGTGTGAACAATTTATTAAAGCTATGGATTTTACAATTGAAAATTTTAAACCAATCAAAACGTTTGATATTTTTACAGAACATGGTTATGATATTAAAAGTCAACCCAACGGTGAGATGGGTATAGATTTGCACAAAATTAATATTGATAAAATTAAACAAGAAGTATCCGTGTTATGAAAATTCAAGTATTAAAGAACGATGATTATAAAGAAGTGGGTGATCTGCCAAAGAAAGCTACTGATAGAGCTACTGGTTTTGATGTAGTTGTTACAAGTGATCCCGAAATCGTTGGAGAACAGTATGATAACGGTACATACAAACGAGTAGATTATATTCAGTATAAGACTAATCTTAAACTAGCTGTGCAGAAAGAAAAAGTCTTTAGTAATTTTGGTCATACCGATTTTGACTTCGACATTCTAGCATTTCCTCGTAGTAGCGTTAGTAAATATAATTTAGTATTAGCTAATTGTATTGGATTGATTGACGCTGATTATCGTGGCGAAGTATTGATTCGTTTCAAATATATCTGGCAACCAGAAGATTATAAGATTAGAACCGATAATCTATTGGAAGGACATATTAACTTTGATAAGCTCTATAATAAGGGCGATAAAGTATGTCAACTCAAAATAACCAAAGTGGAAAATGTAGAATTTGTTTTGGTAGATGAACTAGATTCTACAAACAGAGGTGAAGGTGGATTTGGTAGTACAGATGTTAAAAAAAAAGATAATGTAACATCCGAATCAAGTCGAACCAATATAATTGAAACATTATATGCAAATTTAAATAAATTGGAAACACCAAAAAAATATAGTCAATTAATCGCAGAAAGAGATAACAATCAATTTAATCAAAAATAATATGAGCAAACCATTATGTTTAATTTCAGGTCCGGTATTTAATCGAAGTGGATATGGCGATTGGGCTACAACAGTAGCCAAGAGCTTAATTCGTCAGAACAAATACGACATTAAAATCGCACCCACTAAATGGGGAGCGTGTCCAAGTAAACGATTCTTGGAAGATCTAACAGATCCAGAAGATAGGTTGGTAGCTAATTGTGTCCTTCAAGGAAATTTAAATAAACAACCAGAACTATTTATTCAATTAACCATCCCAGAAGAATTTCATCAAGTAGGAAAGTATAATATTGGTATGACAGCTGGTATCGAAACAACAGTTTCACCTGGAAGTTGGATCGAAGGTGTCAATAGAATGGATCTTACAATCGGTCTATCCGAACACGTCAAGAAAGTATTCGTAGACACTAAGATGGTTAAACAACTTGAAAATGGCCAAAAAGAACCAATTCAAGTAAATAAACCAATTGAAGTTTGTTTCTGGGGCGTAGACACTAATGTTTATAAAAAAACAGATCAAGCTGTGGAAACAGTTGATGAATCTCTTAATAAGATTCCGGAAAAGAATGCATTTTTATTCGTTGGCCAGTGGACTCACGGTGGATTATACAATGACCGTAAAGACATTGGAAATCTAATTAAAACGTTTTGTACAGCATTCAAGAATAATAATATAAATGATAAACCTTGTTTAATTGTAAAAACAAGTGGCAGTGGATATAGCACAGTTGATCGTTTTGATATGTTGGATAAGATCAAAAAGATTAGAAGTAAATTTGGAGACGGTTGTCCAAATGTCTATCTACTTCACGGCGAACTAAGTGAAGTGGAAATGAACGCATTATTAAATCACGAAAAGATTTTATCGCACGTATCATTTACTCACGGTGAGGGATTTGGTCATCCAATGTTACTATCTACTTTAAGTGGAAAACCTCTACTAGCACCAAATTGGAGCGGTCAATTGGATTATCTAAATGAAAAATATGCTAATTTATTGCCAGGTACACTGGTGGATGTAGATCCTAGCTCTGTTAATCAGTGGATTTTAAAAGAAAGTAAGTGGTTTAAAATTTCTTATTCTTTAGCGGAAGATAAATTTAAACAATTGTATTTTGCTCGTAAGAGTGATAGGTTTACTAAACCAGCTGAATCGCTTCGTAAAGAAAATGAAGAGAAATTCAGTCTACAAGCAATGGATCAAAAGTTGTGGGGTATACTTGATAAGTATGTACCAAAATTTGCTATAGAAAATTCATTTGTTTTACCCAAATTAAAAGCACTTAATACAACAGAAACTAAAGAAGAACAAAAGATTGTTCTGCCAAAACTAACGATGTTATAATATGTTTGTATCATATCTAGTCACAACACATAATGAAACTGATTGTTTGGACTCATTGTTGTCTAAATTAATGAGTTTTAAAAAAGATAACCACGAAGTTGTTTTATTGGATGATTATTCGGATAATCCAACTACAATTTCTATAATTGAGAAGTATAAATCCTCTGTTAATTTTCAACAAAAGAAATTACAGAATGATTATGGCGCTCATAAAAATTATGGTATTAGTTTGTGTAAAGGTGAATGGATATTTCAAATCGATGCGGATGAATTACCAACCGATGTTCTTCTTGAAAATATAGATATATTGTTACAATCTAATGCAGGCAATGAAGCATTGTGGTTACCCCGACTAAACTATTTTGTTGGGGTAACACAAACAGACATTCAAATGTGGGGTTGGAATTATCACGATGGAATGATTAACTTTCCTGATTATCAATCTCGTCTTTTTAAAAATCTTCCTCATATTAGATACGAACGAAGATTACACGAAAAGGTTGAGGGTTATACGTCTTATGCTTTTATACCTGCTCAGAAAGATGTTGCTTTGATTCATAACAAAACAATGGAAAAACAAAGAGAAACAAATATGAAATACAACAAAAACTTCAGCCTTGATGAAAACAAGGGTTACGCTGTAAAATAATATGACTATCGACGAACTTTTAAAAGATATACCGGATAAATTTGAACATAGCACCACTACAAGTCATAAATTTAAACGTGATGTATTTGAGTTTTTTGACAAGCCTGAATTTAAACAAAGTGTTTGTTTAGAAATAGGATCTAATTTAGGATACTCTACTAGAATTTTAAGTTATTTGTTTAAAGAAGTGGTAGGTTTCAATTTGGAAAGTGCAAAAGAAGCTATTGTGTTTAATAAACATCGTACAAATGTAAGATATTATACACAAGACGTATATAATACTCAGTTACCATTGGACTATGGAGATGTATTTTTTATAGATGCGCAACATACTTATTTCGCCGTTATTGATGATACCATTAGATCTCTCAAGTTTAAATCTACAAACGGATTAAAGAAGTATTTCATTTATGACGATATTGGAGCATTTCCAGAATTAAAACAGGCTATGGACGATTTAATAAAAAATGAATACATTAAAATAGTAAAACCAATTGGTTATAGTCCAGATGAAACTTTTATTAGTAAACACCCAAAATTAAGTGCTTACGAGGGATATATTTGCGTTGAGGTATAATTTATGAATAACATTGAACTAAGAAAAAAATACGGCGATCATCCTGAGAATCCGATATATGCATATCCAGATCATTATTTTGCTAATAAAGATGGATTCACTATGCACATCACAAACTGGTTGACATTTTTATCAAAATTTGAAAATGTTCCCAATCTTCAATTTTTGGAAATAGGCACAGGAAATGGTAGATCGTCTGTATGGACATTTGAAAATATTTTAACACATCCGAGTTCCAAGTTAATAACTGTTGATATAACAGAAAATCTACATTACAAAAAAGGCGCTAAATTTAAAGGGATGGAGTTGGAGGAAGATATACTAGTATCAGTCAGACAAAACTTACAGCCTTATATAGATCAAAATAAATGTGAATATGTTTTGGAAGATTCAAAGTTATTTTTGAAAAAATTCAATCCAAATATGGAAAAAATTCTAGATTTTGTTTATATAGACGGATGTCACGAACCGGATCATATAATCTATGAATCTTGTTTATGTTTTGAAATGTTAAAGCCTGGCGGATATCTTTTGTTCGATGATTATGGTTGGGGAAATTGTAGATATGGAATAGAATCTTTCTTATTATGTTATCAAAGCAAAATAAAAGTATTATATAAAGACTGGCAAGTACTAGTGGAGAAATTATAATATTATGAGTAAATATGGATTATTAGACCCAGGAACGTGCATACCAGTATTAGAAGTTGCATTTGCAGTATACCAAATAAATTCGGTATTGGAATTTGGATGTGGTATATGGAGCACTGGTTGTTTTGTTAGAAATAGCAAACAGACTACATCTATCGAAAATGTAGAAGAATGGGTAAAATTTGTAAAACAAGAATACAGTCACAAAAATAATTTGGATGTTGTTCATTATACAAAACCAATGAATGAATACTTCACAGAAAATAAAGAAAGTTATGATCTAATTTTCATAGATGGAAATGACCGAAAAGAATGTTTACAAGCCGCATTTTATAGAAGTCCGTTAATTGTTTGCCACGATATGCATACTAACGAGTTTAAATGGCAATCAGTTAATGTTCCAAGTGACTATAATTTAATGTTATATACAGGATGTGAACCTTATATAACAGGCATATTTGGACACAAAGATATACTCCTAAAAGAAAACATCTTGAATCGTAAAAATTACAAACATAAAAACACATATATCGACGAAAACTTTTGGGTAACAAGAAATTAAAAATATATGAAAAACGTAATAATATTTCAAGATTTCGTTGACACTATCACATACGGTCGTAATTATAAAATCGAAGAGTTGTATAAATATTTCCGTGCACAAATTGATAATAGTTTAAGATTTGGTTGGAATCCCAGTGATATCGTAGTTGTAACCAATTTGGATTTTTCTTATAAAGATGTTACTATTGTAAAAACAAATAGACTGTGTAGATACAACAGATATTTCAATAAACAATACGGAATCTGTGAGTTATTAGAAGAAAATTTAATAGACGATGATTTTTGGTTTCACGATTTCGATGATTGGCAAATTAATAAATTTGAATTTCCCGAATTCGACGGTGTAATTGGTATGGCAAAGTATATCAATGATACACAGTGGAACACAGGATCAATTTTTATTAAAAAATCAAGTGTTAATATTTGGAGACTGATCGTAGATTTTATGGATGCAAATAAAGAACATCTTAAAAATCAAGGTGATGAAAATATAGTTAACTATGTTTATCAACAATATTTAAGCGAACTTCACCCATTCTTTTCACATCTAAATACCAAATACAATGTTGGTGTAACTGGATTTAAATATAGATATGATATGGCTGAAAAACCAGTGTGTATATTGGCATTTAAACCAGATGATGCTGTTGGATATAATCTGATGTTAAATAATAACTTGATTGATACTGAATTGCAGAGTATATTTACTGAACATAAATTAATATGATCATTCAGAATAAATATGCAATTGGTGTACACGTAATGTTCTATGAAATAGAGATGTTATCAACATACGTCGATGGTTTGTTGAATCTTTTATCAACAGTAGATAACAAAGAAAATGTTTATTTAGATTTTTCTTTTAATACATCACAGTTTTTTGAAAAAATAGATACTTCGAAAACATCCAAAGACGATCTTACAGATAGATTTGAGATTGAACTGTCTAAATTAAAACAACTGCCTAATTTACATTATAAAATCATAGATAATGATAATGAATTTTATACCCAAACAAATTACCGTAGAGAATTTAATACTAAATATTGCGAAAAAGTTAATTATTTAATCTGGGGAGAAACTGATAGTTTATTTCCAAAGGAAGCTATTATATCATTAGAACAATTAACGCCTGTAGTTAGAAAACAAGGACTATATAGGTTCATAGCTTGTTTCGCTGATAGAAAACTATGGGATAATAGTTGGGACGTTACTGTACATCCTAAGTTTATAAATCATAGATACGATGATAAGGATGTTGATAACATCAATCAGGCCAAATCTTGTATGTCAATCGAACAAATGAATCTGATTAATTCAGAAATAAAAGAAATTGATGTACAGACGATCAATTATCCAAAGATCGATGGTTCTTGTTTGGTATTGACCTCGGATTTAATTAAAAGTGGAGTTAATATACCCCCTTGTTTTATTCATAATGACGACGAAAGTTTGTCAATGACGGCACAAAAAATACTAGGAGATAAGTATTTACAAATAGTATTTAAAAATGTATTGAAAGTACACGCTCGTAGACATCCGCATAAACGTATGTATATTGCAAATGAAAATAATCCCAGAGGATTTTGTGGAAACGAAAAAGGAGATTGGTGGCAAGTTTTCAAACAAATGTCACAACACAATCTAAATACACTTTTTAATAATACCGGCAAATTTTATACTTACGAAGATTTTAAAAAGAATATATGAAAATTTGTTTTGTTAGTCAAAATGGCCACTCTGGTAAATTGTCCAGAGATTTTCCTAATTGTCGTACAGAATTTGCTTGGCAACTTGCACTTAATGCGGATCATTTTCCTATTCAATCTCTTCTTGATAATAAAGATAACGTTTCTGGGTATGATGTCGTTATTGTAATACTACCAAAAAAATTGGAAACTATAGATACAGTAAGATTATTGGGTGTGGTGAAAGCTATTGGTAAAAAAGTAACAGTGATGCAAGAAGGTCCAGCTTGGTATTATCAAGACTATAATTATACAAACCAAGTTAATTATATTAATTTCCTAAGTTCGATGGACTTTCTGTTAACTCATAATAAGAGTGATATTTCCTACTTCAAGGGTATATTTAAAATGCCAACGTTCAATCTTCAATCGTTAATGATAGAAGATACAGTTAAAAATGTACCCCGTGAAAATAATGGTATGCCTATTATAGGCGGTAATTTTTGTAGTTGGTATGGTGGCGTAGACAGTTACTTTGTGTCACAAAACTTCAATAAACCAACTTTCATTCCCAGTATGGGTCGTAAAATAGAAAATGAAGAACAATTTCCTAGCTTACATCATCTACCATATATGATGTGGAATGAGTGGATTAAAACACTTGCCAATTTTAATGTGGGCGTACACTTAATGCGTACGCATGCGGCGGGTACATTCGCTCTTAATTGTGCTTATCTGGGTATACCTTGTATCGGATATAAAGGATTAGATACACAAGAAACTTTACATCCTGACTTGAGTGTTAATATAGGTGACATTGAAAAAGCAAACGAATTGGCAATTAAATTGAGAGACGATAAATCTTTTTATAATCACTGTTCAACATCATCTAAGGATTTATATCAAATATATTATACAGAAGAAAAATGGTTGAGTGATTGGAATAGAATTTATGAGCAAATTAAAAACTAAGATAGGAATTGTTGGTAATGGATATGTAGGTAAAGCATTCTACAATTTTTTTAAGAATCACTACGAGGTTTTTATATATGATCCGGCATATGATTCATCAAACACTAAAGAGGACATCAATAAGTGTGATTTAGCAGTAGTTTGCGTTCCTACGCCAGAAAATGAAGACGGTAGTTGTAATACAACAATTGTTGAAGAAAGTATAAGCTGGATTCAAACTCCTCTGATTCTTTTAAAATCAACAGTTGAGGTTGGTACCACTGATAGATTGATTGAGAAATTTAAAAAGAATATTGTGTTTAGTCCTGAATTTGCCGGTGAATCCAAACACTGGACTCCTGAATCTTTCACGAATGATGTTAAACAAACACCGTTCTTTATTTTTGGTGGTAAAAAAGAGCTTTGTTATAAAATCATTGAAATTTATACACCGATTACTGGTCCAAGCAAAACCTATAGAGTTACCGATCCAATAAACGCAGAATTAACAAAGTATATGGTAAATACTCATTTAGCTTTGAAAGTTGCTTTTTGTAATGAAATGTACGATTTATGTGAAAAACTAGGTACAAATTATTACGAAGTTAGAGATATGTGGTTATTGGATCCCCGCACAACAAAATCTCATACAGCTGTGTTCACAGGTGAACGTGGATTTGGCGGAAAATGTTTTCCAAAAGATACTAAAGCTCTTGTAAAATTAGGCGATAAAGTTGGTATGGATTTGTCTGTGCTAAAAGCAGCAATTACAAGCAACGAAAAAATGTTGAAATTGAATGAATAAAAATTGTATAGTAATGGTAGCAATTCAAGATGAAGGGTCTAAGTTTGATCATCAGAAATATTTCAATGTATCAAAACAGTGCTGGCAAGCTTATTGCAAAAAAAACAATATTGATTTTATTGTCATAGATAAAAAATTACCAGATGTAAAATTCTGCGTATGGCACAAAGAGTTCGTTTTTGACTTTATAGGTGACAAATATGAAAAAATAGCATTGGTAGATTTTGATACATTGGTACATTGGAATGCACCAAATTTCTTCGATTTGTATGAAGATGAATTTTGTGGAGTATTAGAAAATGAAAATTTATTCTGGATAGATAATAGTCTAAGAGCATTCAAATCTAGTTTTTCCGAGTTAAAAGATGTGGAAATTAAATTATCAGAATATATCAACGGCGGCGTTTTATTCTTCAATAAATCACATAAAGAATTTTTCAATAAACTCAAAGATTTTTATACGAGAAATAAATCTACATTTGATAATTGGAACGTTCCACACACAGGAAAAGAACAAACGATATTAAATTTATATCTTAAAAAAGAAAATATTAATAAAAAATACCTTGATTTTAGATTCAATACAATGCGGTTAATTAAAAACGACTGGTTACAACATAACTGGCAATTGAAAGAAGACGAAACGCCTTTTTTCATAAAATACTCTTATATCTGGCATTTCACAGGTTGTTCTATAGAAGAAAGAAGTTCATTAATGTTAAACATTTGGGATCAAACAAAACATCTTTACGTATGAATGTAGTCTATATAATTAACATTGCTACTGATAAAAAACCCGGTAGAACAGTTCCATATAAATTTGGAATTGAATCTTGGAGACGATATTGTAACAAGCACAATGCTAAATTGGTTGTATTGGAAGAACCAATTCTTCCATATGAAGACTTACGACCCAATTGGCATAAAGTCTTTATCTTTGATTTGTTAGAACAATCAAACATTGAGGTAGATAAAATTTTAATCGTGGACGCTGATACTATTGTTCATCCAAATGCACCCAATCTCTTTGATATCGCAGAAGACAAATTTTGTGTGGTCAATAATATAGGATCTTACGATTGGTTATTTAGAAGTGTTGAAAATTATAAAAAATACATCTTCAATAATTATGAATTCGATATAACCAAGTACTTTAATTCTGGGGTATTAATTTTAAATAAAAATCACAAAGACTTTTTCAACAAAGTTAAAGATTTTTATTTTTCAAATAAAGACAATTTGATAAAGATGCAAGAGACATTTTTTACAGGTACCGATCAACCGGTATTGAACTTTATGTGTCAGATTGAAAACATCGATATGAAATTCTTGCCATATGAATATAATATGCAAGATTTACATCGTAGAGAAGCACTAAATGAAAATATGCCATACTTGGATATGGGTTATATATTTCATTTTAATGCTATACCAAATAACGGCGATAATTCCAAAACTATGTATTGGATGGAAGCTACATTTAATAAAATATATGATACAAATTAGTCAAAAATATCCAACATTAATCAAAGGATCAATTGGAGAAAAGGCGGTAGATTTAATAAGATCTTTATTACCCCAAGGTTCTTCCATTTTAGAATTTGGATGTGGGGTTACCACCAAGTTGTTATTAAATTGGTATAACGTATACTCAATTGAACATAATATGGATTGGTTGAATCATCCCAATGCATATCACGTGTCATTAAAACAATACAATGATACTGATTTTAAAACTCCAGAAGATATATCGTGTCTTCCATTTTATGAAAAACAAGTTGCTTGGTATGATCCAGATAAACTATCCAGTGTATTAAAATTGGTACCCAAATACGATCTAATCATTGTAGACGGACCAAATGGCAACTATGGTAGAGGTGGATTTTATACGCATTTAAATTTATTTAATACCGACGCTCATATGGTATTTCACGATCTAAATAGACAGGCTGAGATGGAGTTGATCAAAAAAGTATCTGCGAAGGTTGGTAGACCAGCTTTTATTTTGGATGATGACGACAAAACAGGAGTTATAAAATCTAACAATTAAAAAAAATTTCATAGTGAATTCTATAGTAGTTATAATAAACTATGAGAAAATATAACTTCACAAACAAAACATTTTTAGTTACAGGCGGCAGTGGGTTTTTAGGCAAACCACTTGTTAAACGCCTTTTAAACGATGGCGCAAAGGTCCGTGTTTTATCCAGAAATGAAGGTAAATTAATCGACCTAAAACAATCTTTTCCTTCTATTGAAATATTGACGGGTGATGTTTCGGATCCATTTGAGGTGCGTCAAGCTATGAAAGGTGTTAACGGAGTATTTCATTTAGCCGCATCAAAACACATTGGCATTGCGGAAAAACAAGTACGTGAATGTATCAAATCAAATACACTAGGATCGTTGTACATTTTGGAAGAATCTCTTAACCACGAATTGGAATTCGTAATTGGTATTAGCACCGACAAAGCTGCGCAAGTGTCTGGTGTATATGGTGCTTCTAAACTATTGATGGAACGATTGTTTAAACAGTTTGAACAACTCAATGCAAATACAGATTATCGTATAGTTCGATATGGTAACGTATTATATTCAACAGGATCCGTTTTATGCAAATGGCGAGATTTGATCAGCGAAGGTAAAGATTTAATTGTCACTGAACCTGAAGCTACTAGATTCTTTTGGACGGTTGATCAAGCAATTGATTTGATTTATAACTGTTTGGAAAACTGCACAGATTCTTCTCCGTATGTTCCAACTATGAAGGGAATGAGCATAGGAAATCTATTGGAAGCACTTATTCAAAAGTATGCACCAGTTGGCATCCGACCAAATGTTAAAGTTATTGGATTGCAAGCGGGGGAAAATAAACACGAAAAAATTCTTGAAAATGGTCTATACAGTAACGAAGTTGAACAGTATACCATTGAAGAAATTAAACAACTCATCTAATGAAAATATTGGTTATAGGTGGAAATAGATTTGTTGGTAAAAAAGTCGCATATGAGTTAAGTAAATTGGCAAGTGTGAGTGTACTCAATAGATCTGGAACTGGTCCTGATAAAGTTAAAGTAATCAAATGGGATCGTAATGAACCATTGACAATTGAAAATGATTATAATGTTATTTTGGATTTCTGCCTTTTCAAACCAACTCAAGCACAACATCTTAAAAATTGGTTAAAACCTAATCAAAAATATATCTTTATCAGTAGCGCAGCTGCGTATAAAGATGCAAATTGTTTGTCGTATAACGAAGATATGCCTATTGGTGGTTTATCTGGATTTGGCGAATATGGTGTTGAAAAGGCGGACTGTGAGAATATAGTTAAACAAATAGATACTAACTATATGATTATTAGACCGCCCTACATTGTTGGCCACGATTGTCCAAGACCCAGAATAAGTTACTATATCAGAAATATAATCAATAATAGACCAGTAGAAGTTGCCGGTGATGGAAATAAATTATTGAGTTTTATATGGGTTAATGATATTGTTAATACACTAGTGGATATGTCTACTACTAATAAATATAATGTTAAAGACAGTTATAATATTGTAAATGAAGATGTTTATAGTGCCAAAACTCTAATTGAAGAAATAAGTATGTTTTTAAATAAAAAAGCAAATGTCATTAAAAATGGTACTAGTTCTCCATTTATCGATGAACATCTATTGTTATCTCCTTTAAAATTAGGAAGAAAGTTTAGTAGCACCAAACAAAATCTACCTGGATTTTTCGATTATATTAAAAATACGTTATGAATAAATTGTCAAGAACAAAACCTTATATCCCCAAAGAAGACCACAAAGAAATATTGGATAGAATTGCGGATATTTTAAATACAGAGTCATTAGTTCAATCAAAGTATGTAGCTGAATTTGAAAATTTATTCGCTAAATATTGTGGAACAAAATATGCAGTTGCAACTTGTTCTGGCGGAACGTGTTTGGAAGTAGCTCTAAGAGCATCTGGTTTAGTTGGTAAAAAGATTATTGTCCCAACCCAAACGTTTATAGCAAGTGTAAGTGCAATTGTTCGATCCAACAATATACCCGTAATTGTAGATATAGATGAAAACACTCATTGTCTGAGTGCAGATATAATCGAAAGAAGTTTAGACAAAGATGTAGCCGGTGTAATGTTGGTTCATATGGCAGGATATATCACGCCTGACTATTACAATATTAAAAAATTATGTGATAAACACGGTCTTTTATTGTTTGAAGATGCTTCTCACGCATTAGGAGCTACTATTGATAATATTCACGCTGGAAACTTAGGATACGCTGGTTGTTTTTCATTATTTGCTACAAAAATTATAACCACAGGTGAAGGTGGAATAATCACTACCAATGATGAAAAATTTGCAGAAACTTGTAAGACATTGAGAAATCACGGCGCTGTCAGAAATCCAACACCAGTAAATGGTGTAGATTTTGGTGTAAGTTGTGAATTTATATCATCCAACTATAAAATGACAGAAATGGTTGCAGCACTTGGTATCAGTCAATTGAAACGGGTTAATGAATTTGTAGAAAAACGAAATGTTATAGCAAAAAGATACAAAGAAAAAATTACAAATCCAAAGATTAAATTTATAGACGTTCCAGATAATATAACCAATACTTGGTGGCACTATATTATAGAATTACCAAGGTCTACAACTTTAAATGAAAGATCAGAAATTTGTAAAAAACTATTCTTAGAATATAACATACCCACAGCAAATGCTTATTGGCCAGCTTGTCATCAACAAAAGGTGTTTGAACCATACACTGTAAATCAAACATATGAATTAGCCGATGGACTTTTATCTAGACATTTATCCATTCCTATGTACGTAGAAATGACTATGGATCAAGTTGATTATGTTGCGGATGTAATTAATAAATTTGTATGATTGTAAGTATTCATCAGCCAAATTATTTACCGTGGATGGGATTTTTTGATAAAATAGCCAGAAGTGATGTATTTGTTATTTTTGACAATGTTCAATTTCCCAGAGGAAAACAACATTTTGGACACAGAAATTTAATTAAGACAGACGGAGAACCTAAATGGTTAACAGTTCCATTAAATGGAAAAAGTGAATTGAAATCGTTTAATGAAATTGAAATTAATTACAACGGTTGGAGTGATAATCATTTAAACTTAATAAAAAACTTCTACAGAAAGTCAAAATACTTCAATGTTTATTATGGCGATTTAGAATCAATTCTTAAAGTTAACTACAAAACGTTGTCAGAATTAAATAGTGCTTTAATTAAATATTTTTTAAATGTGATGGATATCAAAACACAGGTTGTATTTTGTTCTGAAATATGTCCCAATGAAGTTTCTGGTGGTGATCGTATAATGTATTTGTTGAAAAAATTAAATGCTACAAAATACATTTCTGGTACTGGACCAGGCTCAATGCGATATATCAACGAACAAGAATTTAAAGACAATAATATAGAATTGGTATGGCAACATTATACCCACCCTAAATACACACAATTATATGGTGACTTTAAACCGTATATGTGTATACTAGATTTATTGTTTAACGAAGGAACAAATAGTAAAAATATAATTTTAAATTAATATGAAACGTGTAATGGCAATAGGCGCTCATCCTGATGATATTGAATTTGGCTGTGGTGGAACACTATATAACCACAAATTAAAAGGCGATTATGTGGTATATGTATGTATGACCAATACAGAATCTGTAGACGGTACCAATGGAATATTATTGAGAACAGCTGAAGAAAATAGATTGGAAACTATTAATGCTGCTACAGTATTGCAATGTGACGATGTAGAATTCTTACCATTTAAAGATCTACACATACCATTTAGTTTTGATTCAGTGAGTAAGCTTGAGAGCTTGATCAAAAAACATAAAATAGATACAATTTATACACATTGGGCAGGAGATGCAAATCAAGATCACATTTCCACATTCAGAACCACAATGGCAGCTGCACGATATATTCCTAATGTGTTTTGTTATGAACAAATACCAATTTCCAGAATGACAGAAAATCAAATGGACATTAATTATTATGAAAATATAGATAACTCATTTGATAAAAAAATCGAAGCATCTATGTGTCATAAAAGTCAAATTTCAAAATATGAAAAAGTTGGATTAAATGTAAAATCTAATTTGGAAATATTAGCGAGATTTAGGGGTATACAGGCTCAATGTAAATATGCAGAATCATTTAAAATACTTAAAATGGTAAATTAATTATGATACTCAAAGTGAATCCTGAATTTGGCATCGAACTTGCATTAGCAATACCATTTGCATATTGGTTACATCAAAACAATCAATTGGATGGTGTGGTTACTAGCAAAGGAATGAAACCATATTATTTCTTTTGTAATAATGTAAAAGAAGAATTTTTATCTAGGACAGTAGATAACGACGCTGCTTTGGTCGGAGTACCAAACAATTGGATACATCATAACGCATTATCAATAACAGGCAAAGAATATCATCATTTGACTGCCGATGAACAAGAACAGGTTAATGGTGTATTGGATTTTAGTAAATGGATTTGTCCGCCATTCAAAGAATATTATCAAAATGATGAATATAAATTTGATAAACCCGTAGTATTTATCACCAACAAATATAATATGGAACACAATGAAATTCCATTGGGTTATTTTAATATTCCATGTTTGTATGAAATGTTTGATTATTTTAAAGAAAAGGGATACACTGTAATATACAAACGAGCTACTAATAAAGAAAAAGAATTTACTATAGATCAAAATGAGTATAATTCATTACAATTAGGATATCACGATATTAAAGCCAACGTAGAAGGTATAGGCGTTATAACGGATTTTGAATTATGTAAGTATTTTGACAATGTGATATTGATAGATGATTTGGTTAAAGAATCAAAGTATAATTACAATGAAACACAATTAAAAATAATGGCAAATTGTAGTAGATTTGTTACAGTTTGTGGCGGAAACTCAATATTATCATCACTTTTTGGAGGCACAGTTCTTAGTTATATACATAAGGGAAAAGAATTACGCCCTAATTACTTTGGGCCTAATAGTTATTTTCGTAAGCTTTCAAATGCTAACATCATTCCTGTAATAGACAATAGTGTTGTAAAAACAGGAATACACGATTATAGTCAATTGATGGAACAAGTAAAAATACAATTTTAAATATGAAAATTAGTTTTATTCAACCAAGCAGAAACAACCTAAAATATCTTAAATGGAGTTACGAAGCTATTCGTAAAAATTTAAGTCACAAAGAACATGAAATCTGTGTTGCGGACGACTTCAGTAATGACGGTACATTGGAATGGTGCAAAGAAACGTCGGAAAAAGATCCACACTTCAAATTTATCCGCAACGAAGGTCCAACCAGATTGGGTCATACAATTCTATATGACCGTCTTATAAACGAAGTAGCTACTAACGATGTGGTAATGATCTATCACGCCGATATGTATGCGTGTCCCAACTTCGATAAATATATAGAAAAGTATATTCAACCAGGTACCATTGTTAGTCTTACCCGCATCGAACCACCTCTACATCCGCCAGGACCAGAAAAAATTGTACAAGCCTTTGGCACAGAGACAGAAGAGTTTAATGAAGCTGGTTTATTGAAATGGTTCAATGATACTCGTCTGACAAGAAAAGACAAAACCACAGAAGGAATCTTTGCGCCATGGGCCATTTATAAGAGTGATTTCCAATCTATTGGTGGTCACGATGATCTATACGCACCACAAAGCAAAGAAGACAGTGATATCTTCAATAGATTCTTATTAAACGGATATAAATTTATACAAACGTGGGAAGGTTGCGTATATCATATGACGTGTAGAGGTAGTAGATATAATCCTACATTGACTACAGTTGGAAAAGAAAGTGACGAATGGTTAGCTCAAAACAACCGCAGTGCTAGAAACTTCATTCGTAAATGGGGACATTTTGTTAAACACAATGATGTTATGAAGCCAATTGTACCTAACCGTTATGATGTAGGTTTCGTTGTACGTAACTGTGATGAATATAAACTAGCACTTTTGGAACCTTGGTGTGACACAATCTATACAGATGTACCATATGACCGTTACATTAACGCTGAACAAAAAAATACAAAGTTTAATCTAACCAAAAAATTAAAGAGATATGAAGATCAAAAGTTGAACGATGTTATTATCGAATTTGATGCAACTAAAATATCCAATGATAGCTTTGAATTCTTTAATATGATTCAATTAATGTTAGAAGATAGTGGTCAAGTAGGCACACTTGAATATGATATATTCAAACTTAGCATTAATAAGTTAAATACTTATAACAAACAATTGATAGAAATAAAAGACGAATGGTATAATAAAAAATTGTTATGAAAAAACTACTTGATCTTTGGAAAAGTTTATTTATAAAATATTTTGATATTAATCAAAATGGCAAATTAGATAAATTTGAATTATTCATAATAATATCATTTATATTTATATACAATATATTTTTTCAAATTTTAGGTAACTATATTTACGATCTTATAAAATGAACTTAACAGACTACAATATACCAATTATATTCGGAATAACATTTTTTATGGTTATTTGGTTAAATAGCGATATAGTACAAACGATTGCTAAATTAACAAACACACGGCGTTTATTTAAATTGGACGAATATCAATTGTATAAAAGTAGTGTTGATCCAATGGGTACATATCCAAACTTTTTATATTCAGAGTATCCTGGCTATGTTACCAAATTATTAAGCTGTGTTATTTGTTTATGTTTTTGGACAACTTTATTTAGCATTGTTGTATTGTTATACACACTGAATTATCCACTGCGTTATATAATTATGATTATGCCAGTTAACTATATTTGCAGTCTGTTATTGTATTTATCAATAAATAAATTGTTATGATTATAGGAAGTTACGTAGCATTTAATAATTTTGTATCAAAAGATAATATTGGCGCATTTGCTACACTAACAAATTGTATACAAACGTTTGATAAGATCTGTTCGTGTCAGAAGCAAAGAAAATCAATAAAACACGACGAGTGTGATAAAATCTATGTTAATTTAGTCAGCACAGTTGTACCGTCATTGGTTGACTATTTTCGTACAAAGACCACAGATGAAGAAATTATATTCTATCATAATGGTCATAATTTAATTACAAAACTTAAATTGCGTTAATAATCTTTAATGATTCAATAACTTTTGCTGTAATATATGGATGATCGTCTAGTAGACATCCGTTTAATTTATCACTATAATCTTCCCATTCAAAAGCACAGTCAGCTTTTGATTTTACTTTTGGGTCATTTAACATTTCATGATCATTTGCAGCGGAATTATAAATCTTAACAATTTTGTTTTTACTGAACCGTCTGCCTGAAGGCATTGGTTCCTGTTTAAACTTTGTAATATGCACTAATTTCCCACCTTGTTTATTTTGTAACCAAGTACATTCATCTTCTGCATATACATCATATCTGATATCTGTAATAAAAATTACATCAGCATTGGACTGTTTGATCTTTTGTTCAATCTTGTTTGTCCAATATTTACCCATTGATACTTTTCGCATTACGTCACCATAAGCAACTAATAGCGGTCTAATAATATTCTTTTCTTCGGTGTTCTCTGTAAAAACATCAATTCCAACTTTATTATGGATAAGGTCTTTTAGATCGTTTTTTAACTCATATGCCAATGCATACTTTTCAATTTTAGATCCTTGTTTTTCCAAAACGTTTTGAGCAACTCTAGCAAACAAATCCTTGCCACTACGAGCAAAACCAGATACACCTATAATTTTCATATTATTTAAATAACTTTTCTACTTCTTTCTCACTATATCCAAATCCTTGAATTAGTTCACACAATTCTTTTAAATTAACATCACTTGACGTATATATGTTATAGTAATCTATAGCGTCACGATTTCCAATTTTATATTTCTTACAAATACAATCTAAAATTGTTTCATTGATCCCCTCCGTACTATTTTTAATATACTTGCAGAACTTTCTTCCTTTGGGTACCAAATCGATCAACACTTGATAAAATTGTTCATCTGGTATATTTTGAAAATACTTTGAAACAAATGATATTTCTTCTATGATGTCAACATCCATACTAAGAAATCTGATTATCATATATTTGTTAAAAGACTTCTTTTCTTCTTCCGATAAACATTTATAATAGTCTTTTTTCTTTACCTCACGAATGTGATTTATATGATCAAATAAACCACGAACTTTAACTTTGTTTTCGGATGTGTTCTTTGCTTTCATTATTTAATATTCTACTACGTTTATTCAATATTTCAATGTCTTTTGATATTTTATTATTTTTAATGTTGAGTAACTCTAATGCGTCTACGGTTAGAATTTGGTGATCATCAAAATGTCTAAGCAATCTGATGAACAAATAAAAGTTTGCAAAAGTAAAAATGGCTACTATTATTAGTAGTAGCCACATCATTGTTTGATTATTGAAAATATAACTCATATGCGTATAACTATCTACGTATATGAGTTAACATTTATTTCAATTAAGCCTTACGACAAACAGTGGACTTGCGGCCAGCAATTGCTGTACGCACATCCTTAACACTGTTAGTCTTAGCTTGAGTTGACTGTGCCGGTACAGCGTGGTCAATGACCGTACCGACGGCACTATAACCAGCATTCAAGACTTCACGTAGTGCCTTAATCTGGCGACCATCTAGGTCAACGCGGGTCTTACCACTACGTAGTGTCAAGCGTGAAGCCTTCTTGGCCTTCGCTAGAGGAGTAGAGAGGTAAATCTCAACACCAGCGGTGTTATGGCCTACGAAGTTAGTCTTATTACGAGCATTTGTACGAGTATACATATTATTTTTAATACTTTCTTTTTTTATTTGTTTTTTTTGTTTCGTTAGATTCTTCACTAACTTAAATTTATCTTACCACCCATTGTTCAAACTGTCAACAACTTTTTAATTATTTTTCAAATTCTTTTTCGAATCGATCAAGAGCATAGTCCTTTGCTTTGAATTCGAATTCAAAATCCACATCAAGATCAATATACTCATTTGGAATTACACGAACGTAATCGCCGTGTGCTCGTGGATTTTTATTGGTCAAATCATTGTCGCTAAAATGAAACAATGGACGATACTTACCCCACGTGGACATACACAACTTTACCGCTTCTTTAGCGGATAATTTACCTGGGTTACAACGAAAATGAAGATTGTCATACGTGATAGGAATGCCAGTGTTTGAATGAATTAATTCATACAGCTCTTCTACCTTCCAACTATTTGGCTTGTCTTCATTCTCAAGTACCAATCGAGACTTTACATTAACAGGTAAATCATTGTATACATCAACAAACCGTTTAGCAATTTCTTTAGTACACCCTTTATAAATATTCATATGAATGTTAATGGGAGACTCATATGTTTGTGGCAAACCAAACAAATCCATAATAGATGCATGATTTTTTAGTTCCACAATGGACTTTTCTACAACAGTTTTTGTAGCACTCGCAGGCACAACAAATTGGTCAGGATGTGTACTACATCGAAGATTATTTTTTTTAATGATTTCTGCACCACGTTTGAACTCATTATAAATACGATCTTTGTCAGTAAGAATATCAAGTGATAGATTTGCTTCTGGTAAAGTAGCCAATGGAAATAAATCACTGCTGATTCGATAGTTCCATCCTTTAGTCACACACAAAGAAAAAGTGTTTACCGCAACATTTACATTGTTCAGTGTTCGTTGAGAAATAGTAGATAAAGCGCTTTTTCGTTCCAATGACAAGAACCTAGTCTTGGTCATAGTATTAGCTTTGAATCCTTTTTCTTGAAGTTGTAGAGAAATGCAACACAATGATTTTTTCATTGCAGTCATCTTACCAACAAATTTATAATAAGTCAAGCTTTAAGTCCAAGGATATAGTGGCATCTTATATTTTACGCCACCTATCATAATTCCCACATAACCAGCGATTGGACTGCCAGCACCACTTATAAACATATTATTTGATCCTGTAATAGCACTGTGCAGTTGCAGCGATCCTTCTATAACCAAATTATTTTCAATTCTACCACTACTACCGGTTATTTCTGTAATAGATGCGTATCCGCCACTAATATTAGTAATAGATGCATGTCCACCGCTAATATTAGTAAAAGCGGCATATCCGCCACTAATACTTCCGGTAAATGAATTGGCGGTAAATCTACCAGTTATTTTGCCGCCACTACCGGTTATTTGTGTAATAGATGCATGTCCGCCACTAATATTAGTAAAAGCAGCATATCCACCACTAATACTTCCGGTAAATGAATTGGCGGTAAATCTGCCAGTTATTTTGACGCCACTACCGGTTATTTGTGTAAATTTAGCTCTACTACCACTGATACTTCCAGTAAATGAATTGGCGGTAAATGTGCCAGTACGTATATTAGTAAAAGCAGCATATCCACCACTAATACTTCCAGTAAATGAATTGGCTGTTACTCTTCCGGTTATTTTAACATTACTACCGCTTATTTTAGTAAAATTGCCTTTGCTACCACTAAAGCTACCAGTAAACGATCCTGTAAAATTACCTCTGACTTGTTTTGAATTAAATCGTGTATAACCGCCTACTGAAGGCGATCCTATTTGAATTGTGGTAGCTGAACTACCAAAACCTATTGTAGTGGGACTAGATAATAAAAGCGGCGAAAGATTTGTACTGTCTATATCACCGTCTGCATTAATGCTACCATTAGTGTTTAAAGTGTTTGAAGAAGCGTCATAATTTAATGAAGTGTCATAACCTATAGTTCTTTGTCCACTTCCGTCTGAAAATAACAAATATTTGGTACCTGTAGTACTTGATTGATTTTTAATAAAAGTACTGCCACTAAAACTGCCTGTATAATTTGTAGCAAGTACTTCACCTCTTTTTGAGACTTTAAATTTTGTGACGGCTCCAACTTGTAAATCTATCAGTTTACTGCTATTATTCGACGGTCCTGCGTCCGATACATTCATTTTTATCGCAGTCTGATCACCAGACCCGAATGTAGCGGTCATTGCATTAATTGGGGTATTCGCCATAAATTACTCTTATAAATATAAATAGTATCTATAATAAGTAATTTATATTATAATATTTCTACCTACCCACTTCTTTAAAATACATGTCTTTAGCTTCTTGATACGACATACCAAACATTTGGTTATAGAAATGTACCGTATTCTTTAAATTTGATTCACTCTTTAGCTTTTTATATCGGTCTACAGCCTTTGGTCGCCACCACTCAATTATACCTTGCATATCACGTTTAAAGAGGTCTTTCATCTTCAATTGATCAACATCAATTTTACTTTGCAAAAACTCTTTGGTATTTTCATAAAAACAACTATAATATACACCTCGTTCATATCCGTGTTGATAGTTGGATTGTTTTATTCCACATTTACTAAATATCATACCGAGAATACGAGATTTAGCTCCAGTTACAGGTCCACTCACTCCTTCTTTTTGAGTAAGTGCTTTATCATAAGCAGTTACATCAATATCTTTTAACCAATTGTGCCAAGTTTCATAAATACCATCATCTGGTTTAATTGAAATTTTACCAGCACTAGATCCACATTTGTGCCACCATTTTAAACTATTATACATACTGTAACTACCATATAAACTTGTAGTTGTCATACCCACAAGAGTTTGATCGTATAATTGTTTCCAAAGATCACGTACTGTTGACGTAGTAATCATAGCGGCTATTAATTTACCACCTAGAAAATTATAACCAATTGGCTGAGTACTCATAATACAACTGCCAATTGCGCTATATGCCAATCGTTTCTTTTCCATCTTATCAGATGTAGTCCATCCTAAATAATTGTCACGGTCAGTAATAGCAATTACATCACTAGAAACACTGATACAACCAATATACTTTGGGTTATCAATATCTCCATCGGTTACAAGAAATTTAATAAATCTACCAGGCGTTTGATCAAAAGTCATTGTATGACCAAAAATACGAAGAATTGTCCAATCTTCATTTTGTTGTTTTGATTCAACATAAACCAATTTTGGATTTATACTTTCAATTTCTTTAATAGTTAAAGATTCATCGTTAATATCGGTGGGTGTCCAAATTTTGGCTTTAATCATATTAGCCTTATTTGAGAAACTTTCACACGTTTGTATTTCCATCCACTTTTTGTAAAAGGTCTGCTCTTCAACAGACATAGACTTCAACAAATTAAGATTATCAACCAACTTTCGTTTATTTCCTTCAAAGTCAAACGATTCAATTCCAAAGTATTCTTGTAACGTATCCATATTATTCTGTTTTTCTTAAAATCATTTTAAATTTTAACGTCAATTCGTTTTTAGATGACTTGACTTCTTTTATTTCCCACTTTTCTTTTAAAGTATCCAAATACAAATTAGTACCATTATCAATATACTCTACAGGCAATTTAAGATCCAGTAAATCTTTTTCCTCATATACCAAGAAGTTTTTTCCTTTGTTATCTAAATATAGTAGTATTTTATCTCTTTTTTTTGCCATAATATGGTATAAATAGAAACACCGTATATCAAATCAAAGATATACGGCACATCTATTATATTGATTTTTCTTTAAACATTAACAGAATTGTTCTTTGTTGTATCAACATTGACTATAACAATCGACTCCTTGTTGGAAGATGAATTGATGTTCACCATTTCAACCAATAGCTCACGATTTAAATGTACTCCCTTGTTCTTAGCTTCATCAATAACCGATTTGGTAATCGGTCCAAATACGTGTACCAAAGTTGGACGACCTTTTCCGTTAGGTAAAACGCCAATTACATTTAGTTCACCTCGATTAATTGCTTTCTTAACCTTGTCTCGTAAACTAATAGTTACGATATCAGTGTTAATATCATTTAGTTCCTTAATTGTAAAAATACAACTTGGATATTTTACTGTTTGATTTGTCTTATTCTTACGATCTGTCTTTTTCATACTTTATCCTTTCTTGTTTATGTTGTTATAAATCTAACCGTTAATATATTATATCATCTTTATATTATATGTCAATAGAATCCATCATCTTTTTATTAATAGTCTTAACAATCTGATTTAGATTCTCGACGTTAATAAAATTAGAGTCTACACCATACATTGTTCTGAAATTAGCACGTAACGTTTCGGCTCCAAATCCATCATATTCCGTTACAAAATACGAAATGATGTTATATCCAGTCTCCCGTATTTTATTTACTTGTGTACGAGTGTGATTCAAAGCAGTTGCGCCATTATATGAAAACCCAATACCTCCTGTACTATGGTAGTTGAAACACGGTTCACCATCACTAATATTAACAAAATAACTGTTTGTGTTGTTACTAGCTTTAGGCAAATATCGTAACAATGCTTCAAAACATAATCCTTCTGGAGTTGTATGTGTTGGCAAAAGATATGAGAACATATTCTTTATCTTACTAAATTTATCAACCTTAGAATCATACGCGACTACAATGTATGGACTGTTACCCATCGATGTACGAAAACTAATCGTCAGATCCACATTGTCAATCATAGACGTAGCCTTTGCTAGTGCAACACATAGTTTAATTGTACGATTCCACTTTTTGCCTTGCATACTAGCACTAGCATCTACACTGATATGAAAGTTAATTTTCTTATATTTGGTGACAAATGTATTATAAAAGATATTGCTATCGGTTTCAAATCCGAGTTCATGCATCAAACGTTTATCAATCTTACCAATATTACGACGGGTAAACTTATCAACGTTAATTTCATTACGAATTTGAAGACGGCGGCCTAACTTAGCTCCTAACACAATGCCGTCATCCACGTTCTTCTGTAACATAGTACGAGCTCCAATGTCATCTTTTGCAATAGACATTGGAAATTCATCTGAGAGGATCAATTCTTTTGTCATATTCTTTACAAGAATACATTCAACGTTACCAACAATTCCGTTGTTCTTAAGAACATCACTTGCAACAGGTACTAGATCAATTTTACTCTTTTCTAGTACATCAAGCAATGTCTTTTCACGTCTAGAAACCTTTTTCTTTTTGATTTTACCAGCCAGAAAGTCTTTCTGTTTATCAAATGATTTAGCAATCTTAGTTTGTTTAGACTTACTAATATTTGAATCAGATCCAATATTGGAAGTTACATCGCTACTGTCAGTTGTAACAGTAGACTCCATACCACCAAGTACATCACTAGCAGTACCCAATATAGTTGGGTTCGATGAATCATCTTCAACGGCGGATGAATCGCCATCTCCATCACCATTTCCATCCGTTGGTTGTGACTGTGCATTATCAGTTTTGTGTTCAGTAATATTCTTAAATACAATTTCGGAAATCTTATACGCTATGTCTAGACGATCTTTTGGAGTTGTCAGACGACAGATATTTGACAAATTCAATTCACAAGCAATGTCATACAAACCAGGCAATGATTTCAAGCTTGTATCAGGATTCGTAAGATTAATAATACGAAACATATATGAATCGATACTAGGTGTACGATATAGATTGCTTTTCAAGGCATCTGAAATTACTTTATTATTAAAGTATTCATCATACAAAGCATCGTAGTAACCACGATAACCAGGCGCGCTATTATGTACAGTATAATCAATATAACGATCTTCTACATAATTTAGAATCTGTTGACTGGTCTTACCAACAATATCTTTTGAAATATTCAACTTTTCAGTGTAATTATAAATGTCACGGGGAACATTCATCCATACTGTCTTAAACATTTCAAAATCAGAATATTTAACGTGACTGCCTTCGTGTAAGGCTAGTCCAACAGCCACGTCAAAATTATCCTTCTTAGTAATATCGCTACTGATATAAACCACCTTACCATCAGTACAATTTACAGCACTGTCATTAAATACTACAGGAATGTTCTGGTTCGTCAGAATGCTAACATAATTAGAAATAGCACGACGAGCGGAAGACATACGAATCAGTCGAGATGTGTTTTCCGAAACACGGTCTTCTACGTCATCGTTTAACGTGTTATTAGCGTCATCCGCAATAGCAGCATCAAGTTCATCTTCCCAATCCCAATCGTAATTGTTACCCTTTAACCAGAAATCACTGTAGTTGCTCATAATAATTTATTTTCTATATGTTATTAAAAAGGAGGTTGAGTAGTATTGTTCAATGGATCATTAAACAACTTTTCCTTAGATTCTACCTTAATATACTTTTGTACCAACTGACGAATATATGTACGTTCACTGTCAACACCACCATCCTCAGTAAAGTTAGGATAAATGGTCGTCTCAGCAATTTCAAGCAAATTAAATCCATCCACAATTAGTTCCGCAATTTCAACAGTACTACGTGTAGGAATAAAATTAGTAAGCTTACTATCTTCCTGCTTAATCTGTTTACGGGTATGATCAGCAATTTCACAAACAGACTTTAGAACGTCTAGCTGTTCATTAGAGTTAATATTAAACCGATTCTTTAATAGAGAAAATTCAGCGTCCTTATCAAGCGGAGTCACTTCAATCTTAACAGGAAAACGTGAAAGTAGAGCACGATCCATTACACGGGTAGCGGTATATTCATTACCTACGTTAGCAGTAGCGATAAAAGTTACACCGTCTGCAACCTTAACAACTTCACAATCATCCTTTTCATCCAATCGAAGATAACGCTGGAGATCATCAAGAACAGTCATTAGAATATTAACACCATCGTGATGACTACGAGAAATTTCGTCAAGTAGAATGATGGCGTTAGGAGTACGAATAGCCTTGATAAAACTAGACTCCTTGAATAGAGTACCAGTCTTCTTATCAAAGTGAGTGTTGCCAATCAAAGCACTACGAGCATCTTGTGTAGCACCCAGATTAAAATAGAAGAAGTTATCTTCACGACCAATAGCCTTAGCAACAGTTTGCGCTGCTAGAGTCTTACCACAACCAGTTGGACCAAGAAGCAGAATGTTCTTGCCACGAATAGCACTACGTACCATATACTTCCACTTGAGATCATCCATAATCAAAGAAGATGGACGTAGATTTACACAAGTGTCAAGATAAGCCTTGATATTGAAGTCCTTGCCAGTAACCAGATTAAACGAGTTTTTGTTTTTCATAAGTTTTCTTACCGTAAAATCATCTTACCACGGATATATAAGAAGTCAACTGGAAAAATAAAAAAACCACCAGTTACGGTGGTTTGGGTTATATTAAAATAATATTATTAATGATGATGATAGTGATATACTGGACGACCCCATCCACCATACACAACTACTGCTGGTTGGGGATGTACATATACAACAGGAGCAGGTTGATAATATACTACTGGTTGAGGATGTACTACTACAGGCTGTGCATAAACCACTGGTTGTGGTTGTACATATACAACTTGTGTTGGGGGATTTACAATTCTATCAATAACGTGAATTACTGCAACTCCGGTCAATACTTTACCAACTGTAGCCCATTCTCTATCGCCAGCAAATGTTTGGGAAGATAGAGTTGCACTCAATGCGGCGATAGTAATTAATTTTGTCATATTTATCCTTTTTTAGGTATACCTTTATAGTATATCAAATTTGAGAAATTGTCAACTACTTCTTTTTGGCTTTACCTGCTTTTGTATATTTAATAACCAATTTTTGAAGATGTTTTGGTAATGTAGGTGGGTTATATTCCGCTTTCTTTGGTTTATGATCACCTTGTTTAGCGAATTCTCCAACAGCTTGCATTGGTTGAGTAGGATCATCTTTTGGATCGTTCATATTCTCGACCTTAACATTCTTTACAATTTTGAATCCTTTTTGTGGGTTAACTACGTTTTCTTCAGATTCAGATTGTTTATCAGCTTTTTTACCACCTTGTTTATCTTTGGTATTTTCAACTCCCTTACCCAAAGCACTATCTACATAATTTGTAATATCAGATTTTAAGTATTCTTTTACGAATTTCTTAACATCTTCAAATTTCATAAAAAGTTTCTTTGTTCTATCACTTCCGTCTCTGAATGCTTGAATATCACAAATACCGTGTACTATTGGTCTAATACTAATGTGATGTGGTTCACAATCACATACATTGTAATTACCAGCATCATCGAGTTCAATAGGCTTCTTAATTTCTTTTGATAATCCGTCGATTAAATCACTCCAAGAAGACGAAGCATTTGTATATTTTTGCTCCAATGTTTCTTTTACCAGTTTATTGACTAATTCTTTAGAAGACTTCATATTAATATACATATAAATAGTACTTGATGGTCAATTATTAATCTTTTTTATCGTCTAATATTTCTATATGCCCAATGTACCCATGACTATCATTTCTGGTAGCTACTGCTTTAACGTGGTATATAGTACCCTCTCTATCAATCATTCTGTATATAGTAATACTACTTCTTTTATCTTTAATAGATCTGTCCCATTCTTTTTCAACCATTTCCAAATCTTCACTAAAGATACCATTTTTCCACCCATTACCTAAGAAATAATCTACATCGTGTTTTAATAATTGACAATATTTTTCATTTACCCACGTACATTTACCATCGGTATCACATTCAAATATTGGTTCCGGTCTATTATCTAATATCCATTTTTGTCGTGTGCATATAGTCTTAATCAAATTACTATCGTGACTAACCTGCTTGTTTATCTTATCTACATGGTCTTTTAACGATGTGCCCGAATTGGGTTTGACTTCTTTTAATATTTCTTTTACATTCCGATTCAATGTAAATACCCATTTGAATGCGCCGAATAAAACGCCGCCGGCTGCACTTATTACTAATATTTTTTCTAGGTATACAAAAATGGATTCCATAATATAAATTGATCGAGATGGATATAAATATAATAAAAAACGAGTACTCGTTAAAGTACTCGTTATATTTTTTAATTATTTACAATTACAATTTGAAGTCGTCAAATGCACCTTCACTGATCGTGTTATCAACTCCTTTAACATAACTACTCAATTCAGTTTCTTGGGGGGCTACTTGAAGTTTTTTACTATCATAGTAACTATCTAACCACCCAGATAGTAAATTGGTCTTAGCAGCTGGATACAATTTCTTATATCCCATACTTGTTAATCTGTTATTAGCCAACCATTCAATATAATGTTTCAAACTTTCCGCCGTCAATCCAACCAAACTACCTTTACTAAATAGATAATCTGCCCAATCCTTTTCAGCATTTACCGCCATTTCATAAGCAGCATATATCTTATCTTCATTTTTCTTAACAATATCTTGGAATCCTTCTTCCGGATTATTTATCCAATTCTTCATAATGTTCTGGGTAATAGCTACGTGAAGATTTTCATCTCTACTGATAAATTTAATAATCTTACTGTTACCCTCCATCTTTCCACGATATCCAAAGTAAAAACTACAAGCAAATGATACATAGAATATCAACCCTTCAGTAATTTGAGTTGCCAATACAGCATCAAACAATTGTTGTTTAATATCATCCGACGGCGTTAATAGTTCATCATACTTCTTACTAATAGCTTTAGCACGTTTCACAATTTCTTCGTCTTCTAAGACACTATCAAAGAACTTGGTAGCATCTGGATAAACATTGTTAAGAATGTATGTATAACTGTTACTGTGAATAGTTTCAAAGAAACTCCACGCATTCATACAAATTTCTAATTCACTATTTGTAACGTGCTTCATTAGTTCGTGAATACTACGACTCAACATACTATCAGTCATAGTTTGAAACTTTAAATTACTGTCAAAAACAAATCGTTCCTCAGCAGAAAGATTCTTGTAATCACTAATATCCTTCACCAACGAAACTTCTTGGGGTCGCCAAAAGAAATTTAGTTGTTGATCGTACAAATCATAAAACTTTGGATATTTGATCTTATCATATCGCTGAAGTGATAGATCTTCTCCCAAGAACATTGGGTTGCGCAACTGATCTATGTTTTTCTTATTTAGTACAGTTTTCATATATATTTTTTTATTATAGAGCGCAAGCTCCGCTTTCACAATCGGATTCTTGTACTATTGGTTTTTCATCAACCGTTTTTGTTTCCATGGCTGTTTGTTTATCACCATCATCTGTATTAGCATAATATAGATTCTTCAATCCATACTTGTATGCCAACAAAATATCTTTAATAACAACCTCTACAGGCACTTTGTTTTTCTCATAACGGGACGGAATATAGTACGTGTTGGTACTGATACTCATATCTGTGAACTTTTGAATAGCAGCAGCTACCTTCAAATATCCTTCATTATTTGGCATATCAAAAGCAAAAGTATAATTATCCTTGTACTTATCAATATTTGGAACCACCACAGGCAAAATGTTACTCTTGCTTCCCTTGAAACTAATAGCACTACGGGGGGGTTCAATACCATTGGTACTACTTTGAATTACACTACTTGATTCTACAGGCATACAAGCAGTAAGAGTAGAATGTCTCATACCATACTTCTTGATGTCTTCACGTAAAGCTTCCCAATCCATATGTAAAGGTTCAGTGATAAATTCATCAATGTCCCGTTTATAAGTATCAATAGGAAGAATACCTTGACTAAATTTAGTACGATCAAACTTTTCACACTTACCAATTTCTTTTGCCATTTCAACACTTGCTTTGATTAGATAGTAACTGGTCTTTTCCATCCATCTAGATACGAAATTTGGAGCTTTTTCATCCCAATACTTCAATCCTTCTTTAGCCAATAGAGCAGCCAAGTTACTTACACCCACACCAAGACTACGACGTTTAGTAGCAAAGTTCTTTGCTGCTGGTACGAAATATTCTTGGTGATCAATCAAAGCGTCCAACATTCTGACAATGATGTCACATACATTTTCCATTTCAGTATCATCTTTAATTTCTAACCAATTCAATGCTGCCAATACACAGACTCCAATTTCTCCTTTTTGATCATTAACGTCATAAATAGGAATTAACGGATGATGCACTTCAAGGCAAAGATTGCTTGTATCCACTTGATCCAACCAACTACCGTGTTCATTTGCGTGATCCACGAACATTGTATAAATACGTCCAGTTTCAAGACGCTCTTTAGCAAGTAGACCCATCAATTCACGTGCAGGTACTTTCTTCTTGAACTTGAGATTCTTGTTAGCTTCAGCCTTTTCATATTTTTCTCTGAATCCTTCCATTCCAAATGTATTCCACAGTGAAGGGCATTCGTGATAACTAAATAGTGTAACGTCTTGATTCTTCAAGAAACGTTCAAAAATTAGTTTATCAAGACCCACGCAATAATCTAACTTACGAACTCGATTATCATCTGTACCTTGATTATTCTTCAATACAAGAATATCTAGAATATCATAATGGAACCAAGCGAAATTTACAGTTGCGCTCCCACCACGAATGCCATTCTGGTGACAACTCTTTACTGTAGCTTCAAATGATTTAGCAAATGGAATTGGACCTGTATGCATTACTTCACCATTACGAATTGGAGCGTTTGTAGCACGTAGTCTTGATAAATTCAATCCAATGCCATAACGACTAGCTGTAGCAAACCCAACCGCACTATTGTTGCTGAAAATACTACGTAGATCATCATCGACTGTGAACAGTGAACAACTGGCATAACTCTTCATTGGAGTTCTTACGCCTGCCATAATTGGTGTGGGTAAATTGATCTTATGTTTACTAAAGTAGTTATAAGCTTTCTTTACATACTCAAGTCGGTTTTCTTTATAATCTTTAAAGAAAGTCATTGCAATAAGCATATAAGCAAACTGAGGACTTTCATAAATTACCTTAGTAGCCCTATTTTGGACCAAGTACTTATCACACAACTGTTTGATACCAGCATACGTGAAATTAAAATCACGATCATGTCGTAAAAACTCATCTAGCTTGTCAAATTCTTGTTTGGAATACCAATTTAAAATATCCGAGTCATAAACCAAAGCATCAATATTAGTTTTAACTAAATCGTGTAACTTTGGGGGATTTTTACCACCCCAAACATTTTTTCGTAATTGATAATTTAATAAACGTGATGCTACAAATTGATAATTAGGTTTATCTTCTGTGATTAGATTAGACGCGGCTTCAATCAACATCACGTGGATATCTTTTGATGTCATACCATCGAAGAACGACAAATGAGCGTTCATCGCTACTTCTTCAAATCCAACACCTTTTATATCTTCAGTAGCCCATTGTAAAATTTTATTGATTTTATCTGCATTAAACTTCTCAGTGATACCATTTCGTTTCTTTATAAAAATTTCTTTATTCATACGGGTAAAAAATAACTATTGTTTAGATAGTTCATTTTGCGTTTAGTCTATAACTTTTTTATTATTTTTTTATGTGTTTTTCGTCTGCTCCATACTATGAGTTATTCTTCGTCATTGTTATGAACATTCCATTTTGATTTTAGAACCTTTTTGACTTGATTTTCACCATCCATCATTTCATTCAAGATACTCATACCCTCACGGCTATTTTCACCATAAATTTCAATATCACCACAACTAGCATTCATCTTACTTGGAAAGGTCAAACCATCCGGGCCGAAACGATTCTTAATTACGTGGAATCGTGCAGTATTTGCTTGTTTATCGTTAACTTTACGACTTAGACTAAGAACAAAGTCAGCGGTCATAATCTTACGATAACTATCAGCAATGTTGTTAGCCTGAATAATGTCTTCATCCATAGCAGCCCGATTACTCTGTGAAGCACTCCAAATAGGAACTTGTAACTCACCAGCTACACCTCGTAGTTCTTCATAAATACCACCAGCTTCACTATAACTGTTACTATTACGTTCACTTTGCGATGGACGTAGAATATCTGCGTAATCTACAATAATCAGATCAACTTTAGTACCTAGTATAGCCAATCGTTCACAATGAGCTTTAAGGCTATAAGCACTTACTGTTTTAATTGGAAAATATTTAATCTTCAATTTTCCAGGCACCTCTGCAATCTTCTTCTTCACGATGTCTACGTTATTACGAATATTCTGGAAATCAATTCCTGTAAAACAAGCATCATAACGTAGTCCAACATAATTTTCATTCAATTCAAGCGTAAAATGAACTACATTTTTACCTTGTTTCATCGCTTCAACGCCTAGTTTAGATAGTACCCAACTCTTACCACTACCAGCACAAGCTGTAATAATACCCAATTCACCCGCTGCCAATCCTCCGTCCATAATGGTATCAATTTCAGTCCAATTGGTTTTAACGCAATTACGACTCATTACACTCATTCGTTGTTCTACATCTTCGGTATAATCGTGACCAATATTACGTTCCATACCAGCTTTCATCGCGTGATCAACTACATTCTTAATTTTATCATATTGACCAAGTGCTAATAAATCAGCACTTTCAATAATAGCATTCTTTAGTTTCTGATTTTTACAGAATTCCAAGAACTGTTCCTTAACAAACTTCAAATCGTTATCACTTACCTTTTGATAAACTAATTTGAGATTATCCACGATGCTTCTTTTAAGTAGTTCATCGTTTACTTCATCAACTTTAATCTTGAATACAGTTAAAGTTGGTAGATCTTTATATTCGTTAAAATACTTTATACTTTCTTTTACGACCCATTTATTTGCATCACTTTCAAAGAAGTCTACTTCGATAATATCATTGATACGTTCAATAAATGAACGATCAGATATTAAACACGAAATACACTTGATTTGGAAGTCACGGCCGTATTTTGTTAATGAATCAATTGCTTTTTTGTTTTCCATAAGATAACTCTACTATACCACTGAATTTTGTGGTTTTCAACTTTTATTAACCGACGTTTTTATTCTACAAAACTATTTAATTTGCCAAAACATTCTTGTAACCAAATGTGATAATTGGGGATATTATTCCACATTTTGTCTTCTGTAATCAATTTAGTAAAACTCATTTTATCAATTCTACGTACAGGAGTTTTTATTATTTCTTCTATACGTAACTGTGTAAATGACTGTACTTGCGTATCTTTTAACTGCATCAACGTGTGATTACGTTCAAGTAGTAACTTGTTATCTAACACGGTCTGATATATTTTATACTTACCCTTGTTATTTTCTGCGTAATTATAAATCTCATTCAAATCATATTGACGTTCTTCTGACAAGAAAGGAAATGATTTAATTACCCGCTTCAAACCTACGCCATCCAGTCCTGGAATATTATCACTGACATCACCTTCCATAACTCTATATAAAATATAGTTACTACATGTAACTCCATATTCATCTAATATTTCTTTACAACCAAATATTCTCTTTTTGACAGGACTCCAAATTTTGACTTTGTCATTTGCCAATTGTAAAAAGTCTTTATCAGTAGACATAATTGTTATATTGCTGTCCTTAAAAGTTTCTGTAGCTAAATAAGCAATTGTATCGTCTGCTTCTATTTGATCAATTGCCATTATAGTAACAGGCAAAGTATCTAAATAATTTACAGTACGAATCAATTCTTTTTTAAAGTTTACAGATTCTATCTCAGATGAAGACAGTTCTTCATAATTACGATTGAGTCTGATATCTGTCTTTCTACCATTTTTGTAAGCTGGATAAATCTTTCTACGTTTCTGACTTCCTCCCTTACCATCAAATACAATAATAACTCGGGTAGGAGAAAGCAATTTAATTGCATATCCAATGCTTTTTAAGAAACCCGCAATACCACCTGTGTGTAATCCATCCTCATTAAGTGACGGAATGGCCATAAAACTTCTAATGTAAGTATTAAGGCCATCAACAAGGAGGATGTCAGAATTAGTAGTCTTTTTGAGACCGTCACTTCCAACACCCTCCTTAATGTTTTCAAACAAGGAGTACAGTTTCTTCTTTTCAAATGAACTGAATCCGCTCATATTATTCTTCGCTAACCGAAGTTTCTTCTGACTCTACGACAGCATCATCAATGATCTGACTATTAAAGTCTTTGTACTTCATAATTACAACATCACAAATCTTCAAGTAAATTTCTTCACTCAGTTCCTTGTCTGTTTTCATCACGGTCACAAAGTCTTTGGATTGAAACTTCCATTCGGATCCATCATTCTTCTTGTATGTGTAATAAGCACCACCTTGTTTAATCAGACTTTGATCTTTTAGAACTTTAATCCAACTACCATAGTCAGCAATTCCGCTATCAAAATAGATATCAAAACTTGCTTGACGTTGTGGCGGACCCATACGATTCTTCACAACAACCGCTTTACATTCGTTACCAATAACTTCATCACCCCTCTTGAGTTTACCTGTATTATTTAAACGAACACGAACACTACAGTGATAAGCAAGTGCTTTACCACCTGATACCACATACTGATCGCCAAACGCCATAGCCTTTAGATTCTGACGTAGCTGATTAGTAAACACTGTAAGTACCTTCTGCCGACCAATCATAGTAGTAATTTTACGCATTGCTTTGCTGATAATAATTGACTTACCAGTAGCGTAACCATCTTTACCGTGATCACTTTCAAGTTCTACCTTTGTAGATGCCGCTGCTACGGAATCAACAATAATTGTTAGAATTCGATCCTTGTCACTTTTACGAACAATAGCGATCATTCGTTCCATCTGGGCAAAAATATCTTCAACGGTTTCACATTGAACATACAATAACCTAGACAAGTCTACACCTAAACTTTTCCAGAATTCAGGAGCAGCTGAGTTTTCTGTATCAATTACTACAGCAATACCACCTTTCTTTTGGGTGTCGGCAACAACGTGCGCGGATAACAAACTTTTACCAGTACCTTCAAGTCCGTTAAATTCTACCATTTTTCCAACCGGCAACCCGCCGTGTGGACGATTACTAATTGCCAAATCTAAAATAGAAGAACCAGTGCTAATCCAATCCGTGATTTCAGATGGATTGTCTTGTTCATCTAGAAAATGAGCAATCTTTCCACCCTCTTTATTTGCTTTATTTAATTCATTTGCCAACATTTCGATTAGTTCGTCACGTTGACCCGTATCTTTACTAACACTTTTTTTTGCCATAACGTATATAAATAGAAAGCCGGTGGACTATAAAAACTCCACCGGCTTATTTTTTAATTTTTAAGAGTTAAACAAGTCATCAAATGCTTGATCTACACTATCTTTACCCTTAGCTTTAGCTGTACTTGGTGATTGAACGGCTTTTGCTTGGGATGTGACCACGGGGCTTGTGGGGAATGGAGCTTCATCGTCATCTCCACTTGCGGTTGGTTCTGTTACGATCTCAGAAGCAGCAGCTTCTGGATTTAACCATTTATCCATAACATCTTTTAGATCGTTATAGGATAGTTCTTCAAATAGATCCAAAATATTAACTTGGGACTTCAACGCTTCCATCAACTGTGCGTTTTTAGGATCTACCGCGAGACTTACATTTGGCTTAACACGAATGCTTGTTTCTGGGAAACTAGCTCCGCCTTCAGCTGTCTTGAATTCTACAACGATATCACGACCATTGGTTAGATCGGTAATATCACCAAAATCAGGATCACTGATGATTGATAGAAGTTCTTGATAAACTTGTTTACCAAATCCCCAGAACTTTACGCCTTCTCCTTCTTCGCCACGAATAATAGCTGGTACGAAAGTACGCATCTTGGGTTCCATCTTACGACCCATCTGCCAATCTTCTTTTGAACCAGTCTTTTTCAGACGATTAGCAAATTCAACGATTGGATCTGGACGACCAAAACTATCAGGAGATAGATATGTCTTGTTGTTGATGTTGTAATGAAACTTTAGTTCAATGAATGGATTATCAGGTACATACTTGTACGGAACAATACGAACTACCTGTTTCCCAGGCTTTGGTTTCCAAATCAAGTTTGATTTCTGATTTGTGTTTGAGAGAGAGCTCAAACGGCTCTTTAGCCGACTTAGATCTAATGCCATAATTATTTAATATTTAATGTTTAATTAGTTAATTAATTCGTCTGGTTCACTCAAACCAGATTGTATAACCAACTCGAAACTAAGTCTACACTAGGTGCAGACCAAAATCAAGTCAAAAATACATATTAAATTTCAGAGATAGAAAACAATTTTAATGAAACTATTTTTACCCCAATTTCATTGGTTAAAATAATACTGTTTTTATATAAATCCCAATTTAATTGAAAGCTCTTATCAAATACACCATTGTTTTCATCAGCAATCAACTTATTCATTGCATTGAGCGTATATAGTGTATTTGTTTGCTTCTTACGATGTATACTAATGGTGCCTTTGTATCTATTAATTTGTTCACGTTTTTCAACGTTGAATGTTAGATATAATTCCCGAAGATTATTTTCGTTAGCAAATATAAAGATCTTATTATCTATAAGAGTATATTGCTTTGGTATTTCTTTTAATGCGTCTGTATATTGACTACTATTAGAAAATGTACAGAGCAATTGTTTTTGAGTTATCATATTTTGTCAACGACTTTCTGACCTTCTACTTTGAATGTAAATTTACTTCCGCTACTACTATCCATTGCATAATTAGCATATGTTGGTGTGGCAATGTCGTCTTTCATTGTAATGCCAATAAACAAATAAAGATTAACACTTAGATATCCTTCATCCGGTACAACATTGATCTTAATCTTACCTAATTTGATATCATTATATTTTTTAGGAATTTCTAAGTTGAAATTGCTTTTATACTTTAACTTCTCTATTTTTTCTCCCGTAAATTTGATCAAAGGTAAACTTACATTAGTACCAAATACAGCTTCGGATGAAAGTAGACTAGATAGTTTAATAAACTCTTCACGGATTTTATTTGGATCTGATGTATTGACATCTTTCAATACGTTGTTTAGTATTAAATCTAAATATTTCAAAGCTAAAATGTTTGCTCTATATTTAAATATAGGTCTTAAAGTATCTCTTTCCAAACAATCGTTAATATCAAAGTCTGCTTGGATTTGATTAATAGTGTATACTAAATTTTCTTTCAATTTCTTAATACTGTCCAACTCGACCTTTTCTATATTGATAGGAAAGAATTGTATTAATGAATCATTATTTGATAGTTCTGTGATTTTATTAATCAATGATATATCTTCCGTATTTGATTTCAAAACGTTCTTAAATAAAGTTAAATTTTTATCAACCGTACTTGTGTACGATGCGTGTTGTTTGTCACATTTACTAGAACCTTCGTCAATCGTACCAAGTTCTCTTTCAAGATCATTTTCTATTCTTTCTAAATTTTTAAGTTCCGTCGATTGTAATTGATTAACATCCGCGTTAAGTTCTTTAAAAAAGAAATTTGTTATCTTTGTAGTAAACGGATTTATTGCATTAATAAACGATGAAAAATAATTTTTTGCAATTTCAGGTATAGTTTTAATTTTATCAATTGCGTTTTTGATGCTGTTGGATATAGTATCTAAAAATCCCTCATTAAGTTCTTCTTTTTTGACTTTCTTGGAAGATGATTTTTCTGCTGGAGAAGCTGATATTGTTTGACCAACGTATTGTGCCAACTGCGTTAATACGTGTCCTAATCTAGCAGATCCAGCTTTAAGACTTATTAATGCAAATTTAATATCTTCACCTTTTATCTTTGCCATGGAATCTACGTCTTGACTTTCTATATTTCCTGTCTTTAAAGCGTTAAACACATCTTCTTTAGTTCCACCATAGATTAAGACAATATCCGCTGTGTTCTCTTTTGTTTCTTTTCCTTTAACAAATTTCGAATTGTAAATATCCGCGGCGATATAAAAATCTTTTATAGACGCATGAATAAAATTTGATGGTGTACCTAATTGCGCTAAAGTTACTCCTGATGATCCGCCTATATTTTTTAAATCTCCATCAACCAAATTGTAAATCTTTAAATTTTCCTCACGAGCGTTTGTATCCGAGATAGATTCCAATCTAGTTCTTAGGTTACCCCATTCTTTAAGAAATCCGATTGCAAAATCTACATAATCACCGCTTGTTTTTAATGTTTTATAGTCAGTAATACCAAACGCAGTCAATATAGGAATTGTTTCAAATATTTTTGTTCTATCTGTTTTTTCTGCATTTTTTAAGAATTCTAACTTATTAAGAAGATCTGGGTTGATGATATTTATTATTTTTTCAGCTTTCTTTATGTATGATGATGGCGATATAGCGTCTGCTACTATTATATGTTTAGATTGACTATCATCGTATATTTGTTCACCGATTAAACTACCCTCAGTATCATACCAATTAAAACCTTTTTTATAAAACCCAAATTTCTTGGCTTCATCAACACTATAGTTTACCAATGGAGTTTGTCCCATCAATATAGCCTCTACTCCATAAGCATCTTGTTTCTTTTCCCGTGGCGTTCTTTCGTCTGTATCTTTATTACCCTCAATATCTTTTTCTAATGTTTGATCTAATGTCGCGGGTTGACTTTTAGATTTTTCAGAAGATGTTTGTTCACCACCTTCTGGTTCACCATCTGCAGTAAAAATATTAGTTTGTGCCTTTTTAGGATTTTCAGCAAAGTGAGTTCCTTTGTTTACAGCTCTATCTCTATATTGTTTATTTGGAAACGTTACAAGTATACCGTCTTTGTTGTATGCTTGTCTTTCAGGAAATCTACCAGCTTCAAATAATCTAGCTGTTTTATCTACAATTTCATTAATATCGTAACCAGCCTTCTCCAAGTACTCCTGCAATACAAAAACGTGATCTTCATTTTTAAGATCCAATGTTCCGTTTTTGATACGACTATCACAACCAATTTCGTTTACTAATGATTTAAAGTTCATCTAATATAAATATACATATAAATATATTTACATTTGGACTAATTTCAAATCATTGTAATTATTTCCAATATAGGTTTTTACTTTAAATCGTTTGTTTTTGATAATATCAACCAAATCAATTAATTCTTGTTTATTTGTGTCATTGTGTACATCAAATACAATTGAGTCATACACGTATAGTATGGGTACAATTCTCTTATCACTAACAAACTTAATACACTTACTCAGACTATCAATGCCATATTCAGTCTCAGCAGCTTGAATTATATAAGAAAACAATTTATTTCGGTTGGGATCAACAATGTGCTTATTTGTAATTTTACGTTTATATACCGGAGTTGTTATATATCCATTCTTTTCAAATTTTTGCCAGTACTTATCCTTTAATTCGTTTACCTTTGCAAAATACGGAATGTTACAGTACTGTTGTGAAATTTGTCCATATAGATTAACCATCGTCAATTTCTTTGATTTAGCTATATCTTCAGATGTTACTGTGTCAACATCAAAATAATATTTGGCTAAATGTTCATATATCGTTTCCTTCTCAGGAACTTTATAATCAATCAAATTAGCCACAATGTACGGATGAAATCCGGTAAAATCTACCATCATTAAATGACCGGATTCTCCATACCTAGACACAAAACTAGCTCTGGATCCATCATCTTTTTTGAGCGCTACATAATTAATATTATCATATGCATTACTTGGTCTACCAGTAGGATTGTAGATATTGTAGTTTGTGTATATGAATTTGTTATATGTTTTACTTTTAAAGTATTTTGAAAATACGTCTGTATCAACTTTTAATCCATTTTTTTCCACCTCAAACAAAGTGTCAGATATAACGTTATTAAAAAACTTGAAACAATAATTGTCTGTGTCTTTATCACCCAACGTCTCAATTTGCTTTATCTCAACATCAAATATTCGCTGGTGTATAACATATGGCAATATCAAATTAAAGTTATTGATATTACGATAATTGTATTTCAGAAAGTTCTCAGTCAAACACTCTACTTCATCTAATATTTCGTTGTTGTTAATGAATCCAAACAAATTAACATCTATCAAATTACAATTTAACCAGTACTTGTATGTCTTTTTATTATTGACATACACGATTAAATTTTGCGATTCAATCTCAGATTTAAACTCTTTAAATGTACAATCTATAGGTAAATCGTTGTGTTCAAAATTTAAATATTGTTTGGTACCATCTTTAAAATTAAAGATGAAAGCAGCAATAATATCATTACAAGCGTTATGATAATTATCGTGTTTTGTAATTAATTTTAAATAAATTTTAGATGAATACTCCACAACTTAATTTTACAACAACAATATGGAAAGTCAATTTTATTGTTTGTAAAACTGAGTAATATTTGAAAAAACATCATTAGCACCTCTAATTATGGTGCTTATCTGTTCCACTTGCTTTTTGTTGAATTCTATCACTCCCTGTTCCAATAACATTTTACCGTCATATTTGCTATTTAATACACCTGTAATCTTCCATTTGAACTTTGCCTTTTTAAAAAAGTTACTATCCATTTTACCATATACATCGGATGAAACTTCAGTTATCTCATTGTAGTTTATTTTAGAAACTACATATCTTTCTATGTATCCAACTTTGTAGTCTTTATCGGTCGGCATTGGCAAAAATGTATTTGGTAGGTTAATATTAAAATTACCCAAATTTAATTTTGTCTTGGTTATAATATCCGTATCTTTTATTGTCATACAGGCACCAATTCAATATTTTGATCTGCTACACATCTAGCTAAACAACCCACAACAGTTTCCCATTTACCATTTCCAGCGGTTACATAATGTGTAACATCGGTTATCATAAATATAACATTTTCAGGAATATATGGTTTTGGAAAATTAGAAATACCAAAGTGTTGAAACATTCTAAATCCAAATATACCATCAAACGTTATAGTCAGTGAAAAGTTTGGAGATATACCACTATACAACGGCAAGTTATTTTCTATATCTTGATCATCTATAATTTGACCCAACTTATCTTTCAAATCAGGTGACAAGTTTAATTGTTTGTAGTTCTTTGAAGCATCGTTTGCAATTTCACCTGGGGCTACGTAAGCACTAGTAATAGTTAATACTTTATCTATATTACCATAAGTTTGTATTGTGGAAATCAATGGATTTTGATCCACTGTAAGCTCGTCTTGTGAAGGTACAGTATTGCTCTCACCTGTGCCCGTTTCTTCCTCCTTATTGAATTTATCCAATCTATCTATGAAGCTAGTTAATGGCATACTTGCGTTCTTTGCACTCATAGATGTATCAGAATCATCTGGTTTATTTATACCAGCTTGAAACAGTGTTAATGTAGCTTGTTCATTTGTTAACGACGCGTCAAAACTAATACTCTTTATACACGATTCAGTACCGCCGGCATCAAATACGTATACTTTTTTCAAACTGGGAGCCTTATCACCCAAATCAATATAATTGTTATCTAGTATTGATAATCCACCCAAATCATCTTGTGATATTTGAAACTTCCAGAATCCATTTGAAGCTTCATTGATAACGTTTAATACAGCGTTTGCAAATTGTTGCCAAGTTTGAATTTCTTTATTTTCCGTAATTTCAAGTACTTTAGTTTTACTGATGTATATATTTTTTAAATTGCCATATCTAAATTTCTTAAATGTTCTTTTGATTGATTTTGATCTTTGTTTTTTTGGATCGGTTAATACCAATTCATCCCCATTCAATTCAACTTCTTTGTCATAAATAAAAGGAAATGATATATTATCCGATGGACTATCTTCACTCAATGCTCCGATGTCATAATACAATCTGTTTATAATGGTATCTAAGTTATCTCTATAAGCGCCTGCTGTTTTAAATACAGTTTCAACTTTTTTAGCAGCTCTATATAATTCATCATTTATATCGGTCACTTCTATATCATATTTAGATTTTAAAAAGTTATTTTGATTTACATCTCCATTTTTTAAATAACCACCCGATTTTATTTCTGTTTCTACTCGACTCTGCGCTGTTGGATCGAGTTTATTATTTTTTATCGTATTCAAATAACTTTCATCCGGTAACTTCTTACCAATATTAAATTTTGGAGCAATACCATTTGGAATTAATACGTGAGGGTCGCAACTTATCAAATTTGGATGTGCGTTAATTATCTTATCGACGTTAATAGTAAATGTTTTGTTTGACACAACTGTGCAGAATCTGTTGGCAACTTCAAACAGAAAATCTAATTGCATCCAAACTTCATCGTCACCCTTAGTATCAAAATCACACCGATCATCTTTATATGATACAGCTTTATAGTCCACCTTACCAATTTTAACAGATTTGTATGATATACTATCGTCTCCAATTGGAATTGATGGTTTTTTATATACATTAGTCGCATCAGTTCTACCTATAAAGATTCGATTTTCAACTTTACCATCGTAAAAATTTTGGTTTTGTATGAAGTGTTGATTTATCGAATTATCATAATCATCTGAATTGGATATACCGCTTGATGCGATATACGCCATAAAGTTTTTTCTATCAACTATAACTTGTTTTAACTTAGGTAATCCTGTTTTTAAGAATGTTTTTAACCCAGTATATTCTTTGGTTTCGGTTGGAATCTTTTTTCCAGTCGCATCTGTCTTTGTCTCTGTGGTGGTACTCACATTATTTTCAGCCGGCATACCAGCAAATAATGCCTGTCGAGAAGTTAATTCAACGCTACAATCATATACGGTGCCATCTTGAGTGGCAAAATTATATTTGGTGATAATACCGGTTATACATCCATAATTACCATATGATTGATACCATCTATCCATCACTTTTTGTGGTTGTTGTATAATAGACCAACATTCATCGGGATTACTCAATTCGATCAACGAATTGATATTAAATAAGTTCCATCCAATTTCAACAAATACGTTTATTCTGGGTGTTAAAAAGAATGGTGCTAAATATTCCAATTGAGCCAATCCATAACATTTGAATTTTATCGTAACAAAAGCTAACATATCTTTGCTAGTTTTTATTTCTATGCTATCTAAATTAGGCGGTGGTAATACAGAAGATATTTCAGATTTCTGTGCGCTTTCTATAATCTTGCCATTTCTGTTAAAAGTACTTGGCCATTTGGAAGAAAATTGAGATCTATATTTAGGATCTATATAATGTGGTTCACCATTGGCTTCGTATCCAATGATAGCCTTATCTTGTTTTAATATATTTCCCTCTTGTTTGAATCCGTATGCTTCATAAAAACCATTACCAGGCATAAATAAAAATCCATCATATGCCTTTTCTTTACCATTTTTATTTAATATCGTGCTACGTGGCACCAATCCATTTCCCGCTATACCAGTACCATTTGAAAATACACGTATCCATGGAGTCATCGGACCTTTGTATTGATCATGTTTATTGAAAAAATCATAAACTACACCACTTGGATCTCCTGAACTTGGATAGTTGAAACCAACATTATTTGTGTTTTTTCTACGTCGTAACTCACGAATCAGTGAAACGGGAATATTTTGTACTTCCCACCATCTAGGTTCTTCCGCGATTTCTTCCTCGTATGCCATATAACTTAACTATTAATCTGTTTAAGATTCTGCAATATATTTGGTAAGTTACCTGGTATTCGTAATTGTTTATCTGCATTAACAGACAATTTACCCTCTGCTATGTTATTAGCCAATGCAATTATCCACCAATACATTTCGTCCCCATAGTATTTTTTAGCTAAAGCGTCTAAATAATCTTCATCGGACGTTGTAATATACAGATCATCGTCAGACTCAGGTATATTCGGATAATATGTGGTTTTAAATACCATTTTACCATCGTATCTTTTTTCAGTTGGTGTAAATTGATATCTCATTCATTTCCTTGTCTATCAACATCATATCGCATATTCATTGAAAAATCATTGTTAGCTGCATCATTGTAATCTTTACCGCCATAAAGATCAGTTGTGCCAAATGTAGATACCGTAGCAGTTTCTCCAATATCCGCCTGAGTCATAGTTGGAACAGGAGCATTACCCCAAACAGCTCTTCCTGTTTTTGGTCTGTCTTTTTCCATTATAGCCATTGTGATACTAATTTCAGCTTCTCTTGGAAACTGAGCTACTTTACCTTTCATACTAGTCTTTCCAAATGTAAATATATTTCCCAAATTATAACTCCAATCTTGATTTTTCACAGTATTTTCATTGATCAATTCCCAAGATGCATCTTCTGGTATAGATACGTTGCAAGAATTTAATACAACGCAATGATTCTTATAAAAGTCACCAAGTGTAAATTGTACCATAGGCGGTATCATAAATCCACCATTAATAGTAGATGTATAATTAGAAGGTCTAGTTAAACCCACCAAATAATTTACACGTTGCCACATAGGTAATAATTCTTTAACAGAATGTGCAACTACTTTGAAGTTGAAACTAACATCTCTTGTAAATCCTTTGTAATAATATAACTTGTCAGGTCTGCCAAGATATTCAATTGGCTCCCAAGTTGCGGCATTATTTTCTTGTAATGATTTAACCGTAGCATTAAACGGTATAAATCTGTTGTTCACAATATCATAGAAATAAAACTTAACCAAATCAGGGCCCAATCCATTGAATTGATCGTTATATTTCTGAGCAAATTCATCAGCATTTAACACACCCAGACTATTAACATAATCAACATTATTGGTGGGTCTTATAAATCTATCAGTACCCTCTTTTTTTCCTAATAAGGTTGGGAATTTTTCTGGATTTGCTCTTATTCTTCCTGTATATGTATACTGATTTGCACTGTCAGATCCTTCGGGGTTCGTTCTGTCCGATTTTACTTTTGCCAAATAATTAAAACCTACATCATCAGTAACATTTTGTTGTATTTTTCCAAATGCTGGATAATGGGCATATTTTAAATTATCTGTTCCAGCGATTTTATTTTTTAAAGTAACGTTTAAATCTTGAAGATATTGTACTGTTTTATCTGTTTTATCTGAAAGTGTACGTTGATAGTTTACAGATAATTGCGGATCTGTATATTGCTTATAATTTAATAATTGATCGCTATATTCTACATCACCATCTATTTTAACTAAATCACCGTAACGATTGGTGTTAGCCCCATCCACAGAACTGATTTCAACGTTATTAATTGTATATGAATCGGTTAATTTACCAACACCAGGAGTAGTCGAATATGTAACTGATAGAAAACTATTGTTTCTTAAATTTTTATTACTCTGAACATATAATCTCAGTCTTTTAGAAACGATGTTTGTCAACGGTGTAGCAAAGAATCTCATTCCACTTGTGCCACTACTGTTACCGCCTGTTATTTTTTGCAATCCAATAGCTTTTAACAACCCACCAATAAAACCACCTTTTGTTTTTGGCTGCGTGCCTGTAAACAATAAATTATTACCTTGATTTACATTAACATTTAGATTGGCACTTTTTTTACCTCCCGACGTATCATGTGTAATAGAGTTGCTCCATCTATTAGTATTCAACATCAGATCATATGTATCTTCGTCCGCTCTGTAATTTAATCCTGCTATTGGTTGAGTAGGTGGCAACAATCCACCTAGAATCGTATTGTTCTTTAAAAATGATCCAGCTGCTTTTAATAGATTACCAAAAAATCCACCTTTACCAGCGGAATTACTCATCAAACTCTTGTATCGTTTGTTGTTATAAGCAGAGGTAGCTGTGTTACCTCTTAATAATCCTTTAACACCATCACGACCTGTAATAGGCATTACTTGATCTGCTTTATCGCCACCACCAAACAATCCCGTAAAATTGAAGAATCCACCCAATCCACCTTTAGGTACACTAGCAGCACTAGCCACACTACTGCGAGGCGGCGATGGATTTCCTTCAGTAGCACCAAACAAACCACCAATAGCTTTGGTAATGCCACCGAGACCAGCGGCCCCCATTAAACCACCCACAAGGTTACTGCTATCTATAAATCTGGTTGGCCTTTCTATAGCGCCAAATGTTGATAATCTAACTGCGGCTAAAAGAGGACTTGCTGGATTATATATCTTCGTTTCATCAAACGAAGCAAATCCCTGTAGTATTATTTGTTTTGTTAAAAAAGCGCCACCTTTACCAGATCCCAAAAATCTTCTGATACGAGTTCCATCTCTTAAGGCGGATTGTATAGGAAACGATCTACTAGCGTTTATCTTTTGACGTTGACCTTGATTCGGATTCGCGTAGAATGGGGGTGCCAATTCACTACTAATTAATCCTTTAGCGTATAAATCAATTGGTTTATTTTTGTTATATAATACGTCACTGTTATTTTTAGTGTTAAATAACGTTTCTAATTTACCAGGTGCTCTTAGATTTATATACTGTTCAGTATTTAACGGTAAAGATAAACCAGCACCTTGTATATTAGAAAGTGTGGTAACCTGCGCACCATCATTGCCTATTGCGCCATAATATGTATTACTATTTGCCATTAATTATAAATATTAGATTAATTGGTTGTTGCTTGACCAAATGAACCAAATTTTGAATTACTTGTTGCCAATAGTTGATTTGCACGTTGTCCATCAATATATACAGCAATTTGACCAGATGCCATCATTGATGTTAGTTTATCCAGTTTTTCAACCACCGCTTTGTTGGAACTTACAATTGCATTAATAATAGAATCGGTTTGTAAACCTTGTCCTTTGTTTTTTTCATCAACTTTTGCAGATTTACCAGTAGATTCATTAGTAGGTTCATCAGTAACACCAAGTATTTTACCAACAAAACTAAATCCTTTTCCTACTAAGTCAGTTATAAATCCACCCACGCCTTTTAACTTTTCCCACACTTTTTCAAGCGCATTAATAATAAATGTAAAAGCCCCACTGAATGTATCTTTTAGAACAGATCCAACTTCCGATACAGCAGACTTTATTAGTTGAAATGCTTTTTTAAATGGATACGTAATCAAATCAAACATCACATCAACTACTTTTTTAAGTGATTGGATTATAAAATCAAAAGATAAACTAAATACATCTTTAATAAACGACCCCGACTCGGATACAATTAATTTTACCAACTCAAATCCGTTTCTAAATGCATTTGTAATCAAATCAAACATTGCGCCTGACACCGATTTTAAAGCATCAACTAAGAATGTAAAAGCACCGCTAAATATATCTTTGATCAATGCGCCCACTTCGCTTATGATTGATTTCACTAAATCAAATCCGTTTCTAAATGCATTTGTAATCAAATCAAACATTGCGCCTGACACCGATTTTAAAGCATCAACTAAGAATGTAAAAGCACCGCTAAATATATCTTTGATGAATGCGCCCACCCCGCTTATGATTGATTTTACCAACTCAAACCCTTTTCTAAATGGATATGTAAGTATATCAAACATTGCGCCTGACACTGATTTGAAAGCATCAACTAAGAATGTAAAAGCACTGTTAAATATATCTTTGATGAATGCGCCCACTTCACTTATGATTGATTTTACCAACTCAAATGCTTTTCTAAATGAATTTGTAATCAAATCAAACATTGCGCCTGAATCTGATTTGAAAGCGTCAACTAAGAATGTAAAAGCGCCGCTAAATATATCTTTGATAAATGTGATTACTTCGCTTATGATTGATTTCACCAAATCAAATCCTTTTCTAAATGGATATGTTATTAACTCAAACAATGTATCAACTATAGATTTAAAAGCATAAATATAAGTTGTTTTTATAATATCAATCAGCTCAGGTATAATTTGAGCGGCTTTTTTAAATGGATATGTAAGTACATCAAATAACATATCTACTACAGATTTAATACCATCAACAATTGCTAAACCAATTTTCGATGGAGATTTACCACCCAATTTGTCCATTACCCAATTATATATCGCTTCAAATGGCCATTTAAGTGTAGTATATAAAGTGTCTGCTATAGATGCAATACCATCAGCGATTGCATTCAACCCAAAAGCTTTCAAAATCAACAATCCTAATTTTCCCACTGTTTTATATATAGCTATAGGCAGTTTTACGAAAGCCGCAACAATAAGTTCAATTGCTAATCTTGCAATATTTGCAAAAATTTTACCCCATTCAATTCCCCCTCCTCCACCACTAAATAACTCTTCAATTTTATCAGGCAAACTCGTCAGTCCGTCTAATAAAAAATTGGTTACGTCTTTAAGTATTCCCGCAAAATCTATATTGGCTAAAAACGATGGTATCTTTTTAAGAAAATCCCAAACCATTTTTAATGGTTCAATCACCAAAACATTAATTACAGCTTTTAATCCAGCTACAGCTTTTTGACTGGTAGTACCTGTGGTTTCACTAAATGCTTTGAAAAATGCTATACCGCCTTGTATTACGGATATAACAATGCCTATCGGTCCCAAAAATTTAGCTACTCCTCCAAAAAGCGGTCCAAATGATGTAAATATTTTACTAACTCCACTCAGACCACCAATTGCTTTACCAACACTACCGAGCATTTTTAAAGGTACCATTAATACGTTTTTTATACTCCCCAACACACCTGTTATTTTACCACTAACATTAAATATCTGGTTAAATCCACTAAATATTCCGGAAACTTTACCACCGATACTGCCAATACTACTGCCCATCTTTGCAAAAATAGAAAATTTATTGGTTATTTTTTCAACTATGCCTGCTGTATTTAAAAAACCATTTGCAATTGAACCCACTCCTTTTCCTATAGAACCAACAACGTTACCCATTGTTTGAAAACCATTTCCAGAATTTTTTATAACATCTGAAAATTTCATAATTTTTATAGCTATATCATCAATTTTTACAGCCACATTTAATATTGAATTTTTAAGACTACCACTGGTGGTTAACCATTTTAAAGTTGATTTTATTACCCCGCCAATAGAGTTGGCAATAGAGCTGGTACCAGACTTAAAAATTGTAAAAAACTCCACTGATGCGTTTTTAAAGTTTGTAAATACAGATTTTGCAGCTTTGATTGACTCTGTAGTACCCGTGATCGCATCATCTATTTTTTTAAAAATGAGTGCAATATATTCTAAATTTTTAAATATTAAAAATGCTTTACCTATTTCTTGAGCAAATTCTTTAATTTGAGCTCTGTTATCTTTTATATACTTTAATAACTCTGTAAATATTGGTCCTATTCCTTCCAATATAGGCCCAATAAATTCCATAAAAATTGCATTAATTTCATTTTGCAATTGTTTCATTCTGGTTTGATTTTTTTCTTGAATCAATCCTTTTTCATATTCAGCCTGCGCAGCTTTTTTAGCAGCTATAGGATCTTTCTTCATCATTTCTGCCATTTGTTTTTTCTTTTCCGCTTCGGCTCTTACCAATGGATCTTTTGATTTTAATGCTTCTTTCAGATTTTCTTCAGCATTTAACATTTCTTGCAATTCTTTTACAGTCTTACCAGCAGCTTTTGCAAACGCGTCTTGTGCAATTGGATTTAACTGATTGAACTTAATTTTTTTAGCTTGATCCAATATTAATTTATTTGCCCCAATAATATCGCCTTGAAATGCCAATCTGCGAGCTTCATTAAAATTAATATTTTTACCAATCAATGCACTAGCTTTTAATTCGGATTGAATACTACTTTCAAAATCAAGCAAACCTTTTGCGGTATTTGCCATATTATCAAGAGTAGTACCCATCTGTCTAGCTTGAGCTGCAGCTCTAACCAGTTCATCTGCGTTTTTACCAGCATACATTCTAGCCGCGTCAGATGCGTTTGCAACATCGCTCATCACATCATCTAATCCAACACCATAAGCATTCGCCGCAAATTTTGCCAATCCTAACATATTTTGTTTGGCCATTGCACTTTTACCAGATACACCGCCCAATGTCTGTAAAAACTTAGCACTTGTTTCTGCAGATATACCGAATTGAGCAGACATTATCGAAACATCTTTTACCAATCCTTTCTCCATAGATTGCAAACTTGTAAAAGTTGAACCTATTTGTTTCATTGTACCACCAAGTTGTTCAGCATTTATACCAAACTCAGCTAACTGAATAGAAGCTTCACGTATATTTTTTTCAAAAATTGCACCCTGACTAGGTAACAATCCAAATTTCTGTCTCACATTTGTAGCAGCAGTATCAATTTCATTAAATATGTCTAATATTTTTGTAAAAGTGCCAACTATTGTAGTAGGCATATTTAGTTTAGCCATTAAACTTCCTGCCAAATCACCCATCTTGTTTAACAACTGCACGCCCATCTCCAACGCTTTGTTATACACATTTAATAAATCATTTCCTATTTTTAATAAATTATTACGTAGTTTTAACGATGCTAACTGGGAACCACTATTGCTTAATAACTTCTTTTCTAAATTTAACTGAGTTTCTGTTTCTTCAATTAAATTTATCTTAGCCTTAATCTCTGAGCTCAGAGCATTACTACCTTGCAAATTAACCAGCTCAGCATTATATGTTAATAAATCCCGACCTAACTTCAATAATGTTTTGTGGCTACTGATACGTGCCGATGATAATTCCTCTATTTTCATTTCGGAATTTTGAAGTTTCAATGACATTTGTTCTTGTAGACTTTTTCCTTTTAACTGTTCATTAATCTTATCTTGTTGTGTTTTATACACTTGCCCCAAAGATTTGGCTATATCCACATTGTTCTGTTCAGCGACAGTTATTTTGCGTAAATCGTCCAGTGTTTGGCCGATTTCCGATTTTATATCAATTAAGTTCTTTAAGTACTCTCTTGAGGCCGCTGCGGCCTTTTCATCAAATGGTTGTGTTGCCATATAATATATAAATATGACAACTATATCATTTTACACTAAAAAGGCCTGTCTACTTTACCCGACTTTTTAGTGGGTTCCTTGTAACTATCACTTTCTTTGTTCTTTATATTTGCTAATTGAGCATAATAAAAATTGCGCAAAAACACGGGTAATTGATACGCAATTTGTACATTTACAGCTCCTTGCGAGAAGTAACTCAATTCAAATATTTGACTGTGAACTTGTACCTTATATTCAGGACTCAGGCCAAAAAAACTGTACCGTCATAGGTACATCCATCCTTTCCACCTCACCACAGTGTTCACATACAAAGTCAAAACCCATATCCAATTCAGGCGCAATTGTTTTAACATAAGATCTCAACGCCATACTGTCCTTTGATAGTAGCTCATTATCAACAAACTTATTAATAGCCGCTATATCAGGCTTTCCATCAATACTGACGATCAACTTTTTAAGTCTAGTAGTAACTTCGGTGCTAGAATGTTTTTTAATCTTGGTTAGAGCCTTAATATCACGATCAATACTTTCTTGATCACCTGACGTAATTAGTTTAAACGTGATTCGTCTCTTGCTGAATGGAAACTCAAATTCAAATTCGTTGGTACCTTTTTGAAACTTGCTGAAATCCGTTTCTTTTTCATTTAATGTGCTTAAATCAATATAAGTTTTGTTTTCGGTATTACACTTTTTACATTCAATCTTTACTGGTCCATATTTATCACCATATGCCAATCGTCTAGCAGCGATAAATAAAGAATTTTTATCAATCATTAACAAGTCTTGAGTTCTTACGCCGGGCGTAACAATTAGACTTTCCATCAATTTATCCAATACGGTACCGTTTTTGATGAAATTTTCATTGGTCAGAATATCTTCTTCCCTAGCAGTCATCATCTTTAATTCAATGATTCCTTTGCTCAATGGATTAGATTCATCATAAAAATAACCCTTTGATGGCAAATCAATTGTTTCAGATGGATAACTTGTAGCTACAGGTGTGGGAGCAGCTGAATGTTGTTGTTTTAATTTTTGAATAATAATTTCGTCACTCATAACTTTGTAACAATATATAGAACATTATATAACTTTTTAATTATTATATTTAATCTTGTTTTAATTGCAACGCAATTTTTTTACTATCCACCAAAGCCTTCTTTATTTTTACATTTGCCTCAGCGGCATCTTTTTCCTCTGGAGTAGTAGCCGATGATAAATTATCATTTGCTTTTTTTAAATCTTCTTCTGCGCCTTCAAGTTCCGCTTGTCGAAGATCCTCTTCAGCCGCATTTCGTTTTTCTTTGGCAGAATTTATTTTATCTTCGTCTTCTTTTAAGATACCCACAATCAATTTCTTTAATAGCTTCTTTTGCTTTTCTGTCAATTTACCACTGGTGTTACCCAATTTGTTGTTTAATATCTTATGTATCTTGGGATTATAACTACCAAATAGATCCACAATAAATGCTTTTTGTTGTTCGGGCTTTAGTGTTGAATACTGAGATCTTAATTGACTCGCACTTCTTGCTGGTAATCCTAATACTGTAAAATCTGTTGTTGGCACTGTAATTAAGTAACCGTGTTTAATTGCTGGTTCCAATTTGCTTTCATTTTTTGGTATTGGCTGCAAATACGAAGGAGATCCATCTTTTTTGACAAAGTTCTTGAATCTTGGATCTTCAGCCATATCTTTTTGACTAACCGCAAAAATAATACTGTCACGTTCTACATTGATTGGTATCTGACTTGATACACTTTGCAAATTATAGTTGTTTTTGACATTTAGTATTTTATTGGATGGTATACCAGTTGCCATCATCATTTCTTTTTTCTCATCAAATGAAAAAGGCGACTTTGGCAATTCAACTACTCCGGTAGTTGTTATGTATACGTCATTGCCACCAAATTTGGTGCTTAAATAGTTATATACACCCTTGTGACCTGTGTGAAAAGGATGAAATCTACCAGGATAAATGACGAATACTTTCTTGCCCATTTGCATATGTTAATAAATAGAAAACCCCACAGATAAATGTGGGGTTCTTTTTAATTTGGTTACCAAATCTTAATACTGAAGAATTGCGTAATCGATTGATATTGTTAAACTAATCATTTGAGCGGCACCATCATCGCTCCAATCCATTTCTTGGAAATCAGCGCTTGTGATGAATGCGCCCTTTAGTGTCCATTCTTCCACTTTATCGCCGACGGGGCCAAGAACGTTAATAGTAAGATCTTTTTTATAGAAATCTTGATAACCATCACGACCAGTAACTGATTCGTGATGCAAACGAACCCACTCCATTACAGCTTGAGCGCCAGATGGTACAATTGGATCATAAAGTTCCATACTGATATCATCCCAAACACTCTTACCTTTGTAGTAAGTTTTTATGTTCATGTGGTCAAGTTCTTTCTTAGCTTGTGTTAACTTAGGACGATTGACCTTTTTAATAATGAATGATGGAAGACCATCAACGTAAAGAATAAAACGATTCTTTACTTTTGGTTCAAAAGCTGTTGAAAAAATTTCTGATGGATTTAGTAGTTCTGCCATATTTTTACCTTATGTTATTGATTATAAATATAAAAGAATTTATGTTTTAATTAACTTTTTTTAAATATGACTCAAATTTTTATCCGTGATATTATTTATCGCGTCTTTTAGTTGATTAACGTACCCACTGGATCTCAAAAGTTTGAACACTAAGTTTTCTGTGCTGTATTCTCCACTTTTAGCCAATCCAGCTTCACGCATTTCATATAACCGCTTTATCAAACGTTTCAATTTGTCTAGATCTTGTTCTTTTACAGCCATATTAATAAATGTTACATATTCTTTATATTTCTTTGAAATAGTAGCTTTATCAATCTGTATGTCTTCTATTTTTGGCTTTTTTACCCAAGTATTTTTAGTCAAACTATATACAGCTTGACTTCGGTTAACTTCATTAACATCTTGAATATAAACTTCCACTGGATGATTACCAATTCGAATGTCATGCGAATCATTCCATTTACTTTTTAAGCCACCCACATAATTCTTAACAATTTCTTTATTATCATTAATCTTAGAAAAATCTACAAGCAAATGTAAATCTATATCACTGGTGGGTGACCAATTATATCCGGCGGTACTACCAAGAAAATATACATTTTCAAGCGGTACATTCAAATCAGTATCTTTGTAGAAAGTATTTGCTATAGTTAATAGTTTATTTAATACTTCAGGTTTTATTTCATCTTTAGTTGCCCAAATTGCAGGATTTAAAATACTATTATAAATTCTATGTTTTTCTTTAATACCCAACATTTCTTTTAGTTGATTAATAGTATCTATAGCATTTTTATGCAATATTGCTTTGCCACCAGCATTTATAAAATCATTTACATTATCTTCACGATCATCTATTAAAATACTATCAGCATTTGCAAACTTTGCTTTTAAATTTCTATGCGGTACCAAATTAGCTTCAATATCAATCTTATTATTAGCTAACCATTGCTTTTTACCAATATAAGATAATTTACTAGGTGCATGACTCAATATTTCTACAGGTAAATTTTTTACAAAATTATAAAGCAACTTACCATCTTTCATCCAAGGCATTGTAGAATAATATTCAGGACAATTTTTATCAACAAATTTAAATCTATTTTTTTTGCCATGCTCAACATCATAAGTTTCTACAGGCACTCCACCACTATAGCGCTTAAACTGTGATTCCCAATCACTTATTACTCCATCCATATCCAAATATATTTTATGTTTATTAGTAATCATTTATAATAAATAGTAGCATATCAAGCGCTTAACTTTAATTTAACTATCAATAATTTAGTATTATTTAATTAATATTTAACAACCACTTAATTCAACAAGCGCTTGCTTATGCTTATACTTTATATAAATTATAAAGTCAAGACTATTAATAATTATAATTTTAATTTGGCTTAATAGGCCACACAATATTATCTAAATCATCTGCGATTTGAGGTATATCTCTTAAAGACTGTCTATATTGTCTATATGCAGTTTTTTGCGCATCCGAATAATCTTCCCATCTATCAATTGTTACGTAACTATCAGATTCGTTTAAAAGTTCATCACGATACAGTCTTACTTTTATTAGCTTATCTGATTTAATTTCCGCATCTGTTTTATCTAAAACCACACCTGTATAAACTATATTATCTTTCAGTATAGGCACATCTAATAATTTAAAGATTTGTGTTTCTGGATTATGTGGTATGAATTCAACGACTTTATATAAAGTGTGAGTCTTTAAAAATTCATCAGGTATTCCAACGTCAGGAAATGAAACGTTAGGAAACATTATATAGATACTCTGTATATAAATTGAATTGTTTATTATTTTTGCTACTTTCATAATTTTATTATTTTGATCCACCCGCAGTTAAATACGCAACTCTTTGATAACTTCTATCACCCGCATTAAACATAAATTTATCATATGGTGGATTTGAAGTACTTAAACTTCTATATTCACCGCTACCAACTCCAAAGGTAATATAGGCGTTGCTACTAATATATGCGGTGGTTCTAGATGTACCAAAAAATGTTGTTGGGGCTATTGTTACTGAAACGAAATTATCATCCACACTCCCATTTTGTAAACTGGTCCAACTTGTAGGAGGCCAACTACCCACGGAGCTTGCGCCTAAAGAAGGGTTTGTTGATCCTGCGGCTGTCGCGACTCCGTTTATATATTGATAACCAGAATAAAATGTAGTGGTTGTTCCTGATGCATTCCAAACATATGTAGTATTAGCTGAAGGAGAAAGAGCTGTGCCAGTTCCTCCAGCTGTATAATGACCGGAAATTCCACCGGTATTAGCCCAATTGCCTAATCTCAATTCTACAAATCCATCTGTAAATAAATAGATTTCATATATACAGGTACTGGACCCAAGTGTTCCACTTGTAGTAGTAGCTCCTTCATATCTTACCAAAGTATAATTTACTGATTTACGTCTTATTAATGATGCTCTACCTGATCCTATTGTTGCCATAAATATTAGAAATTTTGTCCGCCTATAAAACCATACCAGTTTGTATCGTCATATATAAAGCTAAATATATCATATTTATTGTTTGTTGTAGTTAATGTTGGAGCTGTTCCACCTGGCCATTTGACACCCACGCCTCCAAATGTCCAAGTTATAGTATATACAGATCCGTTTGGTATTGTTACTATTGTAAATGAATTAACTTTTCCAGCGGTTAAATTATTAATAGTAAAACTAGTAACACTAGCATTAAGAGTTAACAAAGCAACAGTTGTAGTTTTAAGGTCTATAGTAACAACCCCAGATGAAGGTGTAACAGAAGTGTAAGTTTCCTTAACACCTTGTATCCTACTTTCTCCAGCAATAGTAAAAATACCACTTGTACCACTTGTACCACTTGTACTAACACTCAAAAAATCAACACTCTGTAAAGTACTAACCCCAGTCGTTTTTACTAAATAATTAGGTTCATTCGTAAAACTACCACCACTAATACCACTTTCACCACTAGGCGCACCAATACCACTCGTACCACTCGTACCACTACTTCCACTACTTCCACTACTTCCACTTTCACCGCTACTAGAACTATTTCCAGAATCAGCACTCACACCACTTGTTCCACTACTACCTGCAGTACCACTTTCACCACTTGTTCCACTTGTTCCACTAGTTCCACTACTTCCACTTGTACCACTTGATCCTGCTCTTCCACTAGTTCCACTAGATCCACTCTCACCACTTCCACTAGTTCCACTACTTCCACTTGTACCACTACTTCCACTTGTACCACTTGATCCTGCTCTTCCACTAGTTCCACTAGATCCACTCTCACCACTTCCACTAGTTCCACTAGTTCCACTAGTTCCACTTGTACCACTAGTACCACTACTTCCACTACTTCCATTTGCGCCACTAGATCCACTTGTACCACTACTTCCACTAGATCCACTTGTACCACTTGATCCACTTGTTCCACTCGTACCACTACTTCCACTTGTACTACTAGATCCGCTGGTACCACTACTTCCGCTGGTACCACTTGATCCGCTGGATCCACT